GAAAGAGCAAAGTTTGCAGGTGTTGATGACGGTAGCGATGCACATGAACACTACTATGTTGCTAAATCCATGACACGTAAGGATAAAATAGATATGTGTTATAAAGTAGCAGTATCAAAAGGTGAAGAGATAGAGTGCCCATTTGAAGACATGCTAGAGCACAACCTAGAGAAAGCATTCCTACACTACTTCAGAATATATTGGGAAAACCACTTTAAGGAGGAGAAAGAATGGCTATTGTAGGAGACTATATGCTAAATGGTAACTGCACAGTCTGTGGGAAGTATCTACCAAAAGGTACACTATGTTGTGACAAAATGGTACAGAGTAACTACAATAAGTGGTGGGACGAAATGCAAAAGAAGAAAGAGGATCAGCGACCAGCACTAGTACTCAACGTACGTAAACGTTCTATCGGGACAGGAGTGAAAGGAATCAGAGAACTCATGCTTCGAGACGGTAAAGCGTACTTCGAAAAAATAGCAGAGAAAAATAAAGAGATAAGGGAGAAACTAATGAATAAAGAAAAGTATATCTTACGTGTATATAATGAAAAAGGTGCAATGGTACAGGAGCACGAAGAAGCAGAGAAGTACAACATTATGAACCGAATCTATGTAGCTATTAGCGATCCGAATTTCGTACTACAGGACATGGACATTGTGAAACTAGGTAATGTAAGTGAGAATGATTCACTGATTATGTACAAAGTAAAAGGACGTTTCGTTCGATAAATGGTTAAGTTTAAGATGCCTGTGTGGTTGTGTAGGTTCGGTATTCATAAATGGAAAAACGTAGGATTGAGCCGTATATACGATGCGACTCATTACAAATGTAGTAGGTGTAACCAAACAAAAATAGAATGGTGGTAGGATAACGATGAGTGATAAAGCCGTAACGTGGTTAATGGATCGTGCAGATAAGTTAGGTGGATTTATTGATGAACTAGCAAAGCAACTAGGAGTAGCTGCTACACATGTGTATGAAGTATTAGTAAAACAACAAATGGTAGACGGTATTAGTTTACTAGTAAAAGCTGGTGTATGGCTTGCAATCTTAATCCTCTTGTGGACGTTGATGAATAAACTAGTATTCAAGAAGTGGAGTAACTTCTACAATGACGATCCGTATGGTTTTGACGCACAGTTTGCACTAGGTGTTGTAACTGTTCTCCTTGCGGTAGTTACTATCTTCTTCAGTTTCTATATTGTAGACTGGTTAACACTAGGAATCAAGAAACTATTAAACCCTGAATACTACGCACTAGAGGACATTATGACATTTATCAAAGGGCAGGTGGATAAGAAATGACACAATTAGAACATTTCATGTACATACGGATTCTATTTCAGGAAGCCGATGGTTATGGACAACTACACAAAGTGTATGATGAACTTACAGTATACTGTGATAAGTTTAACGCAGACTTTGGACATACAGTAATACTATTATAAGGAGGAAACAAAATGAGATACTTTCTATTTAAATTAGCAGGTGTATTAACAATCGGTGCAGGAGGATTCGTTGCGGGATATTCTAAAGGAGTATCCGTTTGGACAGTACTAGGATCAATCTTCTTCTACTTCATTGGACAGTTGCTGTATGACCAAGCATTCAAGAACCGAAAGGAAGATTACTAATGAATGACTTTCAAGTATTTGCATTATTGGGAGCTGTAGTTACGGCTATAGTCTTCCTAATAGTATTAGTAGTATATAACTTTGTATTCATGTTGAAACTGCCCGCAGTCATTACATTTATTGGTATTGTAGTACTCGGTATATACGCAATATTTGCAGGGATCGGATATATTGTCCACTTACTAATAAACTTATTCAGTAGAAAGGAGAAATAGAACATGGAAAGTGAAAGTTGGAGTCTAGAAGATTTAAAGGACAGTACATGTCCTATTTGCGGAAATATCTTTAAAATTGGTGTTACTCATAATGGAAAATACATATGTTGTGAGTGTTTTGATAAAAGGATAGAAGGGGTAGAGGTAAAAGAAAAGAGATATGTGGAGTTACGTCACGTACAGGAACTTATCAAACTAATGGATCAGCGTAACGGTATCCCTGACTGGGAGTTTGAGAAGTATGAGAAAGTAAGTAAAAAGGTAAAGAATACCATTGACTGGTTGGAAAGAAATGCAAAACCATATCACGACTTATGGGAGGTAAAGAAATGACAACAGTAAAAGCTACATGTATCCATTGTGAAGTAGAAGAAACAGTATCGAAAGATGAATTAAAAGGAGGAAACTGGGCATGTAATGTATGTATAGGAATACAAAGAAATAAGAGACGTACATATAAGCTACTATTCATGGATCAGGGAATATTCGGGGCAGCTTTACTAGAAGATGTACCACAAGAAGAATTAGGAACAATCATCAATGAACTACTGACAGTACATAAAGGAGTTCTACTAGGTTTAGAAGAAATAAAAGATAAACGAGAAGAAACAAAGGTACTACACTAATATAGTATATAGGAGGATTATATAATGACAAATGAAAATACAAATGAAGAGAAGAAAGAACTTGAACCGATTGTAGGTCATTTAGTAGTACAGGACGACCCCGTAAAGTTTCTAGATAAAACAACCCAAGCAATTAAGAATTATACAAAACAAGGGTATGAAGTAGAAACACATTACCAAACAACAGTTGATCCGAAAGCAGGGAGCATTATTACACACTCTGCATATCTAGTGGGTAAGTTAAAAGAAACGAAACCTGAAACACCTGAACTAGTAACTGTACATATACCTCATGTCAACCAAGAAGCACTAAGTAAAGTAGAAGAATGGGTAGAGAGTCATATGGCAACAGGGTATATGCCAAATGGTATATATAATACGATTATGGATTTAATAGATTCAGCAAAATAAATACAAAATAGTAGTTGACTAACAAGAAACAATCATGGTACTATAACAGTGAGCTTACTAAGAGAAACAACTTCTACTATATAAGTAATAAAAGTGTATGCTAGACAGAGAACAATATGAAACGTGTAAGCAACAATCTTTAATAGTAAGAGTGAGAACTTCTGTTAAAGCATATATAGAATGGAAAGTATAGCAATACATAATAAAAACAAGTATAGTAGAGAGAGTTTCAAATAGAGAGCTTGTAGAAATATAGATACAGTAGGAAAGAATAGTATATAGAGTAAAGGTATCTATATAGTATATAAGGAATGAGCATATAGAATTATAATAACAAATAAAATGTATAGGAACGAACGAGTTACACCTATATCTATATACACACCCACCCAAAAGTCGATATAGATTTTAGATTTGTAATTATACTATAGAGCCTTCATGTTTTCAACCATATATACTATATAGTAACACGTTAATAGGTAAGAGTATCAACTATATAGAGTGAGTCGGAAAATACACGTATTCTTCAAATACCCTGTAGTTAGACATAAGACACACTACACAATACTATATAGGAACGCAAAGCATTAGCATCACTCACACATTCTGAAATAAACAAAAGGTTCATTGATACTCTTAGAAAAGACTCGTTCACAGTCGAGCCTTGGGCGTGCAAATGAGGTGCGCTATAGACTAGACTTTCATACCTGCATATATAAATCTATTAGAAGTCCCTTAGTATATAGTAGGAGGATCGGTAGCTTACCCCATAGGCCGCTGATCCTTTTGCTATATTGGTAATGAAAGGTGGAATACATAATGATATCACTTGCGTATACAGTTCACTGTGACGAGTGTGCAGACCAAGAAGCGTTAGTAGCTCAGAAATTGACTGATGCACGATCTGAAGCTAGTAACTTAGGCTGGACCGCAGAGAAGATGGAAACAGGATCGCAACAATGGTACTGTCCTGACTGCTCCATGAGAAAGATACAACAAGCGTAAGGCCGCATAGAGACTGTTCCAGTGTAAGTTAATACAATTGCACTAGGGACAGTCTTTCTACGTTAATAGAGGGCGTGAGAGCCGTTAAAATTCACGTTAGACTGGGCCGCATATAATTACTATTATTCCCGATTATTTTAAAATATATTCATTTATTTTCTATTAAGTTGTTGACTTTAAGGAAACAATCCTGTATTATATAGGTAAGAGGTAAATAACACATACTATATAAGAGGAGTGAGTTAGAGTGATTACTACAGTAGAGAAGCCACAAGTGTTTGACATAGGAGGTATCTATAAGTTAGAGTTGGTGAAGACAGGATCGGGCTACTGCGGTGAGTATACGATTCTAAAGTCAGGTGCTACATATTCATTCGATGGTACAGGGATGACACGTAGGAAGATATTGCAAAAGTTTTGGGATCGGGCTAAGAAAGTTGACCCGAGCATTTCAAATAAGAAAGTAGGAGGAAATTAAAATGACAAAAACATACAAAGGGTTTGAAGCGTTAGAGAGAATGATGGACGGTTGGATTAAGAAGGAGAACACGGCATTCAACATCTATCGGTTTGAAGATGGTGTTGTTAAGGCTAAGAGTATACTAAACGGTAAGTACATAAATACAACGATCAATATTAACCTATTCTTCAACAATACATTCGTAGACTATGTGGAGCCACTAGCAGTAGGTGACACAGTTAAAGTTAAATTACTGACTGGGGAACTGTTCGGTGAAGTTGGACAAGTATTCGATGAGTGGGGCAAAACATGGTTCCGTTTCAAAGGTAACAACTCTCCTTATAATGTGGACAATGCGATCCGTATTGAGAAAGAGGAGTTGGACTTACTAAAGAGAGAAGCTACATTTAAAGCAGCAGGCCGCCAATTGGACGAGTTCCGTAAAGGAGATATTGTAGAAATAACAAAGGATGGTGACACATTCACAGCAGAAGTTAGGCAACAAGGTGGCGGATCAGCTAAAATGGTAGAGTACGTAGGATTACGTAGCGGTTATAAGTACGGTTGTGATGTGAAACCTATTAAGTTCGTTACATTTGTAGATGCTACTCACCCTGACTATGTTAAGGTTAATCCAGTAGCTCCCTGCACTGCTCCAATGATGCCAGGTATGGCCGCACCGATTCCACCAATGATGGGAGGTAGACTATAATGGCTAAAAAACCTTTTGCCTGGGACACTGAGGAATTGATTAAAGAGTCTAGTACACATGAGAAAGTAAAGCATGAAGTATATAAGTGTACGTTAGCAGGATCATCATACGTTGTTATCCTTACTTATAAACTTACTAATGAAGGTTGGAAGTTTAAGAAGAATAATACGATGTTGAAAGAAGTATTTGATATTGCGGCCGATGCAGTAGCAGGATCAGACATATGGTAGTCGATTTACCTATACTAGGATTCATGATTGGTTTCATTATCCTGGTCACTGGGAGTATATCATACTGTATTGGTCATAGTCACGGAGTAGATTGGATACTAGATGAGTGGGAAAAGAAAAGGAGGAGAGATTGGTAATGAGTAGCGATATGGGTGTATGTAACTTTTGTGATGAAACGTTTTCAAGATGTGGTGACTTTACATCGTGTGATTGTGGTAAGAGTTGGTGTGATTACTCCTGTGCCGAGGTGGACGGGTTCCGAGTAGAGGGAGATGGTTATACTCCTCTTGGTAGTAGTTGGGAGCAGGAAACTAGCTGCGACTATTGTAGGAAAGAGGATCATGACGATGATGTACTACTAGAATATGCATTAGAGCTACTAGGTATAACAAGACATAAACTAGTAGATAAATACAACGAATCTCGTATAACTACAGTTGATACTATTATCGAGAAACGTTAGTAGCTCCCTGCATCGCCTAATAGAATAGAAGACTAGTAGCTCACTGTGCAGCCGATATTATATCCTATGCAGTGAGCTTTTCTATTATGTCAATTACTTAGTAGCTCCCTGCACCGTCAATTCGTTTGGCAGCAGGATCGCTGGATTGTCAGAATATTCAGACTATTTATACTTTGCAGCATTCAGGTTTATAAATGTTCTGACTATTCAGAATTGTATTTCGGATCGGATGTTCTGTCAAGTAAATTTACTTTACATACACGTTTGATCCTGTTTTGAAATAGATTTAAATTCCCTATAATAGAAGGAAAAGTTTTTTAAATTAATTTTGGTTATATTGTTGACTTTTGGGCAATATATCTTTAGTATAGGTATCAAGCAATACAACAACTTAAAAGGACGTGTGATACATGAACAATAGTAAAGAGGTTACTTTAGAAGGTTTTCAAGTTCATATGAAAGAAATGTTAGATAAAATCTTTCTTGCTTTAGATGGTAAAGAAGGAGATATAAATGATTTCGTTGTTAACATCGAATTTAATGGAAAGCACGTAGCAATGCCAGTACATGCAGACTTGTTTAGCCGTTTAGAAAGATTCATTGAATTAGAAATAGAAGAAAACGAAATGTAAAAAAAAAGTTTTAAAATGTTGTTGACTTTAAGACAACAAAGGTTTAAAATGAAGGTAGAAATTAAAAAACAAACTAAATGAAAAGGACGTGTCAATTATGACAGAATTAAATTGTAATGAAATGGTTAATCAGTGGGGAAATTTTGGAGATAATAGCCCAATTGAATATGGTACTATCTTTGTAAAGGAAGACGTTGAGCAGGAAGGATGTTTCTACTTCATTCAAGTTATCAATTTAGAATGGACTATAGGTGAAGACGGTTGGTTTTTAACTAAAGGTTATGTGGATATTAACGATGATTGGATTAATTGGAAAGATGTAAAAGAGTTTGCAGGATTCGACAAAACTTGTGAAGACACTGAAAAAGGTTATATGGTTTCTGCATTAGTCGAATATTATGGTTATCATGAGTTCGGAGGAGAGCCACTATCTAATGAGTTTGGCGTGGACTTTAACGGAGTTCTAAATGAAGTGAAGAAGGAAGCAGAGGTTATTGCACTATTAAATGAATATGATATCATGCTAGAACGTAAAGAGGAAGTATTAAAAACAACTGTTATCTATAATAATGAAAGTGAGTTATTTTACACTATGAAAGAGGACGTGGAAAGTATTAGTGAAACTGTAGACGGGGAAGGAGTCCTACATTTAGGACAGTACAAACATGATAGAATCGTTGTTAGCGAATCATTAGAACAACTTCAAACAATGCTAGAAGGTTATGACGTGGAAATCCTTTCAGATGATGAAGAGGAGGAAGACGACAATGAGTAATATCTCTATACCTCTTCATGAGATTGAAAGCTTAATCTCTCAACTAGAAGAACATGCAGAGAATGACAGAGAACTTATGTCAAAAGTCAAAGAGCCTACACTACACTCTAGACTAGAAGCAAAAGTTATGACATATGATTATACTATCAAGAAACTAGAATTGATTATAGGAAGGAGTTTATAACATGTATAGCGTTCGAGTGTACTTTATACACCCACGAAAAGGCTTGATAGTACGCTATCTCACGTTTGATACTTATACAATGGCAATGGACTGTTATTACACGCTAACAGGTGAGAGGGAAAACAAAACATATCCTAAAGACTTATATTTCAATCTAGCTACTATCACGCATACGGCAATTGGTGAACTGTTTAATGAGAACTCTATAGAGTGCGAACTATTATCAGAATATCTAGGCAAAACTATTTAATCATTTTAGGATCGGCTTTTGGTGTCAAGTAAATTTACTTGACACTGAACACCTAAAAAATTCTTTTTAAAATGTTGTTGACTTACAAGCAACAAAGGTTTATACTGAGTATAGAAATTAAAAAACAAATTAAAAGGTGGTTATTCAAATGACAAATACAAATACTTATAACGGTTGGGCAAACAGAGAAACATGGTTAGTTAACTTACATTTTGGGGAAGAATTGACATCTTATATCGTAGAACAAGCAACGGACGGTATAATTGATTTAACACAAGATGAGGGAACAATCAGAACTGAAATAGAAGGTAATTGCTCTGAATACCTTGATATGATTCTAGAAGAGGAATTAAACGGTTTAGGAAGCTTCCTTACTGACTATCTTGATTTAGGTAGAATTGAGTGGGATGAAATTGCAGAGGTTATCTATAGCGATGACATTAAAAATATGATTGACGAACTAGAAGCAAGTGAAGAAGAAGAGGAGGAGGAAGAAGAGTAAAAACTCTTCTCCTTCAAAGGAGGGTATAACAATGACAAAACCGATGACATGGAAACAACAACATTTATTAAACCAATTAGGAAACGTATTAACCGATTTATCAGAAGAGTGTATGAAGGATGAAAACTTTCATGAAATTATGATTGACAATAACGATATTATTCCGATGTCTTTAGACGAACTAGCTTTTGAGTGGTTTGCAATAGCACAAGGGATGGAAAGAGAAAGGATTGATAAGAAATGAAAGAGTTCGTGAAAGAGAATTTAAAAGGTAGTTTACGAGTATTGGTATACGGTACTATTGGTTACTTATTAATGGTATTATATTCTATCTTGATTGTGAAAGGAATGTAAGGCAATGGAAGAAAGAGATAAATTATATAAAGCATTACTTGATGACTTAGAAAGCGAACGTTCTCATGCTTATATGGATTTAAACTATACTAAGGATAGGGAAGAGGAAAGAGTCATAAACGACTTTATTGATAGACTAGAAAGCGAGATAGAAGCAATAAATAAAGTTAAAAGAATGTATGACTAAAACTAAATGAAAAGGACGTGTATATTATGTTAGCATTATCAGAGTGGAAAGACATATTAAGAAACCTAGCAGAGGAAGGAGAAGAGGTTGAAGTCGTATGGTTAGAAAGCACTAATGAATATGTACTATGTCATGAGTCGGAACTCTTTGAAGATGGATTCAAGACAGAGGAGGACGCAAATGCAAGGCTAGAAGACATATATAAACAACTGTCAGATAGTGAAGAGTTTAAAGCATATGACAATGCTAGTTATAATAGATATCAAGATATGATGAGAGAAGCAGGACATAAAGAAAGTGACTTCATGTAGAAGTCGCTTTTTTCTTTTGTTCATTTTAGGATCTGAATTTCTGTCAAGTAAATTTACTTTACACCTCCAAGCTGCAACTTTCGACAATTCGACCTATTCATACTATTCTGAATTGTCTGACTATTACCCCACCCCGTGTTGATCCGACCATACGTTCGTATATGCGGCCCAGGGAACCTAACCCCAGGCTCGAATTTTTCCAAAAAAATTTTTTATGCCCTATATTTGATGTATCTTAAACGTGTATTGAAGGGATCAGTCTGCCCCTATTAAAGCCCTTAATTATAGCCCCTGTTTAAGCCCCCTAGAAGCCCCCGTAACAAGCCCCATAGTAAGGTAGTGTAATTGCCCTAGTAAGACCTACCACGTGCTTATATGGAATCCTAAGCAGCCCAGCAGACCCGATAAGTAAGTTCCCGAAAAATCCGAAAAAAATTTTTCTTTCGAGGGTAGTACTAGCTTCCATAATTTTCCAGTTAAGCAGCAAAAGAAAAGACTCTAATTAAAGAGTCTCTTGAATGCCGATACGATCCTGTTCTTACGTGCCGATATTTCATATTGCTTTCTCATACTGATCTCCATTGCCCGTATCTCTCTCCACGTACTGCCTGAAGGGTGGAAGCTTTGATACATGTTACTGCACCTCCACTCCTCTCCTAAAGGTATATAAAACGGCACACCGTACTTGTCTAGTCTAGCGGCCCTAATCTTTTCATCTATATCCGTAGAGGACTCGTCCACTATTCTTCCTCCCCTTGTTGGAACATTTTAGTAATAACGTTAAGAACTTGGTGTCTTGTATTGAACTGGTGACAGAACGTTGTTAACTTCCCTTTACGCTCTAACTCTGTAAAGGCTTTTAGGATCGTAGAGAATCGGTTGTACTGGTTCGGTTCTACATACCATACCTTTTCTGACTTCACTGCTAGTTTGTTAAACTGGTTCATAAGACGTGTGTTATCCGATGTTAGGTTATCCCCGTCTGATAGGAACAGTACATGGATGTCGTCATCACCTGTGTAGTTGTACTCTTCTGCGATTAAGTTTAATAGTTTACCAGCCGAAGAAGCAATCGTTCCACCTGACTCTCCACCTTTGAAGAATATGTCCTCTTCTACCTCTTTAGCTTCTGTATGGAAGTTTACGTAGCGTACGATAGGTAAATAGTTGTATTTACGTGCTAACATCTCTCTAGTCCATGTCGTGATGCAACGTGCCATATACTTCTCCCAAATTCCCATTGATCCTGAGCAATCTTTTGCGACAAGTAAGACTGGTCGTTTATCTTTATGAATGGAACCTCTTGTACGGTCTAATCCGATGTGCTCATATAACTTATCTGAAGTCTCACCGAAGTATAGGTATTGGTCGTTTTCGTCTATTCTCCCATCTACGAATAACTCTTCGTCCGTAACTGCTTCTTTTAAGGTCTTCTTAGGTTCTAGTGGTACGGTTACTGGTTCCACTGCCATTGCTTTTTCTCGTGACTCTAGGATGCGTACACGTTCTTTTAGGTTATGATTATCTGACTTTAGTTGGTCATTCTCCGTACGTAGCTTATCATTAAACTGCATAACGTTATCTAGGTAGTCGTAAATCTCTCTCTTCGCTTTCGTGTTTGCTTGGTTCATAATTTGCATTACGTTATCTCTCATGTTAATTGTACTCATATTGGTTCCCCCTTAGTTATTCTCTAAGAATTTTTTAAACTGTCTTCGGTATGTAGAACTCTCTGATATGAACTCTGCTAGGATCATATACGCTTTATACTGTCCTGCTTCTGTCCAATCCTCTTCACTTACGACCGCATACGGTACTGGTTCTCCGTAGTTTCCACAGTCGTGAACGTAGTTGGTTGCGTACATGGAATCTGTGTCTTCACAATCTTCCCATAGGTTCATTTGTTCAATCGTGATATAACCTTTACCTCTGCACCACATCATGAAGCTACCTGGTTTTAAATAGGTGTCGAAGTAGTCTAAGAAGTCTTCTCCTGCTTCCATTTGCCATGCTACAATCTTGTCGTAGATTTCTTGTTTATCCATGTTAGTTATCCTCACTTTCTTGGAATAGTACAATATCCGAGTACCTAACAAACTTTCTACCGATCCAAAGGAAGTCACCCGTTCGGATGAGTTCCCCGTTATCGTCTTTACCGTGATTCTTTGCGTCCATTAGAGCTTTAGCAAAGTCATCTATATAGTTGTATCTTGATTCATGTATGAATTTCGTACGGTTCATTAAGTAGATATCAACTTTCATAGTGTTCCTCCTTAATTAGCTTTGAAGTTGTAAAGTGGTTTAATCGTATGTACGATGTCCATTGTGTCTTTCGTGTTGTTCACAATCTCTTCCATTGGTTTGTAAGCCATTGGTGCTTCGTCTATCGTGCTAGTACCTACGGAAGTTGTCCATACATCTTTCATCGTTTTCTCGAAGTCTTCTAATTTTATATTCTCTTTGGCTTTTGTACGGCTCATAAGTCGTCCTGCTCCGTGTGGTGCTGAGAAGTTCCAGTCTGCATTACCTTTACCTTCTGCGATAAGAGAACCATCACGCATGTTGATTGGTACGATAATACGTTCACCTTTCTGTGCAGATACTGCCCCTTTGCGAAGAACCATGTGCTCCATGTCAATGTAGTTATGGATCGTTGTGAATTGGTCAGTGATTAACCAACCCATATGAGATACGATTTCATCTACCATCGCTCTACGGTTTTGGGCTGCATAGAACTGAGCAATCTTCATATCGTGCATGTAGTTTTTGAAAGCTTGTCCTTCTACGAATGCTAGTTCTTTCTTGATTTTAGGTTTCTTGATACCACGTAGGGCCGCATGAATCTCTTGTTGTCGTCCTTCACGTTTCAGTTGCTCAACTAGTTCTTGCTTCGCATCACGTACGCTCATAAGCTCATTGTACGCTACACGTTGGTAATGCTCTGCTACTTGTTTTCCTAAGTTACGAGAACCTGAGTGGATTACGATGTATACTTTACCATCTGTATCTTCATTTAATTCGATGAAATGATTTCCCCCACCAAGAGTACCGATGCTTTTCTCTGCACGATCCGTGTTGAATGGTGCAATTACATCTTTTAAGTTTACTAGATTAGAGAATCGGTGTGCTTTATCACGGATGTCGTAACCGCTTGGTACGAACTTACGGATTACATCATCCAGTTTATCGAAGTTGATTTCATCTTTATGTTTGTTAATTACTGCAACCTCCATACCGCATCCGATGTCAACACCTACTAAATTTGGTACTATTTTGTCTGTAATTGTCATTGTAGTTCCGATTACACAACCTGCACCAGCATGTGTATCAGGCATGATACGGATGTTGCTTCCTTGTGTGAACTCTTGGTTACACAGTTCTATAACTTGTCCAATTGTAACATCGTCCACGTTATCTGTAAATACCTTTGCTTGGTTATATTTTCCTTGTAGTTCTATCATCTTAATTTCCTCCTTATTACCTATTTCCTAAGTTTCTTATTGGTTTGTCTTGCTTTTGTTTTGATAATCTGTTTACTGCGTCAATGATTTCGTTAATCTTTTTAACTAACTCTTCTTCTTTAGGGTACAATGTTAAATCTACTTTATTGGGTGTACCTTCACCTACTACAACCCTTGTAACGGTTAACTTCTGGATGTCTTTCATTATTAATCCTCCTTAGATGATGCTAAACATATTAGTATACCTAGTGTCCAGTAGTTACGAGTTAAGTAGAATACAAACGCAGTTAGTGCAATGATACCTACATTATGTAGTAGAATCGTTACCCATTTGTTCATGTTTATCCCTCCTAAAAGTTCCAAAAGAAGTCGGCTTTACCGCACTCTCGGCAGAACTTGATAATTACACCTGACTTTACTTTATGGGTACAAATATCCTGAATCCTGCGGTTTGTTAGTTGTAACTTTGTAATCGCAATCTCTAACTCCGTTTGTTTTATTGCTTTCACCATCGCCAACTGATCTCGTTCTTCTCTTAGTTCATCTATTGTCATAATCTCACCTCATTTCATATTAGCGAACGATTCTTCTAGTGCTTGTAGCTCGATACGCTTCTTCTCTATTTGGGATTGTAGTTGTATCTTTTCTCGTTCGTTATCGGCAATCGGATTGTCGTACTCGAACTTACCTGTTCTACGCCAATGTTGGTACACTATCTTTTGGTGTGCAGTAGATATCTTGAACTGATTATTCATAAGGTACCTATTTGTTGCCACCATTAATGACGTTACCTTGAATGGGTGAACATCTACCTTTTTAATTGTCATATACTCTGATCCAACTACACGGTGCCCGTAGTGAGCTTCAGGGTCTTCAAACAAAATAGATTCTTTACCGCAACTATAACCTACAACCGTACCTAGTTTGGAACCCTTACTCGTATTACATTCCACAACGGTTCCAATACTCAGTGCCTTATCTAGTGGTGTATTGTACGATAGGGCACGTTTTAAGTACTTCGTAGCGAACTCTAGATGAGCCATATCTAAGTATTCCAATTCTTCAAAATGTTTCATATCAGTCCATCTCCGCTCCGCACTTTTGACATGCTTTTAACTCCGTAGAGCAATCAGGACAGTATTTAGGTGTACGTGAATTGTGGTGCATACACCCTTTCTTACAATGCTTACACTCATATTCAGTAAACGCTTGCATTGCTAAACCGTTTCGTAAGTAGAAACAGGTCTTACACTCTTGACTACGGACACGACCTTCTTTATACGGATCGTTCTCGTAGTTATCTAACTCGTTCTTTCGGTTCTTGTAATACTGGTTAGCCCAATGTGTATCCATCTTAATCGTTTCTTTAATGTCCTTCATACTTATTCCCCCTCTACATCTTTACGTGTAACTTCCCAAGACTCACGATCCTCTAAGCAATCACCATAACCAACTTCGTCTCCTGGTTCGTAATAATCATTCATATACTGGATACACGTATCACAGTAATAAGTAGAGGTTACAGTACCCTCACCTGCGGCCTTAACGCATTGTAGGGTACTTCCTTTCTTAAAACCTCGTGTACATCCCCAACATTTACGATCCTTACGAATCTTAACAGGCTTGTCCATTAGGATGTCCATGTTACTTATCCTCGGATTGTGCCGAAGCTGCTTCTTTAAATGCTTCCTCTAGAGCCGTTAATCTTCGTGGATGATACGCTCGTTTCTTATGTACTTCTAGTTGTTGCTCCACTTGTTTTAAACAATTCTGTAAATCCTTGGCTAATTTCGGGTTACTTGCGACTAGCATTTTAATAGGTGTGGCTATCTCGGTGAAGTTCTTCGCTTGTCGTCTCTGTCTTTGTAAGGTGATAAGGTCTTCCGTGTACTTAACCTTGTCATCGACCGATTCATCGAATAGCTCTAATGCGTGTAATAAGTCTAACTGCATTTCGTTCATGCGTTTAACGTCTTCGGCTGCTAGATTGTATGTTTTAGCGTGCGTTACAAACACGTTGATAGCGCTTTGGATATCAGATACTAGAGTTGTAGTGTCGTAAGCAGAAGGTGTTAGACCTAATTCCTCTGCTCGTGCTTTCTCTTTATCTTCCTCGGCCGCTACACGTAACATGTCATACGCTTCTTGGATGTCTGCTTTAACCTTTACTGTCATCTTTCCTGCTTCTAATACACCTTCGATTAGTTCTGTAGCTCTTACTAAGCTCATAATTATACCTCTTTTCGTATTTTTATTTAATTTCTTCCCAGTCAGTAGCTTCTTTATCCATGCAATCAGGTCTGTAACCTAACTCCAACGTATTAATTGCAGTCCTCATAACTACTGTACCTTGGAATGTTGGCTCCCCTTGATATTCCCCATAGCCGTACTTTAAACCTGCGGATATCTCGTGACCTGGTATATAATACAAGAATACGTTTTTATCCCAATAAGGTCTGCGAAACTTCTTTCCTTCCTTCAACTTAGGTAAAACGTCTTTATAATAGTCCATACTAATTATCTTCCTTCATCCATTTAATGAACTCTGTAGGGTTTGATTTAAACATAACTTTGAAATTTTCTTCTTCTACGATACCACCCATATTAAACCCTGTAAGGAATGCGCTTTCTAACATCTCTTTCACATCTATCGGTAGAGGTGCTTCTTCTAACTTAATTTCCTTCTTCCAAATGTTTAAAGCTGCTTGCTCTTGCTGATCCATCATCGCTTCTATCTTTTCTTGCATCTCTTTCTCGTTCATCGCTTCTTCACTCCTGTCATTATTTCTAGTTTTGTATCCTTAATCAGGATCATTAACTCTTTCACACTAGTTACCTCACTATCTCGTAACTTCTTGTCCAGCAAACCTACGCAAGCTTTCTCTACGTTCGGGTAATAACCAATCTCTTTGTATCCAAACTGAGGTGGTGTTCCCTCTTTTACTTTCTTTTGGTACTTTTGATTGATAATCACGTTATTCGTATCGGACGTAAGCTTGTACTCTTCACCAATAAATATTTCCATTGTTATTCCCCCTATCTAATATATTTAGGTCTTTGTGTAACAATGATGGTCTCTGTGTTAACGTGTCCTAGTTGCTTGAACCATCCGTTATCGAACCAATGGTCTTCATACCGTTTTATCTCTACCTGTTCTTTCCACTGTTGCGCTACACCGTTGTAAACCTCGTCACATACTTGAACCTTCTTTACGTAACCCATTTGCGTAGGTTCTAACATTATTCACCCTCCTTTTTAAGATGAGCTTCATAGTCTTCTTTTGTCGCATCTGTAGAGTTAACTCGTAAATCATCATCCCATTCAAACTCTTCTGAAGACTTTACAGACTCTACGTGAGTCATTACGTCCATTCGTACAGATACCTGATGTTCAATCTCATCTAGCATAGCTTCGTCACTAGCAAAGTCATACTCACCATTAGCGTCTACTATGTACATTTCTACTTTGTATACTTTTGCCATTATTGACCCTCCTTGCTTAATTTTTTACGGTACACCTTGAACTCGTACTTAAATCCTACGTCCTCTGTACCTTCTTCTCCGAAGCACTCTCGGTAGTCCTCTTTCACAAAACTAGGGAAGAAACTATCTGCTTCAAACTCTTTTTCTAGTTCAGTGAGGTATAATCTATTAGCGAATGGCATAAACTGCTTGTATACGTTTGCACCACCGATAATCATAACCTCTCTGTACTTTTTCAGTTCACTAAACACTGCGGCCACGCTAGGTAAAACGAGTACAGACTCATGTGGGTTGTAACTTTCGTCTCGACTCAGTACGATATTGATTCGTCCTGGAAGTGGTTTACCGATGCTCTCATATGTTTTTCTACCCATTACTACAGGTTTGTTATATGTATGCTTCTTAAACCAATCGAAATCTTCCTTACAACGCCACAGTAACTTATTGTCTAACCCTATCTCGTTGTTCTTACCGATAGCTGCGATTAATGATATCTCCATGTTGTTCACCTCCTGTTGTTGTATCTGTACTTAGTATATATCCATTGTTGTATTATAGTCAACAACTTTTTTAAAAGTTACAGAAAAAAAAAAATAACTAGGTGTCATAACCTAGTTATCTTCTGCATATTTTAGTTCTGTAGACTGGCTCCACAGACGTTGCCCTTCCTCATTATTGATAAGAACGGGGATCGCTTCCTCATCTACAGCGTAGAAGTATCGTCCATCCTCTGTTTTAAAGATAAGGGAACCATCGTCTAACTTACCGACAACGGCTCTATCATCTTTACGTAGGGACTTAATCTTCTTCCACCCATAGAATAGCGCAAACAGTACCCCTGCAAAACCTAGAACGATTATAATGTTATCCCATAGGATCATTGTCGTACCTTCCTAGCTACAGTCTTCATTGCGATTGCACCCATCACCACGTCAACTGCATCGTACAACTGCTCTAACGTACCTTTGTTAACGATAGTATAGTCTGCGTGCATATTTCTAACATATGTCTCTGTCTCGTGGTTCATCTCTGCGTGCGTGAAGGAGTCACCTGCTTCTACCGCCCGTTGCGTCCTCACCTTCTCAGGTGCGATGATTTTAATGATGTGATACCCTTCTTCACGGCAACGCTCTAACTCGTTGTGTTGGCGCAAATCGGTAATAACGGGCATGAATTTTGCTTCCGATCCTGTAATATTATAGTTGGTAGCGACCAACCTGACATCTTCTATCTTCTTGAAGCACTTATTAATCCAGTAATCCTCGCCAAACAAGTAACGCATAAGTTGCCCGTATAGCTGGTACCCTTTACGGGGCTTCGGTGTTCTAGGTATATGATTGTACGTGAAGTGGAAGTCACGCTTTAACTCATCGGCAAATGCAAACTGTACCATACCGTACTCCTCATCCAAGTACTCTGCTACCGTAGACTTACCTGAACGGAACTCACCTGCAATTGCAATCTTAATCTCTTGCATAACCAATCTCCTCCTATGGAGACCTCTGTAGACCTTTATAGACCTACAGAGACCTTTCCTTTAATGGTTGGGTGTGGATCGTAACCTTCTAACTCGAAGTCATCTATCGTGTAGTCCTCGATATTCTCGTGAACTGTTTTAACCGTTAACTTAGGTAGTAAGCGTGGTTCACGTTGTAGCTGCTCTTTAACCTGCTCCATATGGTTTAGATACACATGTGCGTCACCTGCCGAGTAAACAAGTTCTCCCACTTCAAGTCCCGTCATCTTTGCAATAATGTGTACCAATAGTGCATAACTAGCGATGTTAAAGGGTAATCCTAAGAAGATATCGTTACTTCTCATTGTGAACATTAGGCTTAACTTACCTTCTGCTACATATAACTGAACTGCATAATGACATGGTGGTAATGCTACCTTACCAAGTACGGATGGATTAAACGCAATCATGAGCATACGTCTTGAATCAGGGTTTGTTTTCACTTGCTCAATTAAATCTTTCAACTGGTCAATGTTATCCCCGTTCCAGTTACGCCACTGCGCTCCGTAGATATCACCTAGCTTGAACCCACATGCTTGTGCGTTCTTCAAGAAGTACTCTTTATCCATCTCACCTCCATGCTCTTTATACCAACGATAAGCGTCATCATCCCAAATGTGTACGTTATTATCTAATAGGTACTTTAAGTCCGTGCTCCCTTTAACGAACCATAATAGTTCTTGTGCCACGATACGGAACGGGACTCTTTTCGTTGTAAGTAACGGGAACCCTTCCGCTAGATTAAACCTCATCTGAGCACCGAATACAGACATTGTACCTGTTCCCGTACGATCCCCTTTCCTTACTCCCTTTGTGATAACTCTTTCTACTAGTTCTAGATACTGCTCGTCCACACTATTAATCATTTACTTCTACGCCCTCCTGCTCTGACTGCCACTCTTTTAACCATTTTGGTACGAATGCGTCTTCCTTCACTTCTCTATGTGCGGTCGTATTAATGCACTTAAAACAGTACATGTGCTTAATATGATCCTTTTCTTTTAATCTACTTTTCTTTCTATGTATTTGAGTGGTATTGCCGCACTCTGTACACTCTAAGTATGTTGACGCTGTTTTTGTTCTGCTTCCTGAAGCCATTATCACCCACCTCCTATAGTTTCTGTTATACCATGATTCTAGGGCTCTATCTTATATGTAACTTGTAGTCTCTAATTCATGACGCTTCGCAAATGTACGTAACGCTTCTTTTTCGTTCTCATCGGGCTTACGGTTCGCAAATCCCCTAGCCTGTACAATCTTTTTGTCTCGAATCTCTACTGTTACGAGTGGAGTCTCTAGCTCATCCTTTTGACGAAGGAACACGACTACCGATCTTCCTTCTGCGATACGTGTGACATAGGACGCTACGCAGTGTTGTAATGAGTTACCTTCTGTGACTAATTCCTTCGGTTCCTTCGGTGTAACAATCTTGTAACCTTTTAAACGATCCGAAGCTAAGTCTTGGTGCTTGTCCATTTGTTCTCGGAACTGTTTGGCAGTTATAGCGTCTACTGCTGAGTTGTAGTTACGACTTACAATGTCATGTTGTGTTCGTAAATACTTCGGATACTTGTCGAACCTTTCGTACTCTAAATCCATACACATCTTGTAGTAATCTTTGTACTCCCTGAATGCGGCCATGAAGTCTAGCCCCTGACTGAAGTAACACTCGAATAACAAGTACTCTATCATTTTAAGTACGTTAGGGTGTTGTTGCTGGGCTACATACCCCCAAAACCAGTAGTCATCGGGTGTACGATTCTCGTCATTCTTTCTAGCCATTTGCTCTACGTATGTACGAACAGATGCGTCAGCTCGGAACCTTGGTAGTCTAGAGTCGTCTAGATACTTCTCCCCTAATCCTTTGATGTAGGTCATGTATCCTCGGTACTCATCCATATCCTTCTGTGTTAAGAAAGCCATATCTTTTGCATGGTCGATGATACCTTTAGCACTGAACCCGTGCTCCTGCATGAACTTATACTGGGACTTCGTTAGACCGAATATCTCATGTAACTTTCTAACATCCTTATTACCTGCTTCTAACACTAAGTAACGGAGTTTTTTAGAGGTTTTAGTGATGTCGATACCTGCTTTGTAGATAAGCTCTAACTTGTTGTACTCTGTGATAAGCCTGATAAGCGCTCGTGATGTCATATTGATTCTTTCTTCCCCGAACGATCCGATAGCTTTTAACATCGCTTCGTACATTCCTTTGTTTTCTTCTACAGATACAATCTTGAAGAACTTCTCTACGCTACTATAGTCGTGGAAGCTATCATGACTCCACTCTCTCATCCGAGGTATTACTAGGTCTAGGTTCGGAATATTGAACCGTACCTCTTTACCGTTACGCTTAACGAAGTATTTCTTGTTGCGTAGGTCATACAACACCTCTGATAACGCTTCCTTACCGTTGTGCGTATGTACTGCGTAGAAGTGGAACGAGTATCCTGTCTTCTCTATCATGTAATACTTCACATGACCGATTGTACCTGCTAGTTCCATTTCACCATCTCTCAGCTCATCTAGGATAGTTTTAAACGTTTTTTCCAAATCTATCATCTCCTCTATTAAGTCTGTATTGCTATGTGTAACTCTACTATATCATACAAATAAAAAAACAGTCAACAAGAAATTGACTGTCTTTTACAAATTATTATAGTCTACCTGCTAGGTATAAACGAGCGTTCCAAGCTAATCGTAAGCCGAACTCTGATAGAGTATCTACTTCGTGAGCAGAAGCCTGTGGGTTTGCTTTTAGGTAGTAGCGAACTAGCTCGTAGTCGTCTGCATCGAAATTTGCCTTACCTAGTAAATGTTCCTCAATCATCTTTAGATTCTTTAATGTGAGGTCTCCTTTTTGTTCCTCTTGCTCTTTGATGTACTCTAGTAATGTCGATTGGTCGTGACAGTAGTAAGCACAATTACAAGATTCACACGGAGATTCTTCGTCCTCATCTTCTTCCACTTCTGCGCTAGATACGTTAGTAGTCTTTTCGAATACAAACTTCGTTTCTCCTGCAACAAATGTGATAAGGTCGCTAGTTACGTGAAGTTTACCTTGGATCATTCCGCTAGTAGCAGGGATAAGGCAACCTGCGTATCCACGTTTACTCTCTAGTACTTTAATAGCATCCTCGAAACCTTGTAACCACATTTCTCGAATTGTTTCGTGAGCAAATTCGAAAGAGTTTGTTACACGTTGGATGAACTCGTTTAACGTTTCTTTCTTTTCTTTCACTGGTGCCTCTGTAGAACCTTCTACCTGTCCTACTACACCTTGTAGCTGCTCGATAACATAGTGGAGTTCTCCTGCAACGAAGTCGTCTTCTAAAGTTGCTTTACCCGTTGCTAAATCATGTTGTACATCCTGCAATGTAGCCGATGCGTTATATAATACATCTAAAATTTCTTTCATATATAATTCCTCCTAGTAATATCCTAATAGTTTAGTAAGCCTTTTTCTTCCAACTTAACGAATGATTGGTTAACCTCACTTTGAGGAACCATGATTCCTTCTACTAAGTCGGCAATCTCTCCACGCTCCCCTTGCGTTAAGTGAACATGTGTAAACATATCGTGTCTACCACTCTCGTGCAGACCTTTTAGTAGCTTATAGAACCCGTTGTTCTCAGGATTCTTTAGCTTGTCCACGTCAATCTGTGCGAAGTTACCTAATAATATTAATTTACTACCTAATGCTAGTCGAGTACCGATAGCAGTCATCGTAGCGTTATCTAAGTTCTGCGCTTCGTCAACTACTAAGTATGTATCATGGTATGTTCCTCCACGGATCGTTTGAATGTGGTCGAGAACGATTTTACCGTTAGCTATGTAGTTCTTCATGTAATCTCCTTTATCCAACAACGTTAAGTTATCGAAGAAAGGTCGGAAATATGGATTAGATTTTTCACCTAAGTCACCAGGTAGGAAACCAACTTCTTTACCTACGTCTACTTGAAGACGAGTGTATACGAACTTTCCTGTGCTAGTGCTCCATCTCTTTTCCTCAAAAACTGTGTCAAAACCTACTGCCTGTGCAATTAGTGACTTACCTGTTCCTGCTCTACCTGTACCGATAATGATTGGTACTCGTGATTTACAAGCTTCTGCTAATGCTTTCTGACCTACGTTTCTTGCAGTGATCCCAAAGAACGACATATGTATTCTCCTCTACTATAGGTATTTTTCACCCTTTACACTAATTATACCACATGTAACACCATCCTCACTTCTACTAGCTCCGTCAGTATTAACTCTATATGTTATATGATTCATGCTAGATTACTTATAGTATAGCTTGCCTGTATTCTATCTGTCAACAAAAAATTAATAGAAAAAGAGACTACTAAATGTAGTCTCTAAATTTTACCTGAGATATAGTCCATAATAGCAACGTAATCCGTATCCGTTTGGAAGCTAAATACAAACTCCACACCTTGGGTTTTAACGATGTTCACTTGTTCGGCCGCTACAGGACAACGCCACTCAGGTTGTCGTCCGATATGTCGAGCTACGTGAATGAACTCTGCTGTTTCTCCTTCTTTCTCAAGCATGAGTTTGGAAGGAATGAAGATAGAGTGTTCCGTCTTCATTCTCCCCACTGTTTTACGATCCTTGAAAAACGCTACCGTATCTTTTAACTGAGCCGTTAGAGTCTTACGAGTCGTTTCCATTACTCCTCATCCTTTTGTGGGAATGTATTTTTGTGCCACTCGTCATAGTTCTTCTTTTGAATGAATCCGAAGATAAACGCAATTTCAGAACCTTCTAGTCCGTTAGAGATCGGGGAAACACCTGTAGGAGACTGCCCTGTTCCATCCTCTGTAAGAATTACAACGTCCTCTCCTAATCGAAGAACGTCACCTGCTTTTGCAGACTCTGCGAATCGTTTCGATAACTCAGCGCTATCTAAACCATGCTCTACACCTTTACTGAAGATTAATTTATGTGTATACGGGTCGTCTTCGTACTTACTAACTACTTGAAGGAAGTTATAGTCCTTTGTTTCATCATCCGACTTGGCAATGAAGAACTTGTAGTCTTGGTATGTTTTTCGTGCTAGACTTGTTAACAGGTTAACTACTACATCGTAGTGGTTATCATTTGGTTTATTAGTTACTAAGTCTGAAAGGCTCATATGATTTTTAATTTCAGGTCTCACTAGTGGCGCATAAATAGCTGCCTTTTCTTCATTTACATATAACTCACCTTTATGATCCACTTTAACTTCTTTCATATCATCTTCTCCTCTTTCGATTGTATTTTTTACTTCTTTAAAGATATCTTCTACCAGTTCCCTAATGTTTTGTTCGGTTTCTTCTCTCTCTTGGACTCGTTCCACTGCTTTTATATACCCTATGAATAGTATCACCGTATACAGGAGTATCCCTGTAAGTCCTACTAACGCAACTGTAATATTATAATCTGCTTCCGTCATTGTGCATTACCTCGCTTCTAACGATCCCTAATGCCCTCTATTAAGCTCCTTACGATTAGATAAGGATACAATAGTATGATTAGGTACCAAAAATGTAGGATTAACCCACCCCAGTTAGACGTTGTTACTGCATAGATTAACAGACCAACACCAATCAATAGATACAACACAATACCGATAAGTATGTAAGATAACATTAACTACCCTCCTTGTTAGGTGTAAAAAGAGGTTCCCCATTGTAGTCTTCTTTCTTCGTAATATCTAATAGTGCTTCTCTATCTAACTCTACGCCTAACTCTTGTGCTCTTTTAGCCAAACGCATCATCAACTCACGAGTTGCATCAGGAGATAGCGTGTACTTCTCTCTCTTCACCTATATCACCACCTGTATTTATTATAACATATCCACACTAGTTACTGAGACTTATAAACAAAAAAAAAGAGTAGCAATTGCTACTCACGTTACAGGTGCGCCTGTTCCATCTACCCATCCGTTATTAGTTGCATTACGGTATAAAGGTTTGTTTAATGTTGTATCGAAGAAGTACTGACCTACTACAGTCCCAGTTGTAGGACGTTGTGCAGTCGTTCCTGAAGGGAATAGGTTGATTGTTACGTTTCCTGATCCGTCAGGTTTAACACCGTTTACAGACTTCACCATACCTGAAACGTCAGGGATAGCTAATGTTACAGTACCATTTGCGTCAGGAAGCGAGCTATTTACTTTCTTTACGAATCCTGCGACACTTGGGATTGCGATTGATACATTACCGTTTTGGTCAGGTTGTGTACTGTTAACTGACTTAACCATGCCTGAAACGTTTGGGATCGTAATTGCAATATTCCCGTTTGCGTCAGGTTTAGTTCCGTTCACTGATTTCGTCATACCTTTGATATCTTCTTTTGTTGCGTAATCTCCTGTGTTTCCTGCTCCTAGTTCTTTAACAGCTAAATCTAGTTCACCAATCTTACCTAGTACGTCAGGGTTGTTTTGGTATACACCATTACGAATCATTGGCATGTTATTATCCATTGTCATCTTCCTTTCCTGTTATTTAAAAAGAAAACCGACCCTTGAGAGTCGGCTTCTAGATGTTACTTGAATGTGCCCCAAGTAGAAATACGTTGTCCGTTTTTAGTTTCACCTGAAGCGATGTAACCATAGTTACCGTTTCCACGGTTTTGACGTAACCAAACGTAACCGTCTTTTTCGTACCCGTAACCGTCATACGTAACGTTGTCCCCTGCGTTTAATTGTGCAATTAATGGTGCAGTTGGGAATGGTGCAGTACGTAAGTTGATTGTTCGATCTAGTGTGAACACTCCGTTTTGCTTCGTGAACCAGCTAGAATCGTAGTTTCCTTGTGGAGGTTGAACTGCTTCTTCACCTTTACCTGTGAACCAGTCTAGTGACTTGTCCCCGTTTAATCGGTTAAGGTCGCACTTACCGATACCAGGTACTTGACCATACTCATCGTATTGCCATAGGTCACAAGGGTAAGCAGGTTTAGCTCCGTAACGAGGAATCCAAGTGAAGTCACATTTAATCTGTGCTGCTCCGAACTCTTCATATTTGTGGTGTCCGACGTATAGACCAACTTTTTTAGCTCCTAGTCGGTACAGTTCGTCAATGAACGCTTGCGTTCCTGCACGCATGTCACTCATAGTTGTTACTTCTACGTCTGCAACCCAAAATAGTGAGTCTTTATCTCCACGGTTCCAAAAGTCTCTAGCTTCTACTTTCGCATCTTCTACAGAAACGAAACGGCAGAATGCGTAGCTACCGAACGGGATGTTGCGAGCTTTCATAGCTGCTACGTAGTCCTTATATACAGGATCAACATAGTTAGAACCGTCTTGTACACGAGCAATAACTAAATCTAGTTGACCTTTGGCAGTATCCCAATCAGGACTCCCATTCCATTTAGACATATCAACGATGTAACCCATAATATCTCTCCTCTACTGTTTTATTTGTTACTTTCCTAATATAAGAGTACTAGAGGTAAATCTAGTAACCTCTAGCGAAAATATCTGTAACTGCTGGTGCCATACTATCTACAGTCGTATAAGCAAATGCGTTCTCTTGCTCTAACGTTATGTAAGGTTCTAGTACGTGTTCCATACCTACCATCGAATATACACTCGATTGTGCGTAGTGGTCATCTCCACGATCCGTGATAATCTGATAAACTTCCCCAGTCTTTTCATCTTCCTCGTCTCGAATAACTACGTTCTTCCAATGATGTAGGTATAACTCTAGGTCTTTATCCGTTTGGTTATAGAATCCTAGGCGGCCCATCTTCATATCAGCGATGTGACGTTTGTTTTGTGTAAGTTTGTCCACTGTAACTCGTGATTGACTTTCAGACCATGATGGTTGAATCTGACCAGTTGAACGAGGGTTAGGATTTACTTTTACACCGTATACTCGTCCTACTCCGAAGTGTTGAATCAATTTCTCTACGTAGTTACCACTATCCCCGATGTCGGCACAGATAATGTCGGGTTGGTACGGGATTAACTGGTTGATGATATTCTCTAGGTCGGCTTCGATGTTAGCTACCCCTCTAGCACGCTCTACAGAGAATATACGAATCATATCAATCATACCGTTATCTCGGAACCCACGGACTGTAACCCAGTGACGGTTCCCCCAGTCGATACCTACAGAAATGAATCGGTAGTCTCCTCTGTTAAATAATGGTTCACGTAAGTATTCACGCTTGTTACCCATTACGTCATTGTCTTGGACCGCAAGCGCAACGTCTTGGTACGGGAATCCTAAAACGTAGTTATAGAAATGCTGTTTCGATTTTGCTTTAAGCTCTTTACGTTTTAGCTCATCGGCACTAACCCATACTGCATTCATCTGTGTGATTAGATATCCACGAGTACCTTGGTTGTTTTCAGTACGTGACGGATATGCGGCCACCCATGACCCATTATACCACCTATCTAGTAATGCACCGCAGTTAGAGCAAATAAATCTGAATGTTCCGTCTTTTACAGTTTTAGCTAGTACATCTACCCCTGCTTCGTCCGTACATTCGATATTCTTCTCGTAATCTAGTTGTTGTCTCATTCCGCACTTGTCACATTTATGCATATACACTCGTTGGTCTGATTGGTTATACAGTGCGTGAATACCGTAATCAGGTACCGTAGGTGTTGACCATCTTCGTAAAATTTTAAACTGTGAAGACGACATGGATTCCATCGCTGAAATCTCCGCACTTGCAGTTACACGGTCATACTCATCCAGTGATAAGAAGTCAATATCTACACCCTCTACGGCTGCTCCTTTAGAAGATGAACGGAACAGAATGAAACTGTTACGAATCTTTTTCTTCTCTAAGGAATCCACTTTCGGATCGGAAATTGTAGAGTAGTATCCTGCTTCTAGTAACGGGTTAATACGTGTTGATACGAAATCTTTCATCTGACGGTTCGTAGGGAACGTATAAAGGCACTTAACACCTGCATAGGAGTGTTGGTCTGCAAAGTGAATCATCTCTCCTACGCCAATCTCTGATAGCCCTAACTGACGGGACTTGATTACTGCTTTATCAGGGTGAGTGTCGTTAATCATCTCTATCTGCCACGGACGGTGCGCCTGTGCCTTAGAAGAGTCCATCCCTCCAATGTGGAAGGTAATTGGATGGTTCTTAACCCTGTGGTGTTTCAGTAAGTAAGAAGAACAGTTTAGCATCGTAAGTACGTATGCTAGTTCTTCCTTTGTCAGGTCTGTACGACCAAATGTTTGTCTTGCAACGTTTGCAAGCATCTTTCCATCAAAATTATTCATTAGAATGCACCCTCGTTTTCTGCGTTCTGTGCGGTATCCAGTTTTCTGATTAGTTCTGCCATGTCTTCTGCCGACATATCCATAACGTCCATACGACCTTCCTCATCGGCAGTAATCTTACCTTCCTGAATCTGATCCTTTAATACCTTATCTTGACGCATATTGATTTCAGGAAGCATACCTGTATTTCCTTGACCATCCATTACTTCTGTAATACCGTTAATCTCTTTGTAAGCTCCGATTACACGAATGAAGTCGGAGATGTTATCAATTGGAATTTCCCCTGCTTCCATACGTTGGATAAATAGTTTAAGAGATTTTGATGCCGCAGAGTTAATTAATTCACGTAACTCCTGTTCACTTGAGAAGTCTTCCTTTCTCTTCTTCACACCTTGCTTGATATTGCTTGACATCGACATCCTCTTCCAACTCCCCTTTCTTTTTTAATGTTCTGTAGCATGAGGTTATGTCTGAACATGCATCCACAATAAATAGGTCATTTATGTGGTATCTCGTATGAGACTGTATAATTATGTATTTATTCTCATTAATAATCAGAGAGGATAGAGGGCGGCCACACACCACACATAGCTTAGGACTGTAGACCCTCTTGTCACCTTTGTTGAATGAGACTTTTTTCTTTGCTAGGCTAACGAGCTTCTTTCTTTTCTCTACTACCTCTCTCTTTGTTACCATTACTCCTCATCTTCCTCTTCGTCCTCATCATCGCCAGCTTCACCTATCTCGAATAGATAGTCCTCGTAAGCTTTGATACGATCCTCTAGGAACTTGTCCTTGTCGAAATCTTCATTATCTATTGCCTGAAGATACAAGTACGGTAGCTCCACGATAAGGTAAGTCATCGCTTCTTCTACTACATCGGCAGAGAACGCAATCCCGTAACGAATGAATTGGTTTATAATCTCGTTCTCGTATTTATTGTGTAGGTGCTGAATGATAGCTATTTCTGACATATTTACATCCGTTTGAAGATGTGCATAGTCGTAAGCAGTATGTAGCGCATTCACTGTAAGTACGATTTCGATGTCTGCAACCAACGCATTAAGGAAGGAAGGAACTGGATAGTACTTACCATCCTTCACGATTAAATCTACTAGCAATGTTGAATCCTCAATCACATCTGTAGCCAAATCACGAATTGCATATGTCTGTACTAAGTCCTTGTAACGATCCAACTCTTTTTCTGTTAATCCAAACATTCTAAGCACCTACCTTTTTATGGTCTATGGTCTCGTCCTCTATGACCGTATCGGAGCATCATGATATTCATTAGACTCTGACGGTCTTGTTGTGCTCTAAGCTCTCCTTTACGGATGATATAGTCATAGGTACTAACCACGATATAAGCTAGTAATGCTCCACACACGATGTAGGATAGAGTAGTGTGTTCAATCGGCAGCCCGTATCTTGTGGCAAAGTTTGTAATCGAGATAGCTAGTGCTTCTGCCAAGAGAATTAATACGACCTTCATGTAAATCTGTTTGTTATACCCCTTCATTTCGATAACCCCCGCTTGAGAAAAATAATTTATACCTTTAATATAGAGGATTATCGAAAAAATACACTGTAAAGTCTTATATTAATAGGGATTAATAAAGTGAAGAGGGTGGGAAGCTATGATACTCCTAGTCATGTCGCTAACCGTTACCCTTATCTTCTATATTATCATTTCGTATATATCGTATATAACTGCGTCTATCCTACACCAGGGGATTATGTTTAAGCTACTGTTTCCAACACTTAAAGCTCTTGCATTCATCACACTAGTTTATATCTCTATTATATCAGATACGATCCTGTTCAGGAGTGAGATGTACCAAACTATAACTATAAAGAACGGCTTACTACTTGTACTAGTTGCGACTGCCCTTATGAGTAATAGAGAACGAAAGGAGATTCAAGATGAACGTAGTAGGGAATAAACATCAACCAAATTTAAAGGCAGAGTTCCGTGACCTAGTAGGCAATATGATAAACAGTAACAGATCGAGCTACCATATGTACAGCATTCACAGGCTATTGTCGTTAGGTCTCCTAATCGACTTTACATTCAAATACATCGAAGCAGAACAGTCTGATTGGGTGAGAATCGAGTTAGACTTACAGGAACATGGAAAAGTCGTGTTTGCAATTAATACGGACTCAGAATACGGACAGATAGAGGATGAGGATGGAAAAGAGATATTGGTACATTTCATGGAGAACTACGATACTGGGTGCGATAGGATCGAAAAACGAAGAAGTATTTTTGGGATATAACAGAAAGGTGGGGTTTTAGTGAACAACCAACAAGTACTCCTTAAACTACAGGAAATTGAGTCCACGCTCCAAGACCAAGAACATAACACGACAGAACTGAAGAGTGTTGTTGACGAACTTCGAGGGATCGTAAAAGACATCGACAAGAACATGGCTATCAGTGAAGAAAAACAGTCCCATCTTTTCTATCGAATCGAGCACCTAGAACAAGAACTAGAGCAACTTGAGGAGAAGGGAGAGAAAGGGAGCGACAGGCAGCAAAAGTTAATCGAAAATGCGCTAATGGTCATTCTTGGAGGACTTATTAGCTACATCTTCAGTTTAGCAAGCAAGCACTAATGAGAGAGGATGATAACAAGTGGCTAAGTTAAAAACAGTAGAGCTAACAATGATTACAGGTACAAAGGTGTACGTACCACTAGGAGAGTTCAACCTAGGTGGAGTACCTGAAACACCTGACTCAGTAATCGGTAACTACATCAAAGGCAGTCGAGCACCGATGTTACGAGTGTATGCTACAGCAGAATTGACTGGTGATTACTTCTTCGTCAATCCGAAGATGATTGTAAGTATGACACCATCGTACGCATAATAAAAAGGAGTGGGTTTCCCCTACTCCTTATTTTTAGTTCTTATTGTATCTACGTCTTTCTAGCTCCGCAATCTGATCCTGTGGTAAGTCTTCGAATAGCTCTCTGTAGCTAACCCCGAACAAGTCTTCTAATTCCGTAATCTTATTTGGTCTCGGATATTTATTGCCGTTCTCCCAGTTGCTAACAGTTGTGTAGTCCACTCCTAATTTATCCGCTAAACTGTAAATCGTATGACCTGCATCCATTCTGAACTTCTTCAACATTTTTGGTGTCTTCTTCTTAGTTGTTTTCTTTGCTACCATTGTAATCGTACCTCCCTTTGTAGTTTTCTTATTTAATGTAGTAACCGTCATTTGACTCAACTCCTTCATATTATTTTTTTTTATTTGACGTTTCAATTTGTATTTTATCTTGATTCCATCGTACCACTTTGTTGATTAACTGTCAACAACATTTTAAACTTGACCTTGCCTATTTTAGTTTACCCTATTTAAATCAAAGCTATTCTGACCCATTTAGAATTTCTGTCATATTTAAAACCCTTGCTATGACTGACTTTAGAGACTATTTGAACATATTTTTGTCCTATTTAAATTATAACTGGTCTGTATTTATATTATTATATTTATTATTAAGTACTATTATTACTATTAATTATTATATAAATTAAATAGGACAAACGTTAAAATTTAAATAGGACATTTTTTATTCATTTTTGACATATTTAAATGGTACTAATTTGACTGTATCTTCAAGTAGTTCTCTATTTGATGTTACTGTTAAACCTTGATACATATATACTTGAGATAGATTCAAGTTAGAACTACTTTTTATTTGAAGTAGTCAAAAAGTTATAATTAAATAGGACATAAAATAGAGAAAACATGTACCATTTAAATTATAAGTGGTATGTATATATAATTATATTATTTATAGTTAATGTATTAATAGTAATTATAATAAATATTAATATTAGGAAGGACGATCCGAAATGGAAATCATCTTCAAATAAAAAATATTTAAAAAAGTTTTAAAAAAGATGGTCTCTAGGGTTGTACTAGGTTACAGTGTGTGCTATAATCTAATTAGGCTTTGATATTTAGTAAGTTCAACCACTCCTTATTGGTTAGGGGGCGTATAACGATCCTGTGGAAGGGTGACTTATACTTTAGCTCCTAATTTTCTATCTATCACATAACCTATAGATGTTTCTCCTCCGATTTTCATTTATAGGTTATGTAACTTTTTATTACGGAAGGGTACTCAAGTTGGTGAAGAGGTCAGTTTGCTAAACTGATAGTACCTATTACAGGTAGCAAGGGTTCGAACCCCTTTCCTTCCATATTTATTGTGAGGGTGTACCGAAGCGGCTCAACGGCACAGATTGCAACCCTGTTGTTCGTGGGTTCAAATCCCACCATCCTCTTACTAGTGTGTTATAATGAATTTATGTTATAATATATACTATAACGTGCTTGTAGCTCAGTCGGTAGAGCTGGTGGCTGTTAACCACTGTGTCGTAGGTTCGATTCCTACCTAGCACGCCAAATGGGGCATTGGTATATTGGCTATTACTCTTGGCTTCCAACCAAGCAAGGTCGGTTCGATTCCGACATGTCCCTCCATAACGGCTCGTTAGTTTAACGGTAAAATACATGACTGTCTATCATGGGTCACGGGTTCAACTCCCGTACGGGTCGCCATTCTATCGTGGCGCATTGGTGAAGCGGTTTAACACACTCGGCTTTCTACCGAGGATGCGTGGGTTCGATCCCCACATGCGCTATAAATCCCTTTAGCCAAGTGGTCAAGGCAGTAGGATTATGTCCTGCGTAGCGGAGGTTCGACTCCTCCAAGGGGCGCACAATGGTTTCCTGTGTATCCGTGCCCAAAACAGGAATATTCACCTAACTATTCGAGTTAGGCTATGGACGTATGAGCCATGCGTTGTGACGGGGCAACGATAAAACCCGTCTTTTCTTTACCCCTTTAGCCAAGTGGACTAAGGCAACGGGCTTCTATCCCGAAGATCGTGGGTTCAAATCCTACAGGGGGTGTAAACTTAGTCGGGAAGAGTGTCAGGTTAGCACACTTCACCGTAGGTGTTGTAGGTAGGGTTCAAATCCCGTTGTCGGCTAAGTTAAATATCAGGGAATACTCAAACGGTTAAGAGGGTAGTCTTGAAAACTACTAGGCGTGAAAGCGTGCGGGGGTTCGAATCCCTCTTCCTCGGCTTAAAAAAAAAATTAAAAAACTTTGATTATATGCTTGCATCAAGTTACAGGCTATGATACAATGATTACAAGTTAAACATTTCGGTGTGGACAAACTGGTAAAGTCGTCAGGCTTTGACCCTGAAGTTTGGAGGTTCGACCCCTTCCACCGAAGTATATCCAAGGTCACACCTTGGAAACTAAGCCTAATAGCCTACAATGGTTAACGTGACCACTTATTAGACTTAGTTTCCAGTGTGTGGTGAAGTGGCTTAACACGGACGACTGTGGATCGTTCATTCGCAGGTTCGAATCCTGTCATGCTGATACTTCAATTGATTCCTCCTACAGGGATGCGTCCTGAGTAGGTTAAAACTTTTAGGTGCTGAAGTCACTGGGTTATAGGTACCTAGCTCTTATTACGTGGATATAGGCTAGTTGGTCAGTCACTCCGTTTGGGGCGGAGGTCACGCAGGTTCGACTCCTGCTATCCGCATTTTGTTTATGTTTAGGTTTTTCACGTAGGGTGTTCATCATTAGGAGAAATATAATTTGGGGGATGAACGTTTGATATGGGCTGGCAACCTTACACAATATGGATAGATAGCTGAGATGGATTAGCGAGTGGTTGAAACCCACTAGAGGTTGGATCGTTACCAACTCTGTCCACCAAAATATGGGCGTGCAATCATTGGAGAGATAAGCTGACTGTAAATCAGTGGTCATTGACTGTGAAGGTTCGAATCCTTCCATTCCCACCATATCGGAATGTTGGAATTGGTAGACATAACGGACTTAAAATCCGTTGCTCCTTGGGGCGTGAGGGTTCGAGTCCCTCTTCCGATACCATACTAGTGTAGCTCAGAGGTAGAGCAGTGTCTTGATAAGGCATTGGTCGTTGGTTCAATCCCAACCACTAGTACCATTTAATATGTCGGAGTGTTGGAACTGGTATACATGCGGCACTTAGAATGCCGTGCCTTCGGGATTGAGGGTTCGACTCCCTCCTTCGACATCAAATGCAGAGTGCAATTAACGATTGTCTATGAGGTCGTTCCTCACATTCTGCTCCATATTATGGGGGAGAGAAACTTAAAGGCAAGAGGTAAGCCAGTGGTCTCCAAAACCACCGTTAAGAGGTTCGATTCCTCCCTCCCCTGCCAAATATACGGTTATAGCTCAGTGGTAGAGTGTGGGTCTCATAAGCCCAAGGTCGATGGTTCAATCCCATCTAACCGTATCGCTTTAGTGTGTTTAAAATTGATAATTTAATAGGGGGAATTGAAATGGAAAAGATGTCAGTTCAACGTGGTTTAATGGAGTTAAAAACTTTAGGTAATCGTATCACTCGTGCCACTCAACAACCTTTCGTATCTTTCTACGTAGGTGATAAGGGTGCTCCACAAGGATTCAAGACACCTGAAGAGTTCTCCGCATACGCTCAAGGTCGTTATGACTCTGCTACGGACTTAATTAAGCGCAGAAACGCAATTAAAGCTGCGATTATCCAGTCTAATGCAGTAACTAAGGTTACTGTAGCAGGAAAGTCAATGACAGTTGCAGAAGCAATTGACCGTAAGGACTCAATTGTTCACGAGAAAGTTCTCTTACAACAACTGCAATCGCAGTTCAGTGAGATTACTAGACGTGTAGTTTCTCAACAACAAGTGTTAGACGCTCGAATTGATAAGGTTTTAGAAGAGGAAGGTGGCAAAGACCGTAAGGTTGATGACGCTGACCACGCTCGCATTGTAAAAAATGCAGAGTCTCGCTACAAACCAAATCTAGTTGATCCTATCGGTATCCGTAAAGTGATTGAACAGATGGAAGAAGACATTAGCTCATTCGAGTTAGATGTTGATGCTTCATTATCTGAAATCAACGCTCGTACGGACATCGAGTTCGAAGTGAAATAGTAGGTTGACTCCCTCTCTTTGAGAGGGACAAGCCTTTGCTGACACACCGACACTTACCAACCAAATGCGTCCCTTACTAACGATATAGTGAGAAGATACTTTTGACAAATTCGTCAAAACTAAGCGATAGCCAAAATGGGGCTAATACATATATGGTACCTTCAGTGGAAGGAACAGGTGTAAGAAGCTCAAAGCTAATTGTTCAAAGGTTGACAAGTTAAAAGTTCTTATGCGTTCAAAGGTAATAGTTGTACAGGTCAAAGAGGGCAAGATGAGTCTCCATGAATGAGAGACTAGCTCGTAAAGGTCGATAAAATCCACTGTAAAAAGGTTTGCGAGAGTTCATTTGTGGTCTCCGTAGGTGCCTGGTGGCTGGTGTGGTGGCAAATAGATGTAAGAGACCCTTCGGGGTCTTTTTTTTTCGTGTGTAGAAGTCCTATATTACATTGGTAAGACCAAATGTGAAAGGTGGGACTCTATGTTACAAGTTAAATCATTTAGTGGAGCAACACACGCAGAACAGATTCAAAATGCAATCAATGCCGCAAGTGTAAGCACAACAGACAAAACTGTACAACTAGAAGAGTTTAAAGACTACTACATCACTGCACCTATCATCGTTAAGAAGAATGTTGAGTTACTGTTTGGTTACGGGACAAAGCTAGTTGTAGGTGGGAACGTACGTGTACTGGAACTAGAGACGAACGCATCCGTAACAAATCCGTACATCGCTATTGACGATCCGACATTCGATTCTGCGGTCTTCTACCTAGACGGTAAGAACAAGTTCTATAACACATGGAATAGAACATCTATTAAGAACGGTGTTATTGTCAACTGGTCAGGTTCCTACAAAGGTGTGGGTATATCATGCTTCGCAGGTGGAACTGGTCACGAAGTATCATTCGTAAACTTCTTCGACATCAAGATTAGTGGTCTACGTAGAGGAATCGAATTAAGAGCAACAAAACCAACTACAGGTATGGCTTGGGTTAACGCAAACAGATTCAGAGACATCTCACTAGACGACTGCGTTGAAATGATTGTACTTGAATCATCTGAAACGATCCCAAATGAATGTAGTGGAAACATGTTCTTCGGACTTCAAATCCAACCTTCTGCTATGACAACAACAGTACTACGAGTGAACGGGCAGCAGAACCGATTCGAGGGTATGCTTTGGGATACACACTTGATATCAACTCCTGGTGCATTCGTTCAATTTACGAATACAAGTTCATACAACAAGATAGATTTTAACGGATCGGTGCCGACTGCAAAAGTATCCGATGCAGGTGCATTCAATAAAGTACTTTAAGAACTCCTTAGTGAGTTCTTTTTCTTTTTGTAAAGGTCTCTAGCGAAGGTCGTATCTAACTACTGTGATATAATTAAGATACACGTTACGTACTTCGTATTTATCAAATTACGACTATGTAGTCTTATATTATATCTAAGGGCGTGAGCTATGTGAGTTTATTCAGCAAAGACAATAAATGGAAGAAAGCGAAACAACTTCTGAACCATAACTACACATGGTTAGAAGTCATTAGCTATTATAAGTCGCTAGGTGGTACCAATGTGTCCGTTTACTCTGTTATCGAAGGTGATAAACGGTTGATTGTAGATTTAACCGATGATGACCAAGTGCTTCTATTAAACAAGCATAACGAGTTAGTCAAGGATACTTATGATAACGTATTGAACAGTCGTAAAGTATTTGAGTACCACGAAGACAACTCACGAAACCCCGTTGAATACAAAACATAACTTGTAAATAAACTGAGGTGACATGGATGAGTGTATTAGACTGGTTCAATCGTCAAGGTAGTGATACGCCACCTGAGAGTATCAGAAAAGTAGACGACAATTTTCTACTGGCTATCAAACACTTAGAAGATGAACAGATACAGAAAAGTAAATCAGGCGGCCAAGGTAGAGCCAAAGCATACGAGGAACCTCTTTTAGGTAGTATGTCGATGAACCCTGATTACAAAGAAGCTCCTTCTTCAAGAGGGAATCATAACTTACTAGAGACATTGAAATTATGGTCTAGAAAGAACATTATTCTTAATGCAATTATTAATACTCGTGTAAACCAAGTATCATTATTCTGTACTCCTGCTAGACATAGTGATAGGGGGATCGGATATGAGGTTCGTTTAAAGAACCCGTTAGACAAACCGACATCACATGATATTGCACGTATGGAACGTATTGAAGACTTCCTACAGCATACAGGTAAGAGTCATGGTGACTTCACGAGAGACAACCTACGTTCGTTCGTAAAGAAACTCGTTCGAGACCGACTGGTATATGACAAGATTAACTTCGAACTTATCTATGATACAAAAGGTGAGCTAAACCGATTTAAAGCGGTCGATGCATCTACCATTTATGTAGCAGTAGACGAGAAAGGTCATGAACCAAAAGGAAAGAATGTTGCCAAGTACGTACAGATTTTAGAACGTAGAAAAGTAGCAGAATTTAAAGCAAACGAGATGGCTTGGGAGGTTCACAACCCGAGAACCGACATTACAGTTGGCCGCTATGGGTACTCTGAGTTAGAGGTAGCAATGAACCACTTACAGTACCACGAGAATACAGAGCTATTTAATGCTCGTTACTTTGCACAAGGTGGTACGACAAGAGGTCTATTACATATCAAGACTGGTCAAGACCAATCTAACCAAGCGTTACAGGCATTTAGACGTGAATGGACCGCAATGTTCAGCGGGATCAACGGGGCTTGGAAAATTCCTGTTATCTCTGCCGAAGATGTTAAGTTCGTTAACATGACGCAATCATCAAGAGATATGGAGTTCGAGAAGTGGTTGAACTACTTAATTAACGTATGTTGCTCTATCTACGCTATCGACCCATCGGAGATTAACTTCCCGAATAGAGGTGGAGCTACAGGTAGTAGTGGTAACACTCTAAATGAAGGTAGCACAAAAGAGAAACATCGTAGCTCGAAAGATAAAGGGTTAGAGCCTTTACTAAAGTTCATCGAAGATGCAATTAATAAATACATCGTAAGTCAATTCGGGGATCGCTACCTATTTAGTTTCGTTGGTGGAGACGTACAAACAGAACGTGAGATTATCGAAATCTTAGCAGCTAAGGCAGAGATTGGTCTTACAATTAATGATGTACGTAATGAGTTAGGACTACCACCTATCGAAGGTGGAGACATCATCTTAAACGGTGTACACGTACAACGTCTAGGTCAGTTAATGCAAGAAGAGATGATGAAACAACAAATGGCTATGACACCTAATGGACAAGTCCCAGGTAACAAAACACAGACTCCGAAAGAAGAGAAGTCCCAAGCAGAACAAAAAGGGATGAACGGTAATTCGGATAACGTTAACGGGAAAGGTACCCACAACAAAGGGGTAGGCAAAGATGGTCAGGTGAAAGGTGCGAAGAACGCTAACTCAGGAAAACAGGGCGGTAAAGGTAAATAATCCTCAATAGAGTGGTACTTCTGTTATATTAATAGCATCAAAACGTGCTTGTAAGGTCGGTTTACTTTACAGGCACATACCACTTAGAGGGGAGGATACCTAGATGCAAGCTGTTAACCCCATAACAGGTAAGGTTAATTTATTCGTGCCAATTGACCTTGACGAATCTATCAGTAAAAGTAATGAAGACCCTAGCGGTAAAGCATGGTGCCTTAAAGGTTACGCTACAACGCCTGACCTTGACTTACAAGATGACATTATTGATCCGAAGGGAATTGATATTAGTCATTTCATCACACACGGGTATCTAAACTATGAGCACTTCCAAGGTGAAGAGTACAAGGTTGGTGTTCCTACTGAAGGTACACATGTAGATGATGTCGGATTATTCGTAGAAGGTAAGTTATACAAAGATAATCCATATGCAAGAAGTATTTGGAATCTAGCGAACAGTATTCAGAAATCAGGTATTGATAGAAAGATTGGATTCTCTATCGAAGGTTTTGCTAAAGCTAGAGACAAAGCTGATCCACGGATTATTAAAAGTACATACATTACTAACGTAGCAGTTACAACAAATCCTGCTAACCCTCACGCTACATGGGATGCTTTCATGAAGAGTTTCATGGTAGGTTACGCAATTACACCTGAGGAAAGTACAGGAGTTGCTGCTATTAGTCCTGATAGTCTAGCACGAAGCCTATACAATTTATCTTGGTCATTGAAAGAAGAAGATGAATCTAAGTTTAAGGATGTATGGGGAGAAGTTGGTAACTACTTAGATGCAATGGAAAGATACACACCTGAGAGCGCGATCCTATTCTTACAAATCTCAAAAGGATACTCAAGGGCAGAAGCTAAAGAGAAGTTAGAACAACTATCTCAACAAGCTAAACAAGATATTTAAACTGAAGGGAGTTTAACTAATGAGTGCGAAACAAACTTTTGCTAAATTAACTGAAGACTTAGAACAATTAGAAAAGTCTGACAAAGAAAAAGAGGTTACAGTAGAGGAGCCGAAAGCACCTGTAACTGAACCTGAAGTGGTTGAACCTGCTAAAGAGGAACCAGTAGTGGAAGAACCTGTTAAAGAGGAAGAACCAAAAGAAGAACCTACTAAAGAGGAGCCAAAAGCTGAAGACGAAGAACCTACTAAAGCTGAGGATACTGAAGAAGTAGAGAAGTCCAAGAAAGATGAAAAGGACGAAGACAAGGAGAAAGAAAAATCTCCTAAAGACAAGAAAGACAAAGACAAGGATAAGGACAAGAAAGAGGATAAAGAGGAAGTTAAAAAATCCGAAGATTCTCTAGACAGTGCCGACATCGTTAAAGCGTTCGAAGCAGTTGTCAAGTCTAATGATAGTCTTCAATCACGAGTAGAAGGACTTGAAAAATCATTAGCTACGATCCTAGAGTTCATCTCTAAATCAGAGGAAGTTACAGAAACTCCTGCGGAAGAACCTACTACTGAAGAAGCAGAGGTTACAGAAGTAGAAGAAGAGGTAGAAAAATCTGTAGAGCAACCTGTGGAAGAGGAAGAAGAGTTAGAAGGTAAAGCGGTTGAGTTCGTTTCTAAATCTAACGGTGTTCCTGAAGTACAAGGTGAGCCAGTAGAAGAAGAGGTAGAAGTTAAACCATTCAACCCTCAAGAGCACGTAGAAGACATCAAACGTTATTACGAAGAGAAGTCTAGCGAACTATCACCAGGAGCTAAAGACAACTTACGTAGTGCCGTTCACCGTATAAAACGTGGACAATATACTGCTAGTGATGCAAAACTTGCTGAACAAATCGTTAATTTTTACGAAAATTAAGAAAAGTCAGTATGAAGTGTTATATTAACAACATGAAAGCCGAATAGAGCTTTTAACATAGACGGGTTCCTCCTCCTAGCCCGTCTGTGTTTATCCTTTTAGGTGGACAAACATAGGTAACTATTAAACTAAAAATAGATAAAACGAGAAAGGAAGATACATACATGGGTGCTGAATTAAATAAAGACAAACAAGTGCAAGTAGAGCCTGAAGCACGTAAATTACCTCAAGCTGCTGAAGACAAAATCGCAGAACTACAAAAATCGTTTACGACAGGGGTAGGTATCACACCTGATACGCAAACTGATGCTGCGGCTTTAAGACGTGAATACCTTGAAGACGAAGTTAAGATGTTAACTTGGGATAACTCAGACTTCACGATTTACCCATTAATCGCTAAACAACAAATCTCTAACACAGTTGCGAAGTATGCAGTGTTTAACCAACACGGACGTACAGGTCATAGCCGTTTCGTTAGTGAGATTGGTGTAGCAAGCATCAACGATCCTAACATCCGTCAAAAGACAGTACAAATGAAGTTCATCTCTGATACTAAGCAACAATCTATCGCTGCTGGTTTAGTGAACAACATCTCTGACCCAATGACTATCCTTACAGAAGATGCTATCTCTGTAATTGCAAAGAGCATTGAGTGGGCTATCTTTTACGGAGATGCGTCTCTATCAGCTGATTCGGATCAACAATCAGGTATCGAGTTCGATGGTTTACACAAACTTATCGACCAAAAAACAAACGTTATTGACTTAAAAGGTCAGTCTCTATCTGAAGCAGTACTTAACAAAGCGGCTGTAATCGTAGGTAAAGGTTACGGTAAAGCTACAGATGCGTTTATGCCGATTGGGGTGCAAGCTGAATTTACGAATAACCTATTAGACCGTCAACGTGTAATTCAACCGTCTAGTGCAGGTGGATTCTCAACTGGTTTCACTATCAACCAATTCTTATCAGCTCGTGGTGCTATCAACTTACACGGTTCTACTATCATGGAGAACGACAACGTATTAGTTGAAAACCGCTTACCACAAGCAAACGCTCCACTTCCAGTTAAGTCACTTAAAGCAACTGTGAAAGCAGGAGACAAAGGTGGATTCTTACCTGAAGATAAGTCTCTATCATACAAAGTTGTAGTATACTCTAACGAAGCTGAGTCTGTAGCATCTGATGCTGTAACTGCTGCTATCACTGATGCAACAAGCTCTGTAACATTAGATATCGAGTTACAACCGATCTACCAAGCTCAACCACAATTCGTAGTTATCTACCGTCAAGGTGCTCAAACTGGACACTACTTCCAAATTGCTCGTGTACCTGTGGCTAAAGCTAACGAGTTAAACGTAATTACATTCGTGGATCGTAACGAAATCATCCCTGAAACAACTGATGTATTCGTTGGTGAAATGAACCAAAACGTTCTTAGCTTACTAGAGTTACTACCAATGATGCGTTTACCATTAGCGCAAATGAACGCTACATACACGTTCTCAGTACTTTGGTACGGTGCTTTAGCACTATACGCTCCTAAGAAATGGGTACGTATTAAGAACGTTAAATACATCCCAGCTTTAGCTGCTGATGTGACTCTATAGTAGTTAGTTCTACGAAAACTGAATAGAAAACTGAATAGGGACAGACGAAAATTCTGTCCCTTTTTATTTTATTAGAATAGGAGAGATAGTATGTTAGTTCATGATTATTTTAAAAACCACAAGGTAGCTACAGTCTACGGAGACATTAACTTTGACGAGAAGGGTGAGTCGGAAGACTTAACGTTAGAGCAACAAAAAGAGTTCAAAGGACACCCAGGGTTCAACTTCGTAGAGCCAAAGAAAGAAGTAAAGAAAGCTCCTGCAAAAGCTAAAGTTAATACTAAAAAAGAAGAATAGAAAGGGAAAGGTGATTGGGTATGATTACTAACCCATACGAAGGTAATCAGTATCAACATAACAACGAGAAGCTGATAGACCTTGACAAAGTAGATAGTTACACTCTAGCAGACTATGGTTTAACTGTAGACGCAGTAAAGATTAATCACTTTGGTATTGACGTTACAGACCCACGAACTGGTGAGTATCTACCTGACGCATTCTATAAAGCTAAGATAGAGCAAGCGGTCGCACAGGTAGAGAAGCAACTAGACATTGTTATTCTTCCTAGATACGTAAAAGAACATCATGATTTTCACCGTAATGATTTCGAGAGCTTCATGTTCGTACAAGCTCACCGTAGACCAGTAATACAGATGGAAAAAATCGTCCTAGAGTATGGAGGAGGAACTATCTTCAACTACCCTACGAAGTGGTGGAGAGTTAACAAGTTGCCTGGACACATCGAAATGTTACCTACTCTTATGTCGTCTGATATGGGACAAGGACTAAACCTATCACACGCATACTCAGGATACCCAATGATTACAGGTATCCCGAACTTAGCAGGAAACAACAACTACGCTCCTCAAATGTTCCATGTGGAATATGTTGCAGGACTATTACCACCTAAGCGTAGTGGTGTATCAGAACCGTGGGAGATGCACCCTGACTTATGGACACTAATCATTAAGCACGCTCTAAAAGAAGTATTCCAACAATGGGGTCGCTTAATTATCGGTCCTGGTATTGCAAACATGTCTATGTCTATTGATGGTGTATCGCAAAGCATTGATACAACTCAATCTGCTATGTACGGTGGAGCTTCTGCCGATATCCTACAAATTGACAGAGATATCGAAGAATTAACAAAAGGTCTACGTGCTTACTATGGAATGAATTTAGGAATTATTTAAGGAGGGATAGACAATGGCAGAAAAACCATCCATGCTCCAAACGATGTCTACGGCCGCATTACGTACCGAGATGTTAGACATTCACGTTGATGCTATGTCTCTTCCTGCTCTTTGGGAGAAATCCTACCTATGCCCTTGCCGAGACAAAGCGACACGACAACCGAACCAATCTTGTAAGGTATGTCATGGTCGTGGGATCGCCTACCTACCTGGAACAAAGATAGGTATTATCGTCCAGTCTCAAGAGAAGGGTGTATTTAACGGGGACTTAGGACTACTGGATTCAGGGACTGCCATTGGTACTCCTGACCGAGATTACCAAGTAGCATTCCGAGACAGACTTACAATCCTAGCTCCTGATTCTACTATATCGCAATCTTTCATTTTCGATGTCACTTCACGAAGAGTTAAGAACGGGTTCTACATGGTATACGATGTTAAGTCTATCGAACTTGTGAGAACAATGGAAGAAGAACTAGTAGAAGGAACAGACTACACGTTTGACCGTGCTAAGAACCTGTTCTACCCTAAAGAGCACTTAATGGGACAGAACGTATCTATGAACATTAAAACGACTCTACGGTACCTTGTAGCCGACTTACTGAAGGAGCATCGTTACGCAAGAGACGTTAGTGGAAAGTTAAACCGACTACCACAGAAGTTACTGTTAAAACGTGAAGACGTATTCATTGATAAGGAAGCATTCGAAGTTGGAGTGGACAATAAAGAAGTCAGTCTAGAGATTGATGCGAAGAGTAAACCTAACCCTGACGGTCTAAACGGATTCTTTAGGAAGCGTGAAGGTTAATGGTTAGGAAAGCAAGACGACCTAGGTTACTCAAGAGTAGCAACGCTATTAAAACAGCAATGACTAACCTAGGTGATAACCTTGCTCAGGACGTTTTAGACACAGGGATGAAAACTATCATAGAGAGTAAGCCAAAAAACATCTCTGCTAAACGTATGCCGAAGTACCTGAAATTGACCGAGGAGAGGCTAGAAAAGTTAGAGGTTATAGACCTTAAACCATACTTCGCTAAAAGTTCTAAACGTAAGACGAAGAAGGACGGTGGTTGGTACTTAACGGTTCCAATCAGACGTAAGGCTAGAGGAATGTCAAGACGTATGTATGAACAACTACGTGCAGTCGATATAGGTGATAGTACAAATAAAACAGTTGTATCGGATTATCTGTACGACCGCAGAAGACAGTCTGACGCTTCTCTGCTTAATTACACACCTAAGTCGAATAACATCAACAAAATGAAAGTCGGACGTAATAGACACGACTACGTGGCTTTCAGAACAGTATCTGATAAGTCACCTGCTAGTAGTTGGATCATAAACCGTGACAAGGTTAACAAGGATGATACATCTAAAACATTCGTAGCGAACGTTAACCGATTAATGAAGTGGAAGATGAAAAATGGTATGTAGAAAGTTAGGAGGTGGGCTACGTTATGATGCCTAGTATCGACTCGTATTTATACAACGAAATAGAGGAGAAATTACAGATTTTCCTTACGAACCGTTATATTATAGAGGAAATCTTAAAAGACATACAACCTCGTGTAGCAAAAAACTTCATAAGAACATACGGAGGAGATAACCCAACACGGGAAATCCCAATCGTATACACAATGCCACAGGACAAGCAAACGCAACAAGGAGCTATCTATATCGGGCTACGAGAAGGTGAAGAGACTGACACAAGTATTGGTAATACCGAAGACACTTACTTGTTTAAGCAAGGTTCTCTCATCGCAGAGGAATCTCTCATCCACGTATCGGATGACAAGAAGAGACTGTATTTCGAAGTAACACACCCGATTGGAGAGTTAGAAGTTGTGAAGAACTTCGAGTTCTCCCGTGAAGACAACGTTACAATCGAGGGTAACAGAGTATATTTTGAATACGATCCTGAGCTTGCTACGATCCTGAATCCTTTTGAAGTGGTCTATATGGCAACGACTGGTGAAGAGGTTGGACTAAAGCAAGGTTTCACTGCCACAGAATACTACTCGGTGTTAGTCGTATCTACGAACATGGATACAGTAAGATGCTTAGACCTAGTGGTTAAAGCAATTCTTATCCTAATGCGTAGTAACCCTGAAGAGTTAACGAACAACCTTCTACAGAGACTGAAGTTCGGTCAGATAGAAGAGATTAACTTAGGTAGGGAAGACGGTTCTAACCCTGAGATACTATACGGTAGAGAGACAATTGTATCATACAAAACTTCTTATAACCTAGACGCTCCGCTATTAGACAAGCTAGAGAAAATCATGGTTAACATGAAGGTAAAAGGAGGGGAATAGCAATGGCAAAGGTAGAGAAAGAAGTTAAAGAGGTTAAACAAGCGACAGAGGTTGAGCCAATCAAACCGTATGTACATGTTGATACATTCCTACAGACCGCAGTTCCACTGTTTGGTATGAGTACCATGCAAGCAGCAGGATTCAAAGTCATTATGGAAGGTCGTCATTATCAGACGGACGAAACAGTTTTCCTCAATGAGCTTAAACAATATTTAGGTTTAGAATAACGCTAAAATAGAAAGGAAGATAAACGCTATGGTATCATACGGACACGACAGAAAGCGTCCTCACACTGAGATTACACTTAACGCTAGTGGATTAGGTTCAGCTAACGCAAGAAGTGAAAAACCTCTTGTATTAATTGGTTCTGCAACTGGTGGACAACCAAAAGTTCCTGTAGAGCTAACGAACTTTGCACAAGCTAGAGACTTCTTCCGTGGTGGGGAACTATTAGACGCAATTGAAATGGCTTGGAACCCATCTCCTAATACTCGTGGCGCAGGTAAAATCTACGCAATCCGAGCAGACGATGCGAAACAAGCAACGAAAACAAGCGGAGGGTTAACAGTTACATCTAAACTTTACGGTGCAGATGCAAACGAAATCCAATACTCTCTAACTGATAACGCACTAACTAACTCTAAACGTTTCAGTGTGTACTTCACAAAAGAACGTTACGAGCAAGTGTATGACAACATCGGTAACATTTTCTCTATCCAATACAAAGGTTCTCAGGCTTACGGGTCTGTAACAATTGAGGTAGACGCTGCAACTAAACTTGCTACGAAGTTAACTCTTAAAGCAGGGGCAGACAAAGTAGGTGCTACTGAAATTCGTTCTTACACGTTAGGAAAAGGTGTCTACCAAAATGTTAACGTACTAATCAATGACATTAGCAACCTACCTGACTTCACAGTAGTGACGAACTCTCTAGGTGGAAACAAGAACGTAGAGACTCAATTCTTAGATGCAGTAGCTGAGGTAGATACAAAAGCAACAGCTAAAATGATTACGGCTGTAGGCGCAGACTTAGTTAACCAAACTGACACTGATCCATATGTAAAACTTTCATACGATCCAAAAACTGCAATCCCTGCTACAATCCAAGTTACAAACTTAGCAGGTGGGTCTACAAGTGTTCCTGGTAACTCTTGGGCAGAACTATTTACGGCAGTGGCAGACTTAGGTGCTTACTACATCGTACCTTTAACTGATAAAGAGTCTATCCACGGTGAACTATCTCAGTTCTTACGTGATGAGTCAGGAGCAGGAAACCAACTACGAGGATTCGTAGGTGGAGGTCTAAAAGATACATTCGATAAGTTAAAAGCTCGTCAAGCAGGTTTACGTAACCCTCGTGTTAGCTTAGTTGGTAACTCAGGAACTCGTAGAATGTCAGACGGTCGAGTGTACAACTACCCTGCATACATGGGTGCTGCTTTAATCGGTGGTATCGCAAGTGGTATCGGAGTAGGGGAGCCAGTTACATACAAAAAACTAAATGTTGAAGCATTAGACATGAAGTTCACTGGCGACCAGTTAGACCAGTTAGATGCGGCAGGAGTAGTAATGGTAGAGTTCGTTCGTACTCGTCAAAACTCATACTTCCGTATTGTAAGTGACCCAACTACTTACAACGCTTCTACGGAGCCTGTACAAAACCGTATCTCTTTAGGAGAGGTTAGTGACTTCTTAACTACTGAGCTACGTACGATGTTAGACGAGCAGTTCATCGGGACTCGTATCCGTAACACATCTGCTTCTATCATCAAAAACGCAGTTGAGTCATTCTTGGATCAACAAAAGAACGTAGACGGTCTAATCGTAGACTACAACCCTGACGATGTGCAAGTTGTTATCACAGGTAACTCTGCTCGTATCAACATCACTGTACAACCAGCTCGTGGTCTAGACGACATCACAGTAGGTATCAACTACGTAGACAACAAGCTAACTGCTTAATCGGAGGGGAGTAATCCCCTTCTATCATAATTATGAACAGGAGTGAACTACATGGCATCTGTAACTAACCAAACGGTACAGACTGGTAATACAGTATACTTCATGATTAAAAACGTACCGATTGCTCGTGCTCAGTCTATCTCAGCAGAGCGTAGCTTTGGTACAACTGGGGTATACCAAATCGGTTCTATCATGCCACAAGAACACGTTTACTTAAAGTACGAAGGTTCTGTAACAGTAGAACGTTTCCGTATGAAGAAAGAGAACTTAGCGACTCTTGGCTTCGCAGCTTTAGGTGAAGAAGTTCTTCAAATGGACATCCTTGATATCGTGTTATACGATAACTACACACAAGAAGTTATCATCGCATACCGTGGATGCTCAATTGATACATACAGTGAAGATGTTAAAGCGAACGAAATCACTTCAGAGAGTGCTCGTTTCTACTTCCTAACATCTGCAAACGTACGAAGTGTATAATAGAATCACAGGGAGGACTCACTAGAGTTCTCTCTTTTTTTATGTAACCCTGTATTTTACAATCGTGTTACAGTTCAGTTACAACAGGGAATTTAGGGTATAAACGTGTTACATTAGGAACTATACCAAAGAAGAAAGGATGATATGAATGAATATCAAGACATTAATCGCAACAGGTGCTTTGTCGGCAGGACTATTATTTGTCGGACAGGGAACGGCTTCAGCCCAGTGAGTTCGATACGGACAGGAGTGTAGTAGACTATCTGTATCATACGAAAGAGGATCATAGCTTTGAGAACCGTAAACAATTGTCCGAAGCCTACGGGATGGTAGGATACACAGGAACAGAAGAACAGAACGTACGATTACTTACGCTTCTTAAAGAGGACAGAGGAGAAGTTTCTCCTCAAGAAGGGCAACGAGCAAGAGAAGAAGTTAAACAAGCTAATACGAAGCCACAGACCCCTCAAACGCAACCTAAACAACAAGCTCAGGTTAAACCTGAACCTAAGCAAACTCAACCGCAAGGTAGAACTATCACAGTGGAAGCAACTGCATACACGCCACATCCAAGTGAGAATGGTGGTACATACGGTGGACAAGTACTAACTGCAACAGGATTCAACTTGAGTGCTAACCCTAACGCTAGAGTTATCGCAGTAGACCCACGAGTAATTCCGCTAGGGACGAGAGTTCATGTCGAAGGATATGGAGAAGCGACTGCGCTAGATACAGGTGGAGCTATTAAAGGTAATCGTATTGACGTACTAGTACCGACAGATTCACAAGCAAATGCTTGGGGTCGAAAACAAGTGAAAGTTACGATATTAGGTAAGTAATCATCGAATAGACACGGATAATAAAAATTCGTGTCTATTTTTTTTTATTTTATTGTTGACTATTGGAAAACCCTATAATATACTAAGTATAGAAATTAAAAAACAAACAAAAAATTAAATATGGGGAGTGTTCATTATGACACAGGTATTAACAGAAAGATTAGCTATTCTTAGAAAGATGGATTATATCGAGAAGGAGCGTGCTTCACTGTTAGCAGAGTACAATTCTTGCTTTGACCGTCTGAGAGAACTAGACGAGATTGATAGAATGAGTGCAGAAGCAGATCATGTAGCCCAAGTAATGAAAGAAGCTTACGCACCTGAACCTGAGTCCCAATCTGAGCCTATTAAAAAGAGAGTTGTAAGGGTTGGAACGACACGACACAAGTTATCGGACGAAGACATTGAGAGAATTAGTATTCGTATCGGAAGTATGTTTGCAAAGACGGAGGGCGATCCCAAGATTGAGGAAGTAGTACCTCCTGAGATGGTTGAGCGTATCAGGAACGCAGAACAGAAGATAACGGACGATAGCATTGTATCTATTAAAACTCCGTTATCTGAGTCTGAGAATGAAGACTTGTTAGCAACCGAAATTGTTGACGTTCCAGTTCACAAAGAAGGACAAACTCTTAAAGAGTACTTTGAGGAAAACAAAGAGATTCTAGAAGAGGTGGGAGAAGCAAAGGTCGAAGTAAAAGAGGACAAGCCTAAAGAGGAACCTGAGAAAGCTCCTGTAGGTGAAGCTACTAAACTACTTCAAATGAAACCTTCATTTATGAGAGGTACAACAAATGATAACAGAATCATTGCTCAGTTCGCAAAAGTTATTCTAAAAGACTACGGTAAACCAATTAAAGCAAAATTATTACTACAGAAGTTAAGAGACGCAGGTATCTCGATGAAATCACCATATGAAACATTAGCTCAAATAAAAGGATATGAACCAAGTATCCAAAGTGCAGGTTACGGACTGTATCAATACGTCCCAACCCGTTAATATAAGGCTACCACACTAAGTGGTAGCTTTTTCTATGTTATAATTAAAATAAGTAGACAAGTTACTGCTATATTATTAGTGATAAACAAATTTAGGAGGTACATAACAATGGCTGAAGATTTACAGAAGGATATCGTACACTTACAGGAAGCATCGCCTGAGAGAGTAGAAGCAGAAAAGAAAGCAGAAGAACGTGCAGTAGTAGACCGTATCATTCGTGGTGTTAATGATACATTCGTAAAGGATTATGATTTACCTGAATACGACATGAAATTCACGATTAAGATTAAGGCACCTAACGCAATTGATTCAGGAAAGATACACGCTAGAGCGTCTGCATATCTAAGTGGTATGAATAACTATGCAAGTGATTATATCTCAACAGTATTCCAAACTCTAGCAGCGATCCGAGTTAACGGAATTGACGTTCCTGATGTATTAGCAAAGGACGAAGACATCTATAACCTAGACGTACTATTCATAATTGGACGTGATTATGCGGAGTGGCTAGGTACCTTTCGCAGATAAAGTACAGAAGTTTGGCGGTCTAAAGCAGTTAGCCCGTACTACATATATGAGAAACCTTTGGGCACTCATGACGAAATTTGAAGTTCTACCTACGAACGAAGATTTCAGAAAATTGTCACATGCCCAAATTGACTTAATGATTTATTCAATGGAAGAGGACTACAGACAAGCAGAGCTTGCTAGAAAAGGTCTTCAAGTTGACTCTGAGCACTACGATAACTCATTCGATGAGGAAGTATGGAGCAAAGATGTTGGCGACTGGGATGTTCTTAAAGAAGGTCACGATCCTGACAAGATTGCGAAACAAGTCGAAGCTCTTACAAGAGCAGAAGACCTTAAAAACCTTGGCACGAAATTTGAAGGTCTTGATGAGTATAACGCACATCTTGAAGCAGGAGGGAAGACAGCTAGGGAAACTGCCGTTGAACAGGTTATCAATAAGAACCTTGCAGACGCATATGAGAAAGCGCAACGTATCGCTAAAGCAGGTAAGAGTACTCTTGTCGATGATGCTTACATTGCAGGGGAATCGGAGGAGAACACAGACCTCGACAAAGAAGCTATGGACAAAGCTATCAGAATGTTCAATCAACAAGACGATGATGACGAGTATACAGAATTGTAAAGGGGGAGAGGGAAACCTCTTCTCCTATTTTTAAGAAAAGGGTGGTGAAGGTAAATGGCAGGTAACAAACAAGATTACATTATTGAACTGGATGCCAAGATAGACAAAGCCGTCACGAAGTTAAATAAAATCCGTAAGATGATGGATGATATCGAACGTATTCGTGATAAAGGTGCAGATAATAACTATACTGCAAGTTCACAAGATATCAATAAAAACATGCGTCTTATGAAGTTACTTACGCAACAATACAATCAAGCAACTGAAGAACTTAAAAAGTTACAGAGTGCGGCTAACAAGACTCCTAAAGGTGCGAAACGTAACGAACAACATAAACGTATATCTGATGAGCAGAAAGCGATCCGTTCCGAGTATGCTAAGACGTTAGCTATGTATCGTGAGGTTGCATCGTACCAACAAAAATACTCCAAGAACTTCAACGCTACAATCGGAGAAATTAACCTTCCTACAAAAGACTTCGAGAAAACAAAAGAAGTTATCTCAGGTATGGTTGAAGAATCTAACCGAGTTAAGAACAAGTTAGATGAGGTTGTAACTAAAATCCGTGAAGTAAATAAACTTGACAGACGTTCTGAAAGTTTATCACGTAGAGCAAGTGCATCTAAGTACATGTCATTCCAACAAGCTTCAAACTTCAGGAAGGATCGTTCAACAGTAGAAGGATACCATCAAGAGAAAGCAGATAACATTCGTAGAATGACAGAGATGTCAACAACTGTATCTTCTCTTATGAAGCAGATTAAAAAGATTGAAGAGAAGCCTACGGCAACAAGAGCCGACATGGATCGTAAGCTTGAGATGCAAAAGAACATCGAGTCTATGGACAAAGAGTTCGAATCTCGTATTGAATTGAACCGTGTACTGGACCGCACAATTGCCAACATGGAGAAGTACAACAAGACGGTACAAGACGTAACAGTTAAACCTGAACGTGGTACATTTAAAGGTATGGCTTATGAGCGTGCTCCTGCTATTGGTCTAGCAATCACTGGTGCCGTAGCCGCTGCCGTTGGAAGTCTGTATCACCAAGGGGCTTCTATTGACAAAGGTATGCGACAAGATGAAATCTCTATCGGACAACGTGTCGGTATGGACGGATCGCAGTGGAGAGAGAATATCCGTAACAACGCCCTTAACTCAGGACTAAAAGATAGATTAGGTCTATCAGGTCAAGAGATGATTGGATTCCAAGAGAACTACTTATCTAAACGTGGTTACAAGGGTATGGATGATTTAAACACTGCTATGCAGAACCAAGCAGTGTTTAGCCGTGTAAGTGGTATCAACACGGAAGACACAAAGTCATTCTATAACACTGTATACGGTGCTGGTGAAGTTAACGGTAAACAGACGAAGGAAATCCAAAATGCATTCCTTGGAGCTATCAAACGTAGTGGTATGGAAGGTCGAGAAAAAGACCAACTGAAAGCGTTAGACGGTATCCTATCAGGAATGTCTGAAGGTCGTTCTATGACGAACGATGAGATCATGAACACAATGGGACTACAATCTGTATTAGCGCAAACTGGAAACCGTGCTCTGCAAGGAGAAAAAGGTGGAAGAATGCTACAGAGCCTAGACCAAGGTATTCGTAATGGTATTGACGATCCGATGGTACGTATGGTATTCGGTCAAGGTACTAAGTACCAAGGATTAGAAGGTCGTTGGGCATTAACGAAGAAAATGGAAAAAGGTATCTCTGATGCAGGTAACGTAAGGGATATAGCGGCCTTTGCACAATCACAAGGTGGAACAAAAGAATCTCAGAACATGAACTTCTATGAATTTGCTCGTACAAAGTTAGGTGCAGAAATCTCTACCCAACAAGCAGAAGCAATGATGGAAGCATTCCGTAAGGGAGACCTTACTGATGAAAACCTGAAGAAGGTTCTTAAAGGTGACACAGGTGTTGGAGACAAAGTATCGAAAGATAAACTAGACGAATACAAGAAATCTAGTGCGGCCACTAACAACCAAAGTGATGCAGTTACAGAGAAACAGGCCGCAGGTATCTACGATATGGGTGAAGCAGTTCGTAAAGCTAATGCGGCTCTCGGTGGTTTACATCCTGCCGCATATGGAGCTATTGCTGCCCTAGGTGCTCTAACGGTAGCATTTGCCGCAGCTGCCACATCTTTCCTAGTATCCGCAGGTGTTCGTAAAGCAGCTTCCTCTGTATTCGGTGGAGGAGGAGGTAAAGGTAAAGGAGGTCGAGGTGGCGGTCCTACTGGTGGCGGTGGTGGTAACACTACTGTAGTTGGTGGAGGTAGCGGTGGAAGACGAGACCGAGGTGGATCAGGTAACACTGTAGCATGGAACCGAGGAAGTGCTCCTGAAGCTAACGCACCTAAACAGAGCTGGTGGAAGAAAATGTTCGGTGGAGGTTCTAGTGCTGCCGAAGGTGTGACAGCAGGAGCTACAGTAGCAGGTACAACGGCCGCATCTTCAGGTAAAGGATTCCTTAAAGGTGCAGGTAAGACGTTAGGTAAGGTAGCTCTACCACTTATGGCGCTAACTAGCATAATGGATATTATGGATGCTCCTGACGACAAGAAAGGGGAAGCTACTGGATCGTCAATCGGAGGTATCGCAGGTGGTATCGGTGGAGGTGTGGCAGCAGGAGCCGCATTAGGTTCTATCGTTCCAGGTGCAGGTACTGTAGTCGGTGCTATCGTTGGTGGTGTTGGTTCTATCATCGGTGGTCTAATTGGTAGCTCTGTAGGTGGAGGTATCGGTAGTTGGTTCGATTCTGACTCTGATAAAGACAAGCAGAAGAAAGCAGAAGCTCAGGCTAAGAAAGAGAAAGAAAAAGCTGAGAACAAAGCTACTAACACTTCTAGTATCACAGGGTTCGGTCGCCAAGGAGGTACTGTACCAGGATATACTGCAACTAGTATGACTGTAGGTGCAACAGCAGGTACTTTAACAGCTAGTAACCTTGACCCTGGACTAACAAACCAAGTTGTAACTCCTGATACAAATAACAACGTCAACTCTACAAACATCCAAGTAGATAAGGAGAACACGAACACGAAACAACGTACAGAGGTTACAAAGACTGACAACCTTTCTTACGAGCGTGAGAACCTTAATATCTACGAGAGAGCATTAATGAAAGCAGAACAACTTCTAGCTCAAGCTCGTTCCCAAAACGGTATCTTCGGTAACGGTAATGGTGCAGGAGGTACAGGTGGGGGTAGCGGAATGGGTGTTACAGGTGGAGGTAAACTACAACTTCTATCAGCAGGTCAGAAATGGCAGAATGCAAGTAACCTACAACAAAGTGACCTAGGATTCACAGAAGCTACTCTAACTGCGGCCGACCTAGACAAATGGATAGACTCTAAAGCTCCTAAAGATTCTATGATGCGTGGAATGGGTGAAACCTTCCTTAAAGCAGGTCAAATGTACGGGTTAGACCCTCGTTACTTAGTTGCACATGCTGCCGAAGAATCTGCTTGGGGAACTTCTAGCATTGCGAAGAAAAAAGGCAACTTCTTTGGGATCGGCGCATTTGATAATAGCCCAATGGAAAGTGCTTACGAGTTTAAAGATGGTGGAGGAAACGCTGCTCAGAACGGTATCATGGGTGGAGCTAAGTGGATTGCTGAACACTACTACGGAAAAGGTAATACAACCCTTGATAAGATGCACCAAGCAGGTTACGCAACTAACTCTGACTGGGCTTCTAACATTGCTTCTATCATGAAAGGCGCACCGTCAGGTTCAGGTCAAGCAGTAACTGCCACTATCAACGTTAATGTTAAAGGTGATGAGTCTGTAGCTAAGAAGATTAACGATAGCAAAGAAATGAAGAAAGTCGGAAACAACATTTCCGATATGCTTGGTTTCTACTCTAAAGAGATGGTGATGGTCTAGTACCGTCCCTCTCTTCTTTTTAAATATAAGGAGATGATATAATTGACAACGATTGTTAAACGCTATCCCACATTCGAGATAGAGTTAATCACACAAGACACACCTTATATCTTGAAGTACGATACGCAGAAACAAATTTCACAGAAGACATTTGAAGAAGCTATTATCTCTTTCAGTATCAAGAATGCTATGGCAGATGATAGTCCTGCATTCTCTCTAGTACTATCCTCTAAAGAGAAGTGGGATAAGATTGTAAACGCAAATGATTTAATTCGAATTAAGGTTTTCCCTGACGTTACAAAAGAAGTACCTGATAATCCGTATATCATGGTTGGTATGATTTCCGACATCAAGAAAGAAGGGGAGTACGGAAACGGGACACTACTATATCGTATAACTGGGCAAGCCATGACGAAAGCACTAATCAACTTTAACGTAGGGGTTATCCAAGAAGTAGCAACAATTATCCCTACCATTGGTTGGCTACCTGATGATGCGGCCAACGGATTAAAGTTCTCTTCTAACAATGCGGCAGGTATCGGTAACGAACTAATGGAACGTTTCATTTACAAGTACGCACAATACAAGTGGGCTAATGGTGCAGGACTGAAAGATTACTTAATTCATAGTTTCTCTAGTTGGAAGGAAGATGAGACTCTAGCCGATCCGTCTCCATTCATTAACTACCAAGGTAGTTTACGTCAGTTCTTAACGGATGTAACGGCAAAGCCATTTAACGAACTATTCTTCGAATACACAAAGAATGGACAATGTGTAGGACTAATGAGACCTACTCCTTTCGACCCTGATAAGTGGAACCAATTACCTCTATACCGTTTCACAAGTGATATCGTTGTTCAAGAATCATTCGGTAAGAACGATAACGAAATGTTCTCTGTATTCGTAGTACAGGCACCAAACATTAACGAGTTCAACAGTATGGACTTAGGGGTGTTCCCGAAATACCACCCTGAACTAGTTAAACGATATGGATATAAGCGTCTAGACGCTCAGAACCGTTATCTGCTAACGCCAGGTATCGCAGGTACCCAACAACCAGGAACAAACGCAGGAACGGGCACAGGGGCTACTACACCGTCAGGAAACGGTACTGGTACTACTAACCCTACACCAGCGATCCGTACGGAACCTGCAACTGCACAACCTAACTATGAGGAAGTAATTACATTCATTACACAGAATAAATTACAAGACCCTGAGATGCTTAGATTGAAAAAGAATGAAGTATATGCTCAGTTAGTAGGGGAATATCCTACTATGCAACCAAGTCTAGTAAACGGTATTATCGACTCACTGAAAGATGGTAAGTTCAGTAGAGAAATCTACACACAACTTGTAAACTCCGCAGGTGGTGGAAATAACTCTGAAGCGGCCAAGGAGAAAGGTGTAGCGAACGAGAAGTTAAATAAGTACACACAGAGACTATTTAACTGGTACTGTGAGAATGCTAACTTCTATGCAGGAGATATTCGTGTATTAGGGAACCCTGCATACCGTGTAGGATCGCGAGTAATGTACGATGACTTTGAACAAGAGACTGTATGGGAGTTCTATCTAGAGTCTGTACAGCATGAGTTCTCATTCAATGGTGGGTATACTACTATATTAGGAGTAACAAGAGGTTTACCTGACCAAGGTGCAAAACGATTCAAGAACCTATGGGGTAAATCAGAAGACTTCAAAGGTGGATACCTAGGTGAGAAATCGTTAGAGCAGTTAATTGAAGCAGGTAAAGCTGCTAACCCACCAGGAGGTACAGGAACAGGAGGAACTGGCTCAGGTGGATGGGGCGGTGGCTCAGGAAGTGGAGTTGCAATGCAAGCTCTAGCTACTGCACGAGAAATGACTTCTAAACCGTCTGTATACGTATTCGGTGGCGGTCGTTCAGGTAACAACCCATTCCTAAACTCCCCAATCAAAATCGACTGTTCATCATTCGTATGGTGGTGCTATAACGTACACGGTGTCCAACTTAACGGAGGGGCAACAGGTATGACTACAGATACGATTGCGAAAGACCCTAGGTTACAGGTAGTTAGCGCCCGTGGTTCCGATAAGAGCCAAGCTATGAGTAAGATACAGACTGGTGACATTATCTACTTCGACACGTACAAGAGTGATGGACACATTGGAATCTACTCAGGTAACGGTAAGTTTATCGGTTCACAGAGTACCCCAGGTATCCATGAAGAAGATTTAAGCACAAGTTATTGGCAAAAAGTTTTTAATGGTCACGTACGTAGGTTTACAGGATAAAAAATGTTATAATATAAAGGAAAGGTGGTAGAACTATATCGTGGAAGATTTTGACTACACACCACTGTCCTCTATGAGGTTTCAGGCTCAACTAGGATCAGAAGTTAAACGTATGTACAAAGAGGGAGAGAATGTTATTAAACTCTCCCTTGCTAGGGTTACAAAGGTTAACTACAAGTACAATACAGTAGAAGTTATGACAACATTACATAAAAATTCAACATCGAAGAACCCGAGTGATAACGGTAAATACTCTGCTAGATTGCCTGTAATGTTTGGTGGACGTACACCTGAAGGAAAAGTATATGGTTCGAATACAATTGTTACAGTCGGATCGTTAGTTTTAATTGGATTCCTAGAAGGTAATAAAGACCACCCTATTGTTTTAAACATCTATGGGGATGCAGATAATCAGTCGATGTTAACACGTACAACGATGACAGGTGGAGACGAATCAGACGAAGCAGTCCAACGTGAACTATGGCAGTTATTTACTTTATACCCTTCTATGACATATCAGAATATTGATGGTCGAGGGAATAAGGAAGTAACGTTCTCAGGTAAATCCTTTATGTATATTACAGACTCAGACCCTGGGAACGAGTACGTACAGGACGGAGCTTTCGATTACGCAGACTTACCTAGTTCTCGTTATGCAAATGGTGAACTAATCGAACCAACGTCTCCTAACTCTCCTACCGTATTATACGTCCACCAAGGGATTTATGACAACCATAGAGTTACATTCTTCCTTAAATCGGACGGAACTCTTCGTGTAGGTAGTAGACATAGAAATGGTAAAGGTATTACATACCAAGAAATGAAAACAGACGGATCGTTCTCTATCGTGCAGAAGCATGATACAACAGACCCTGAAGAGATTTCTAAAAAGTTCTCTAAGTTTGAAATTTCTGAAAATGGTGATGTTACAATCCAATCTCTAGACCACAAATTAACCATCACAAAAGATGGTGTACTGATTGACGGTAAGCCAATCGGTTCAGGTGGTGGAGGAGGAGACCTTGAGATTATCAAGGACTTACAAGAAAAGGTAGAGGGCGTAACAACACAGATAACAATGGTAAACGGTAAGCTAGATTTCAAGATTGATAAGATTGAAATTGAGATAGACTTAGACACACTTCGACAGGAGCAACAGAAGGTACTAGATAGTATCCGAGAGAAGCTAGATGGACTTTCTAGTGCGTTAAAAGCTATGAAGGACTATACGATCCCTGCATTCGAGGATGGAACCGTTACAACAGACGAAAAGAACAAAGTTAATAGTCTTCTAGCTACAGTAAAAAACGAGAAAGCAAAAGTGGACGAAAAGTATAGCCAAGTTATCTCCGATCCGTTCCTACCAGCTACATATAAAGACTTACTAGGTATAGCCAAAGGTAATTTAGATAGCAGACACCAAGCTCTAATAAACACAATAGAGATTGTCATGCTAGATGGGGTTATCACACCTGATGAGCGTATAGCAGTTAACCAAGCATTCGATGGGTATAACCAGTCTATCGAAGCAATAGATGTAGCTTTTAAACAAGCAATGGACGCTATTCTAGAAGCTCGTATTAGGGAAGCACAAGAGAATGCAATGAAGTACCGAGATACGGAGATGCGTAAAATCGGTTCACAGATTACGCAACTAGCAGACTCTATTACGGCTAAGGTAAGCTCGGAACAATTGTCGAAAGAAATAGAAGACGTTCGTTCTGAAATGGCTACAAAGGAAGAACAGAAGGAAATTAAGGACACATTAGAACAAGCACAAAAAGATATTGACGAAGCCGTAACAAACCTTCCGTATCGAGTAGAGTTAGGAAGTACCAATGGACTTATCTTTAAAAACAATAACATTGATACTGTCATCTATGCAAAGGTATATAAAGGTAAAGACGAGATTACGTCACAGATTCCAAAAGAGCAATTTATTTGGAAACGTGTCTCTGATGATGCAGACGGAGACCTTGCTTGGGATGTAGCCCACAAGAACATCGGTAGCTCATTCAAAGCTACAAAGGAAGATGTCCCTATGAGGGCAACGTTCTCATGTGACTTGGACATTTAAACAGGAGAGGGAGAGATTAAATGGTAGTTAGAGCAACAGGTCAGATAACACTTAGTGACTTAAACGATGCTAAACAGTTAGTCCTATATTTAAACAGTAATTACAAAACACAAATTTACGATCCAAACGGAACAACATATAATCCGAACTTTACATCTTCAAACCTAGTTATCACTCCCGAGCTATACGTAGCAGGTGGTAACGGTGGTAACATGCTACCATCGGCAGCAATTAAGTCATTGTTTTGGTATGAGGGTTCACAGACAGTAACACCTTTAGCGGAAACAGGCGCAGGTACAACTCCTAGTGGTCTATCTTATACAATCCCAACAGGTGCGGTAGCTACAACTGCTAAACCATTAACAATAAAATCTAACTTAACTGCAACAACTTCACAGATGTTTACCTGTGTGATTACGTATCTAGACTCTGATTTACAGATGGAAACAACGATTAAAGCAAACGTAGACATTGTTAAAATCGTTAACGGTGCGGCAGGTACGAACGGTACAGATGCTTACTACCTAAACCTTTGGGCACCAGGTGGAGACGCTATCCGTAACAGTAACGGCAACTTAACGTTAAAGGCTGATATGTACAAAGGTGCAGGTTCAGTTACACCTACTGCGTTCCAGTGGTATATCCAAGACCCTACGGCTACAGTCGGTGGGGGCGGAGATGCGGATGGTGGAGCAGGTTGGAGACGTATTAACAACGTTGCAGACCCAACTGCGGCCCCAACTCTAGCACTATCCGCTAATGCAAGTTCACAGTTGACACCAGCTACATACTATGTTAAGTACACATGGTGTGGTCTATCAGGGGAGACAATCGGATCGGCACAAGCACAGTTAGCAGTAACCACAGGTAACGAACTGAAAGTTACAATCCCTGCTTTTGCAACAAACGTTACAATGGCTAAGGTTTACGTTGGTACTGCATCGGGTGTTCTATTCTACGCAGGAGATATTACAACAAGTGCAGGTAACTTAATCGTTAAACGATTCGATAACTCAGCTGAACCGATTCCAACGGCTTCTAGTACAAGCATGAACGTAGCACAAATTACGATCCGTAACTGGGCTATTCCAGGAGTTAAAGGATTTAAGTGTGTAACTTCCGTATCAGGTACAAGTACGAAGTTTACGGCAGTTATCGTTGTACGAGACTTCCAAGACCCGTTAGTAGTTAATATCATCGGTACGAACGTATTCAAGAACGGGCAAGGTTCTATCACATTGAATGCTCAATTGATTCAGGCAGGTCTAGTAATCTCTAATACAGGTTACACATTCGGATGGTCATTGTACAAGCCCGATGGTGCCTTAATCAAGACGTACCCGACTGTAACTACTGACCAAATTACAGTACCGAGTACAGATGTAGATGCTACTGCTAACTTGGTAGTGGACGCATCTAAGTAGTTAAGCTCGTATTATATTATAATAGAGATAGGTAAGACAAGAGGAACTTAGCGATAAGTTCCTTTTATTTTTAGAGGGATGTGATTAAATGGCAAAATATAAAGCGACTGGTCAGACAACATTGTTTAACGTGAATGATGCTATCGCAGATACAAAGCCACCTGTTAATCCTAAAGAGGGTGCGTTGTGGTATAACACGACTGATAATAAATTTTACATATATACAAATGGTGAATGGAAGTTTGCTGCTGAAGGTATGAATTTTAATGCGAGAAACTTACTTGTAGGCTCTAAAGATTATACAGGCGCAGGTTGGGTACTACAAGCAGCGTATAAAATAAATGAATCTTACAGAGGAACAACAGTTGTCGAAACAATTAGCGACTGGGGTAGTGCGGATTATAAAGTTGCGGAACTGATAGACCGTAAAGTAGTCAGTGTAGGTGAAGAGGTTACATTATCTTGTTACGCTCGTCTAGTAGGTACAACTGAGACTAGAGATGTTAAGTTCTTCTTTGACGGATCATCAAAAAGTGGTACTACAGTTGGTAAAGCAGATGCAAACTGGAAGATGTTCTACATCACGATAAAGATTGAACAGTCTGTTATTGATAACAACAAAGGCATGAGATTCGAAGTAGATACTATTAACGGTAAAAACATCAAGTTCCAAACAGCAGGGTTTACTTTGATTCGAGGTAATGTCCCTATTGATTGGGTTCCAGCTCCCGAAGACACGCAAGAACAAATTGACAAAAATAACAACGATATCATCAATATTACTAATTCATTAGACGCACTAGGTAACGATGGTAAACTAACTCGTTTCGAACGTAGTTTAGTTAGAGGATACCTTGCAGATATTACAGGTAAATATTTAAACCCAACTGATACACTACCGTCACTAGCTAACATTGATGCAGATACTTATAATGCAGGTAAATTATATGCGATCCGTAGAACTGCACGTAAGATTGGGTTGAACTTGACTACGAGTGCGAACTACAAACCGATGGGGGATGCGTATACTGCCTTAGTAGCATACCTAAATACGTATAGTCCTAAGCCTTGGGATACATCGGCTACTGCGATTAACAACATCCCTGATAGAAGCCGTATGGAACGCTAAGTGGAACGACTATTACAATCGTTATGCTCTATTCGAAATCGAGGTGCAGGATCGTCAAAAAGAGTATACAGAGCAAAAAGTCGGAGAAATGAAGGAAGAAACGATTGCGGCCATTAGTACGGCAGGTAACTACGATAGAGCTACATTCGCTAATCCAATGAATGTTAAGCCACCTATCGCCACACTTGGTCTTCCTGAGTTCGAAGGTTCCCACTCAGATAGTTGGGATTGGAACGGACGTAACTATATACTAAAATCGGATGTAGCCTACTCTTGGGATGGAAAGTTAGCTGATAACGGTTTTTATACTAAGCAACTCAGCCCACTATCAGTAGCTGCTTTTGATAAACAGAAGGTTACAATGTCTCTATCATACAAATTAACTAACGTTGTATATGGTACTACAAACCCTTGGGTGGGTATGCAGATAACTGTAGAGTACACGGACGGTACAAGAGGGTACCCTACTTGTGTTGGAGGTAAAGCAGATGGTTCGCCTACAACTAGCGGTTTCGTAACTAGAGCAGGTACATACCAGTTCAATGCGTCTAAGACAATCAAAACTTTAAGTATTATGTTAGGTGGTAGGGACTTAACAGGTAAAGTAGAAATTCAGAATTACAAAGTTGAAGTAGGAGACAAAACTGCGGATAAAGTAGTATGGACACCTGCTATCGAAGATGTGTGGGCAGGTACAGGAAACCGTATTCGTCCTGTAACAAACCCTACATTTAGTAGTGGTACCGACCTAACTATTTGGGGCAAGTTCTACGGAGACGGGACAAACAACGATAAGTTCTATTGGGAAACAAACGGTTCTGCTATTAAAGAGAAAAGATGGATGGATGTTTCTCTTAACGATAAGCAGAGTTGGGCGTTCTCTACAAATGGTCTATCAACTAACGGAGTAAACAGAGTCCTAAATTCTAGTTGTAATAATATGCAACCATACATGTTCGACAACTCAAGTACAGGTGGCACAATAGGTCGAGCTACATCAAAGTTTGTCAGTGACTACCTTGAACTGACATCTACAGATGCGAGTGACAGTTTCTATCAGATTGGTTCTTACGAAATGAACTTGCATATGTTCTCTACAGGAGAGACAGTTACATTCTCCGCAGAAGTAAACTGTGAGGTTGCAGGAGCATACGTATCTGTTTGGCACCATGACGGATCGAACTGGATTGAAAATAGGGGTGACGCTAACTCTGTAGGAGCAGCCAACACATGGAAACGTCTTTACAAGACATTTACGATTCCGAGCAATGCGAAAGGACTATTCGGTCGTGTGTACTTCCCTAGAGGAACAGCAGCAACAGGGAAGAAACTTAACATGCGAAAAGTACAACTCGAGTCAGGAAGCGTTATGACCGATTGGGTTAATACGAGCCTAGTAAAAGTTACACGAGTGAGAGCTGATGGTTTTGCTTACGCTAACGCAAACAGTAACTCATTAACAGTTGTTAAAGCAGACGGAACACTAATACCAAAGGACGGACAGCTACATGTGAACACGTATTCAACTAGTAGCAATCTTGATAAAATTTGGTTCTCTATTGACAACAACGATAGTGGTTGGGCTGAAGCGTATAACCCTAGTAAGGAAGACATTAACGCCTACTTCTTAGGTTGGAGAGTATGTAATGGTACTTTTGGAGGGTTGTACCCAGGGTCAGGAATTAAGCAGTGGTATCCAATAGGTGATAAAGATTTATCTCGTGCTACTGTAGCAGGTAACACGGCACCAACAGAACCCTCACCTTCGATTAGTGATAAATCTATAAATCACTATCAAGTTGTCTATCAGCTTGTAGACCCAATTCAAGAGATAGTTGAATTTGATGGTATACTAGAATTACTAGGGGAAAAGGACAACGTTGTAACAACTTACTACCCTACTTGGTCATCTACGATTTCTAAAGGTTCAATCAAGTATGGTACCAACTTAGCTACAGTCAACCAAGACACACGTTACATCATCCCATCTATGGTAAAACGTATCGCTAATGCAGAACAGAAGATTACGGATGACTCTATCACAAACACAGTCTTCAGTTCTAGAGAATACACACTTGCTCTAAAGAGTAAGGCAAATGCTAGTGACCTTGGTAACTTAGCTTCTAAAGATGAGTTAAACAACGTGTCAGGTGCCGTAGACGGTAAGATTAAAGATGCGATGGACAAGTTAGACTTCTCTCCATACGCAACGAAATCTGAGTTAAAACAGACCGCTACAGACATCACTGCTAAGTTCTCTGCTACAGGTGGTATGAACTTAATTAAGAACTCTATCGGTTACAGTGACAGAGATTTTTGGAGCTTAACTACTGCTTATGCAGTAGAGACCATTGCAAACTCTGCTTTAGATAATCTAGGGTTCGGTAAAGGGTTCTACTTTAAAGCCAACGGACAAGAGACAGGAATCTATCAAGATGTATCTGTTATTCCTGGGCAACCTTACACATTAGGTTGGTACTTGAATAAGATGACAAAGGGTGCAGATTCTAGCTATCGTTTTTGGATTCAGGCTCAGGAATATAACGGCACAGCTTGGGTTGTACCTCCTGGGAACCAAATAGCAGATAATAGTAATCAGACAACAAACGGGTTCGAAGCTCGTTATATGACATTCACTCCTACAAAGGATAAAGTAAGAATACGTTTCATCGGATACGCTAACGTAGAAGCTATTGTATCAGGAATCATGTTAAACATCGGTGACGTCGGCTCTACAATGGACTCTAGCTACAGGAGAGCTTTACAACACGAACATCCGAATGAACATAAATGGTATCCGTGTATCGCAGTTAGATGGTAACGGTAGTGAAGTTGGTTACACTCAAATTACACCGTCAGAGTTCGCAGGATATTACCAAAATAACGGAACATTCGAAAAAGTATTCTACTTAAACGGAGATGAAACGGTAACGAAAAAGCTTCGAGCAACAAACGAAATTACGTTAGGGAACATTAAAATCCTGTCCATTCAGAGTAAAGACTCTACAGGATGGGCGTTCGTATCGAATAAAGTACAATAACGATTGGAGGAAACAACATGGCAAGTGGTTCATTTGGAGTTTCTACCAGTAATAGGTATGTTTCGGGTACTGTGAATTGGCGCAGTACCCCGAACACTGGTGGTAACTATAGTGATGTGTACGTAGAGATGCGCTTCTCTCGTACAAATACAGGATATACAACATACGGTACAGGTACCTTCGGATTATATGTAGATGGACAACAAGCAGTAAATACAACAGGTTTCTCCTTTACATATAACTCTAATACACTGGTAGTTAGCGGTAACTTCAGAGTCAATCATAATTCTGATGGTTCTAAAAACTTACGTATTGGTGCAAGTGGTTACACAGATGTATTCTCTATTAACGATGCAGTCGCATATGTAGACTTGGATCGTATCCCACGAGCAAGTACAGTATCGTCTAACATTAGTTGGACTGCTGCTATCGAACCTCTACCTATCTCGATTAACCGTGCTTCTACTGCGTTTGACCACATTGTAACAGTAGAGGTGCAGAAACCTGATAATAGTATGGCCGCAATTGCTTGGCGAAGTGGAGTTGGAGATAATGTAACATTCTACTTCAGTAAGGATGAGACAACCATCCTCTATCAAGCAATTGGTGGATACGAGAATAGACCTGTAAAGATTAAGGTGCAGACATGGTATAACGGTAGTGTAATTGGAGAGACAGAGAAATGGGGTACTGTATACGGTGCAACACCTGCTACACCAGTTCTCTCTGACTTCGATATTGGTACGAAAAATGTACCTGTGACACTAGATTATTACTATGCGGAGTTTGCATATTCATTAGTGTTCACGTTCGGCAGTTTCTCAAAAACATTCTCTACGGGTGTAGGGAAGACATTCACAATGACATTCGATGACAACGACATCGCTAAGATGTACCAACAAACACCGAATGACAATGTGAAGCAAGCCAACGTTTGGGCAAGTACGAAGTATAACGGGGTAGAGATAAACGATGGGGTTCCGAAGGATCAGAATAAGAAGGTTAACTTACGGGTTGTAAATAGTAATCCAGCATATGCAGGAGGATTTACCTACCTAGATTCGAATGGTACAACAACTGCTCTTACAGGGAATAACCAGTACATTGTACAGAACAAATCTACGTTACAAGTTAAGATTCCTGCAACAGCTAAAGCTATCGCACAGAATAGTGCTACAATGGCTCGATACGAAGTATCTGTAAACGGTTCAACGCAGTCTATCAACTACGCAACTACAGACCTTACGCTTAACTTCGGTACGGTGGATGCGGCTACTAACGCTACACTTACAGTTACTGCAATTGATAGTCGAGGTAATAGAACATCTGCATCTTCTGTTATATTAATGTTGCCTTATTCACCACCTAGTATTTCTGCTAGTGCAGAACGATTAAACAACTTTGAAGCTTCAACTACGATTAAGTTAAGTGGGTCAATCTCACCTCTAACCATTGGTGGTACTAATAAGAACTCTCTTCCCGTTGTTAAATTCCAAAGAAGACAGGTAGGTGGTACATACGATAGTCCAGGTACTAACTTTACAATAACAGGAAACCCTAACTTCACTGCAACGAATGCCGTAGTAACGCTAGATAATACAGTAGCTTGGGAGATTCTGATTACAGTAACAGATAAGGTAGGCTCCACTGTAACGGCTCTACGGACAGTAGCGGTCGGTACTCCAATCTTCTTCATTGATACAGTGAAGAATGCTGTAGGGATTAACAAGTTCCCTAAAAGCGCAGCAAGTGGTCTCGAAATAGCAGGTGACTTGGATGTTGATGGTATACTTAAATTAAAGGCTAACCAATGGATCGCACAAGGTGCATATAGTTTACATGCCAATGGTTCCGACTTTATGGCAGTCAACTCTATCTACTTTAGTAGTCCAGTACAGTCCACTGGGCAAGGATTAAACTTCCTAAGACCAGGTAAAACAGCAGGTTCTACAAATGCGAATGACTACAGTACTTTCGGTGTTCTAGACTATGCGATGAGGATGAACAACCAAACAATATTTTACCAGTTCCCGAATACTGGAAACCTACGATTCGGTGGGGATTTTTATTCACAGAATAGCGGTGGAATTTTCTTTGATGTATATGGGAATATGAAAGGTCAACCCGATGCAGGTAGCGGTAATACATGGTCACTTAAAGATGCTGATGGAAGAAATAGATTCCTAACGTATATCGGTAAAGGTGCGACAGGCTCTACAGAAATTAGTTCATATACGAACGGTGTAGACTTTTACAACGATGGTGCAAAAGTGTTGATGATATACCAATCAGGTAGTAACGTTAACCGTTATTTAAAATTTGGTGATAGTGGTGGGATCATTAAGTGGCAAAATAACCAAGGTCGTTTCGAGGTTAGAACTAGTAATGACGGTGACTGGATGGAAATTGCAGGTAAAATCACAAACGCATCTTCTAGAAAGTACAAGCGGGACATTGAGGTATTCGAGGGAAGCGCAATGGATATTATCAATACCTCTGTAGCAAAAACGTACAAGTATAGAGATAGTGATTTAACACAGGTCGGTCTTATTGCAGAAGAAGCACCTCAAATTATTTTAGGTAAGAACGGAGACACAGTAGACTCCTATGGTATGGCAACACTGTCTTGGAAAGGGCTTCAAGAGACATATGCAGAACTTAGAAGTGTAAGGGAAACTCTAGCAGAAGTGCAGAGAGAGCTAATAAGATTAAAAATACAAATAGGATAGGGAGCGAACAAATAGATGATATACGATGGCTTACAAATTTACGAAAAAGAACTTATTATGCAAGGATTTAACAAGATGCAACCAAACAACCAAGATGCAACCAAACAACCAAGATGCACTAGTAAGTGCTATTGCCCGTAAACAAGGTATAACTCTGTGGCAAGTCAAACCTGAGGACATCTTAAAGTACCATAAAGAACTTAAAACAGCTATGATGGACGAGTTCGCTGACGTGTATATTAAGCTAGGGTTTAAATCGGTTAACGGGCATAGATATCGTTTAAATGAAAATGACCAAATTAACTTCTTAGGTAAGAAAGATTGGCTTCGTGACCACCCTGAAGCTACAGAGGTTCCGTGGAAAACAGAGGATGTAGGGTACATAGTGCATACAAGAGAAGACTGGTTAGTAGTACAAGCTGAAGCGTATACACACAAAGAAACTCAATTGTTCAAATACAACGAGAAAGTTACTGCTATTGCCGCTGCTACAACACACGAAGAACTTGTAGCAGTTTCTTGGACTGGTGAAGCACCAAATAAATAATAGATTCATATAGGAGGAAATAAAGTGGAACAACAATTACAACAACCACAGAATAAACCAATTAACCCGAAACACATCATTGACGAGCAGAGAGTGTCTATCTTCGACCTAATGAACGAGAACATTATGCTTAAAGCATATATTGCTCAGTTAGAAGAAGAGAAAGCACAGTCTCAGGAACCAAAGGAATCGGCAAAATAAGAAAGGTGAATAGACTATGACAACTGAAACGATCCAATCGGCAGATGTTATATTCTATAGACCTAAGAGTTTCATAGGCTGGGTGATTAGTAAAGTTACTAAGTCACCCTATAGCCATGTTGCCCTTGCTATCGACTCTGACACATTGATAGAAGCCAACAGGTTTATAAAAACGAGAGTCGTACCTATAGAGTATGACAAAAACATCACACATATTTATCGGTTAGATAGTTTAACGAAAGAGGAACAAGATAAAATCGTCTCTATCGCACTAAGCTACGAAGGTACTGATTACGACTATGCTCAGATATTTGAAATGTTCTTACGGATCGTACTTAACATTAAACGTACCCTGTTCAACAATCAAAAGAAACTTACCTGTTCTGAGGTAGTAGATAGCTCTTTCTATAAAGCAGGGATTAAGAGGAAAGACACAGAGTTCCTATATGACATCACTCCTGAAGAGTTATTGCAAAAATACTCACTACATAGAGTCCTTTAAGCCGAGGTTTTCCTCGGCTTTTCTTATATTATAAAAGAGAGGTGATAACACATGGGAATGTCAGATGGTAAAACAGCATTAACAAGAATTGCTTTCCAAGTAGGAAACAGATTCTTCCGATTCGCTATCAACCCTGAAAATATGACGTTTGCAAATCCACACCGTACAACTGCTTTAAAAACAAAGAGTAGGATCGTAATTGAGGATTTCCAAAGCGACATCCCTACGTACACGATTAGTGGTACAACAGGATTCAACCCCACAGGTAAAGCTTCAGACCGAGGGATTGCTAAGATAAAAGAAATGAAAGCCTTTCTACGAGACTATGCAGAGATTGGTGGTAACGGTAAGAAATCCGCAGATGATTTTTATTTCCACAACTTTACAAATGATGAGAGCTTTGTCGTCCACTTAGCTCCTGAAGGGGTTACATATACACAGGACGTTAACGCTCCACTAATGTTCCGATACGAGATTAAATTCGTGGTACTTAGAAAGTCTACCGATCCTGCCGATGACGATGTTGTGGCACCTGAGATTGGTAATAGATATCCTACAGTCGGTGGGGGAGGAAGTAGCTCAGGATCAAATCCTAACCAACGTCCCGACACAGATATTAACTTAGGTGGTGGAGGTCTTGTATGGCAGCCAAGCCCACTGTTCCCCCCAATAAGTGGTAGACCGAATACAGGTGGTAACGGAGGAAAGTACGACCCGAGTTCAGGTAATGATGACATCTATAACAAGGGTGAAGGTGGAGGTTATGTTCCAGGCACAGGACGTGACCCAGTTAACCCACAACGACCATCCAACCTATCATATGATTACGGTATGAACGGACTAGGATATAACATCGGTTATTACGGAAGGTGGTATTAAGAGTATGACAATTAGAAAGCCGTTAGACCTTGTTAGATTCGTCTCTAGCGTTCCTGTTCTTACTGATGGGACTATCCCATTAAACGAGATGGGAAACACACCACAGTTCGTCTCTAGCCTTTATACACCATCATTTAGTGTATCGGCTCTTGCAAGATTAACGTTAGAGGATATCCAACAAAATAAAATTGAAGTGATAAATGTACCACTAGACCCACGAACAATTGTAGCTCAGGTTATTAATAGTGATTTAGCTACGTATAACCCTCGTGTGTATGTTCTAGTGTGTGCCGTAGTGTTAGAGTCCTTCGCACTATTATATAGCCTAGAAGAGACTCGTACGAGCTTACAATACGTAACGAAGAAAGATATCTTGAAGATAAAGCAGAATATAAACTACATTGCAGATTACTTCGGTACAGAAAGAAAGTACCGTCCAATGATTGAGACTTTACGAGATATCGACATCTCTATCGGTTACTTAGAGAACCAAGTAGAGTCCGTTATGAATAGATGGGTGGTGAGATAATGGCTAAGTTTAAAAGAAGAATTATCGCAGATGGGGACACGATGCAAGCTATCGCACAACAAGAGCTAGGAGATGTGAGCCGTTGGGTAGAGTTAGCTCGGTTCAATGACCTACGACATCCGTACATCGTAGATACTGTAGCAGAGAAGCTAAAGAATCCAACACACCTACTAACTATCGGGGACACTCTACTGATTGAAATTTCTGAAAACTCACAAGAAGACTTGATGAACGTACTCAATCGTGCAACAGATTTCGATAAAGAGGAACTGTACGCACTAGCCTTAGGTAAGGATTTAGATGTACTTCCAATTCCGAAACCGTTTGGTAAATCAGGTTGGGATAATGATGTATTCGAAATGAAGGACAACGAAAGAGGAGATGTTGCTACGATCCGTGGAATCGAGAACTTAAAGCAGTCTCTATACATGCGACTAGTAACACCACTTGGAGGTTATCTAGGCTACCCACGATACGGCTCAAAAGTTCACGAGTATCTTGGTAAAAAGAACACAGAAGAGAACGCAATCCTACTAGACATCGAGATTGAAAGAACGTTGCGTACCGATGGTAGGGTACGAAGTGTAGAGAAAGTAGGTCATGTTATTGACGGTAACTCCTACTCAACTACTTTTAAAATCTACTCTATTGCGATGGAAGAAGCTTTCCTACTAGCACTATCAGGTGAGTTAGGTGTAGCAGGTTCATTAGTATTAACAGATAACTTCGTAGATAACATTATACGATAAGGAGGTTTACCCATTGAGATATAAACAAATGACAGAAATCTATGGGAGATTGGTAGACCATACGATTACAAATACAAATAAGATTAATGACTTCTCTATCGGTAGTGCAATCCGAGCGATGTACGAAGCTACTGCTAGGGAGATTGAGCAGCTATACATTTTAACAGAGGAGAATATCCGAGAAGCTATTGCGGCAGGAGTATACTCTTCATTCGGGTTCCAACGTAAACCTGCACAACGAGCATATGGTAAAGTCCAATTGGTCTTCCACAATGCCGTACAACAGACTTTACCTCTACCAAGGGGTACAAGGTTCACTTCTAGTTTAGCAGACTACACGATGACATATGAGACGGTAGAGGACTACTACGTACCACAAGGTGCAGTTACTGCCGAAGTACAAATATTCTGTACGATTTCAGGAGAGATTGGTAACGTACCAAACAACGTAATTAACATTATGATGACTCCCCTAGCAAACATCAAGTCTGTAACGAACGCACAAGCTTTCCAAACAGGACAAGACGAGGAGCCATTAGAAGAGTTGAAGTCTCGTTTCCGTGCTTATATCGAATCTCTAAGTAAGGGTACGATTCCTGCACTAGAGTATGGTACACGCTCCGTTGCAGAGATTTCAGGTGTATGGATTGATGAACAGACAGGTATCGTATATGTTTACGCACACGACCGAAATGGAGACCTTCCTGATGTTGTGAGAGACAAAGTAATTGCGACATTACAAAACTACCGAGCAGCAGGAATACCAGTTGTTGTACGACCTGTAGTACGTAAAGCAGTTAACATTGATGTTACAATAGTAGTAGCTGATAAAACTGCTATTACAAAGGCGCTACAAGATAAGATAGCGTCTGAGATTTCAAGATACCTTAACAACATGCAGACTTCACAAAGCGTAATCCTATCTGACCTATCTAGTGTGATTAAAGGATTAGATAGACGATTAATCTACGATATCACGTTTAACGATCCGAAAGCAAACGTAATCGTAGCAGGTAACGAAGTTGTTCGTGCAGGTACAGTTAAGGTTACTCTAGTATAGGAGGAACTTAAATGTCATTTCTAAAACATCTACATCCAGGGTGGAAAATCGGTTTACAAGATAAGACAAAAGTGAATGCGGCCATCCTAGATGCAATTGACCAAGAACTGAAAGTAGCGGAATCGGATATGATTGCTAGTAAGTTCGATTTATCTTTAGAAAGTGCAACAGGTCAATGGTTAGATGAATACGGAGATGTATTTGGAGTAGTACGACAGGACAACGAGAACGATACGGCTTACAGAGCACGAATCATTCAATACATCTTGTTAGACCGAGGTACTATTCCTGCTATTAAAAAAGCAATCCTAGCATTCCTAGGAGACCCAAATACATACGTAAACATCTATGAGCCATTCAATAATATCTTCTTCTTAAACAAGTCTAAGCTAAACAGTAAGGACTGTCTACTAGGAGAGTATTACACAAACGCAGTTATTGATATCTTCTTCGCAAACAACTTCCCTGTAGCCGTTATTGACATCGTTAAGAAGTTTAAGCCAGCAGGGGTATCAGTATTTTTAACAAGACAACCAAAAGCATATAATCCTGCGGTCCAACCGTTTAAAGTGAAACAAGGGACTGACCCTGTAGCAGAAGCAATGAAGATGCAAGCTAATAGGGACAGCACATACTTGTCAATTGGGGAATCTGCTATAATAGGTTATAAGAGGATTCACAAGATTATGTTAGCAAGACCTCTAAAAGATACAGAGAATGTTAACAACCCTCCATACCCAGTAGTAATGTATGGAAATAAACCATTCGTACTTGTTCCTAGAGACAACGCAGTAGCCGAAGGTGCGAAGTGGTTATACATAAATGTAGCAGTCGAGGACACGGACTTTGTGAATCAGTCCTACTCTAAAACAGGAGTCTACTTTAATCTTGTTCCTAAGGTAAGTAAAAAAGATACACTGTTACCTAGTGAAGTGACGAGTGCAGGTACATTACTAGTTTCCGAGACAAAGGATTCACAAGGTCGTAAGCTAGGACTAAAAATGGACGAACAATTCATGATTGAATTTACAGTATAAAGGAGTGAAACGTTTTGGCAGATATCATTGATTTAAGCGGTAAACCGTATTATGACCGATTCGATTCTAAGAAAGGTCGCTCTAAGGTTCTATTCCGTTCCGACAGACCATTACAACAAGCAGAACTAAATGAGATACAATCTATCGCAGAAGATAACTTAAAACGACTTGGGGATCGCGTATTCTCTGATGGAAACATTCAGACAGGTATGGCATTCACATTCGACAACATGGAAACAAAAACGAAGATTACGGTAGAGGATGGATTGCTTTACTTAGCAGGAAAGATTCTACCATTTAAGAAACAAACCATTCCATTCACAGGTAAAGGTAGAGAAGTGATTGGTGTGAAAGTCGTACAAAGAGTTGTTACATCAAATGATGACCCTACTCTATTAGACCAAACACAAAACGCTCCTAGCTATCTATCACCAGGTGGAGACCGATTAGAAGAACAGGTTGTATTAACATATAACGATGATAGTACAACCATGATTTACCGTTTTGACGATGGTAAGTTATTCATCGAACCGAACCGTCCCGAGTTCTCAGGTATCATCGAAATGATTGCTCAACGTGACAAAGAGACTTTAGGTTCGTACCAAGCCGAAGGATTTAATATGTGGGCAGAGAAAGGTAGAACTCCTGACACAATTGATGCCGTAGTTGATGCAGGTATTGCTTACGTAAACGGATACCGTATTCATAAACCTACTGCAACTCGTATAGCAGTTAAGAAGTCTTCAGATTTCCGTTCTATCGTACAAGAAGCAAGTACATATAAAGCATCTACAAGTAAGGTTAACGTAGGTAGCATCTTCGTAAAACAAATTAAGAATGTAGTAGGACGTACTTTAAGCCCTGCTGGTGGCGTTCAAATCTCAAAGGGTACGGTAGACGGTCGAGACGCTTTACCTGCCCAATACACGAACGTAGACGCTTCTACGGTGCAAGTATATGTAGGAGCTAAAGTATACAAACAAGGGACAGACTACACTATCGTACAAGACAGTGGTATCCAGTACGTAGATTGGAAAGGTACACTTAACGGTGAAGAACCTACACCAGGTACAACTTACTTCTTAACATTTGAGTATGACCGAGTAATGAAGTTAGGTACGGATTACAAAGTAGTTACAACACCATTAGGTGATACAACGCCTGGGGCAACCACTGTAATCGACTTTAACGTTGCAGGTGGAGTGAAACCGAAAGATGGTGGAACGATCCGTGTAGACTACGACTACTACCTATCACGAGAAGACATCATCACATTAGACGTTACAGGTAACTTCACAGTAATTGAGGGGCAGCCTGACCGTGAAGGTTTAACAAAGCAACCCGAAAACCGTGACCCGTTAACACTGAAAATCGGTAACGTTCACGTATACCCATTCTCTGACTTCGCAGAAGCTAAGAACACTGCCGTTATGCGTCTCCGTATGGAAGACCTACAACGTATGAAGACTCGTCTAGAGAACGTTGAGTATAACCAAGCTATGTTAATCCTTGAGAAGCAAGCTACGAAAACAGAAGACCCGTTAACACTACGTGGTGTATTCGCAGACCCATTTACAGACTTCACTAAAATGGATGCAGCTATCTCGTCAGTAGCTTTCTCATTCGATGACGCTACTATTACGATCCCAACAAAAACTCCTGATGACCAAAAGGTTAGACCGAAGTTCATGGAGAACGAGTCAGTAGCAAACTCTTGGGGCCGCTTAGTAACTGCACCGTTCACAGAGATTAAAGAGATTAGCCAACCCCTAGCTACAGAAGCTTGGAACGTTAACCCGTACATGGTATATAACAAGCAAGGTGTACTAAAGTTAACTCCTGAAACAGATAACTGGATTGATGAGAAACGTGTAACATTATACGAAGAAGACCACATCACAACAAGCTTAAACCGTTGGTGGATGCACCAAGGAGAAGGAGACCCAGCAGGTAAGGTTAGTGACTGGAATAAAGAGTTAATCGACAAGACACAACTTGAGGGTGGAATCCAGTGGAATGAATCTTCTATCGGTTGGAGAGAGAAACAAGAAGGATCGTTTTGGTCTTCTGCTCAAACAACTCGTAATGAAGTAATTGAATACATGCGCCAAATTGAAGTAGCATTCCAAGCAACGAACTTGAAACCGAATGAGAATAACTTATTTATGACATTCGATGGATAATAGAGTCGCAGTTAAACCAACAGGTGCAACACAACCAGGTAGTGACGCAGGTACAGTACGTTCTAACGCACAAGGAGAAGCTTCAGGTACATTCATGATCCCTACAGGTGTAAGAACAGGAACACGAGAAGCTACGTTACAGAATGCGAATAACCAAGCTACAACAACATTCACGGCTCAAGGTTCTGCAAAGATTACGACAGATACAATCACACGTACTCGTGTAACATTCAACCTATACGATCCACTTGCACAATCGTTCGCATTTCCACAAGCCCGAGTAATTACGAGTGTTGGAGTTTACTTCGGTTCTAAGTCTACTAAAGATAATATCATCATGCAAGTGCGTGGATTATCTGAAGGTGGTTTACCAAACCGTACGATTTACGCAGAGCGTGTACTAACTCCTGACAAGGTTATCGTTTCTGACGATGCTTCTAAAGAAACTCGTATTGCTCTTGATGATCCGTTAATGGTTAAGCCAGGAGAGAACTACTGTATCGTGTTCATTACGGACAGTGCCGATTACACAATGTGGTGCGCTACAATGGGACAAAAGACATTAGGTTCTAATCCACAAACTGTAATCTCTAACCCGTTCGTAAACGGTGTGTTATTCAGTTCTTCAAACGCAGTATCTTGGACAGTACACCAAGAGACAGATATGAAGTTCAATATCTACACTGCTCAGTTCGAAGAGGAAGGTATCATCGAATTTGATACAATGAAGAATATTGATTCTAATGGTATCCTGTTAATGGCTTCTTACTTAACACCTGATAACACAGGTTGTGTATGGGAAGTTAAAATAGTAAATGCTTCAGATGTCGGAACTGTATCTATTGATAGTGTACCGTGGATGCCACTGGTAAACTATGCAGGAATTGAAACACCGTTCGTAGTTGGTTTAGCTAAGTTACGTGCGAAGTTTAAGTCTAACCGATATATCTCTCCAATGCTTGTACTTGATGATTTACTATTCGTAAACTTCGTTAGTGCAACAAAAGGTGAGTATGTCTCTAAGACAGTTGACCAATCGGCAGCTCCGTTCAACCAAGTTACACTTGCATACGACTCAGCAGCACCAGCAGGAACTCGTGTTAAACCTTACTACTCGTTAGACCAAGGTGCAACATGGAAAGAGTTTACGAAAGCACCAACTACTACGAAGAGATCAGCAGAGTTCACTCGTTTCACATTCGTAGAGAAAGTTGCAAGTTCTGCAAGAGAGATTTCGATTAAGTATAAACTGGTACTTGAAGGGGATAACCGATTCCTACGTCCAAGGGTTAGACAGTTAACTGGTATGACTACGGACGCAATCTAAGGAGGGAAACACATGCCAACAGAACATCGTTGTCCAAACTCAGGGGCGTTAATATTCGTCCCTACTTCCTCTGAAAAATCTACGATTCAAATTGCTAGAGAATTTAAATCTAGTAAAGAGGAACTTGATAAGAAACTTGAAGATGTGGATAAGTTGAAAGAGGAATTGATGACCTTAATAGCTAAGGCTAAAGAGGAAAAATAAGCATAAAAAAGAAGAGGTGTTGATAGCACCTCTTTTAAATTTGTCCTTATTAATATGTGAGTCCGTATTTGGGAAATGGAAGATAAGGACGGTTCTAGTGTGAATTGTGGATGCAATCACAAACAAAGTATACTTGAACAATGTGAAACTTGTCAACACTTTTATAAATAATTATTTTTGACATATTTAAAACCCTTATAAATAAAGGATTCTTGACTAAATAGTACACTTTTTTGTCCTATTTAATTTTTAACATGGTACGTATATTATTATTTAAATATACTTAATTAATACTAATATTTAATATAAATAATAATTAATTATAAATACAAGCTAGTTATAATTTTAATATGACTAACTTCAAATAGAAAAGTACGATAATCCCTTATGTATCAACGGTTTAAAATATGACAGAAATTTAAAATTAGATGGTACATTCAATTGCTCACACTGTAGTCTTATGGTAAAATAGAGACATGGATATAAAGTAAATATCAAGGAGGAATATTATGGATTTAACAGGTGGCGTTCATACATACATATTGTTTGGTGACGAAATGAATAAACGTTTCAATTCAGGTGATGCTCCATTAGGACGTAAAGTAAAATACCTTAACAGAGGTGGATGGGACGGAGATAGAGAACATGCCAACCGTTACTTCAAAGAGAGAGATATTTTAACAGTTAAAGAGATTTACGTTGGGCGTTCAAGTTCCGATGTAGAGTTTGTGGAACATCCATACAAGAAATTTAACACAGTAATGTTCGAGGATATCAAATAGCGAAAGGATGTAATTGAATACATGAAAGTTACAGTAGACATTATGTACACGAGTGTAGACTTTCAAGGTGATACGCTCTTACAAGAAAAGGTTCATGACATGATGCACTTAGCAATGGGAATCAAAGAAGAAGGTGCATTCCACTCACGAGCATACAAGTCAGGTCACTGGGATGGAATTACTGACTTCTACGACAAGAAAGAGGACAAGTTCCATACAGGACTACTACCTCAATTCCTAGAAGGTATGCGTGCCCTGAAGAACCAGTACGCTAACCTTTCATACGAGATTGAAGATATCCGCCCTCCTCAATTGATGCACCATGACAGTATGGACGAAAAAATTGTACTGGGCAATGGTGACAAAGACCCAATTACTCTACGTGATTATCAATACAATGCAGTAAAGAAAGCATTAGAGTCCCAAGTACAAATTCTGAATCTTGCGACAAACGCAGGTAAAACGGAATGTGCTTCAGGGATCATGCAACAACTTCTACCCCACATTAAACGAGGAGAACGTATTGCATTCTTCTGTAACTCACGAGAAATCTTCCACCAAGGGGCTGAACGTGTAAGTAAACGTTTGAACTTGAAGGAGAGAGATATCGGTAAAATCGGTGACGGTAAGTTCGACATCAAGAATAAGAAAGTTGTATTCGTGATGGTACCGACATTAGCTAGTGCATTGAAAGACCCGAAAAAAGGATTAAGCTTCACACCGAAGGAACGGGTTATCAAGTTCATTGCAGAAGAGATTGTTCCTAAGTTCAAGGGTACAACGAATACAAGGCATCTAATGCGTAACTACATCAAGAACTGTAAACTCGATACACGAGTATGGAAAGATGCGGAAGAACAGTTAATGTACATCGCATACGATAACAAGTTCACTGATAAGTCTGCCCAAATGCAGTTGAATAAATACATAGTCGAGTTCGACAAAATCATGCAAAAGAAAAACAAGAAGAAGTATACGAAGTTTAAAGAGGTTTCAGAGTTCATGGATTCCGTTCGAGTAGCGATCCAAGACGAAGCGCACGAGATTAATGGTGCCACTATATTCGACACTATATCTCGATTACCTCATGCACAATACCGTATCGCACTAACAGGTACAGTTGACCAAAAGAATAAAATGCTATGGCAACGTATGCAATGTATCTACGGAAATGACTTGTTCAAGGTATCGAATGACTACTTAATCGAGCAAGGTGTATCATCTAGACCAGTCATCCGTTTGTTCCCAATCAAGGAGCCGAAGAATATTGATTTAGCCGATACATACTTAGAAGCGTACAAGCTAGGTATTGCTGAGAACGATTACCGTAATACAGTCATTGCAAGATGTGCTAGTTGGTACCTGAATAATAAACCAGGTGGAGTATTAATCTCTGTAAACCACATTGAGCACGGATTAAGAATACAACAGATTCTGAAAGAGCAGTTCGAAGTGGAGAGTGATTTCACAAACGGCAGCTTACATATGGATGACCGAAATGAATACTTACGTAGATTCAGTACAGGTGAATCACGAGTACTTATTGCTTCCAGTATTCTTGACCAAGGGGTAGATATCCAGTCTATCGGAATGCTCCTCATGTCAGGTGGAGGTAAAAGCTTACGTGTCAACTTACAACGGATCGGACGTGGATTGCGACTAAATGGTATAGACGGTAATACAGTCCAAGTGTTCGATTTCTTTGATATGACACACAAGTACCTGTTAGACCATAGCAAGGAACGACTAAAGATTTACAAAAACGAGAACTTTGATGTCCGAGTAATGGAATAGAATTTAGATATTGCATTCGTTATAGTATGTGTTATACTGTAGTTACAAAGCAACAAAGGATTAAACCAAGGAGGAGAACCAATGGAGTGCGGAGTGTACTTAGAATCGTCAGTAGTAGGTATCAAGCCTAAAGTATTGGATTTTTTAACAAAGTTAGTAGAGAAAGCGAAACAAGCAAGTGAGTACGCTATCTCATTCACAAAGAGAGAGTTGTCTAACGATATGGGACAAGATATACGTACCACACATCGTTACTTGCAAGAATTAGAGAATAAAAGAATCATCGAGTTAAAAGCGAAGAGAGGTCGTGGGGGTGGAACAGTAATCATGTTCAACCCTGACCTTATTCGTTTTGAAACATCGGATAAAGCACTCATCAATTCAGAGGAGCGTGTAACCATTGAAGATGTTTTAGAAGAGAAGCTGCCGAAGAAGCAGAAGGAACCAAAAGAAAACAAACGTAACCGTAGAACGAAACAACAGTTATTTGAAGCACAGCTTCTACGTTCCGAGCAACAAAAGAAATTAGACGAGTTAAACGATGAGTTAGACAATTGTGGAAATCATCCGAACTGGGAGTGGTTCCAAAAAACAGAAAACCCAGTAGGTGATTACCGTACATACTTAATCACTCGTTTATACAACCGTTATGCAGTTCTATTCACAGATAAGAACAACTTCAATGTCGCAAACGGTTTAGAAGAGGGGAACCCAGTTCCTACAGTAAGCAGTGGGTATGACGTATTACCTGAACGATTCTACGGATCGTCACGTTGGCAACAATTTGCAAAGTTCCGTGAGTTCTGCGAAGAAAACAACATCGACCCTGCTGTATATTTATCTGCACAGTTCAACCGTTCTATCTTCGATAGTTCCCGTAGAGGTAACAAAAAGATGCTTCCATTCACGAACGCATTGATGAGTGATACGTCTTACGATGTATACAATCAATACTGCTCATACCAAAAATCATACAGTGGCGCATACACAGTGTACCAAGAGTACAAAGCGAAGTTCATGAATGACTTCGTAGTTGTAGCTATTCGTGACGCCTACGAGACTGCTGAAAAAGGCACAGGGTTACTGCAATACGCAACAACGATTAAAGAGTTTTTACGTGGTGAGTTCGCTAGTGATAGAGCAGACGCATTAATTGATTTCTACGATATGACTAGTGAGAACCTTGTAAACCAAAAAGTGTCATTTAAAACTCGTAACACGATTAAGAAGTTCCTTGTGTTACAGTCATTGATGCAACTTGAAGGAGAGCAAGTATTACCTCGTTACGTGATTCTTGGTTCTGAAATGGCACAAATTGCGTTAGCTTCTGTTAACGATCCATCTAAGAGCAGAGAACAAGTTCGTGAAATTAGGGAGTTCATCTTAGGTGCGCTTGTAATGCCAAATGAAAAGAAAGAAGTACAGAAGCAAGTAGGTGGACAATTGTATTACGAAATGGTTGCCCTTCACGAAACTCGAAACGTACTACAATTGATTGCGGAACGAAAAGGTTTAGCGTTAACTTTAGCAGACCTTCAAGAAGCATTCAGTGAGTACGGAAAAGAGAAAGTTCCTGTAGACGAGTTCTCTATGCTAGACATTACACAAATTGTCGAGTTCATTAATAGAGAACAATCATATCAAGATGTAGTAGACCACAAAGCTATTACAGACAACAAAGACTGGGAACTAGTAGGTAGTGTACAACCGAAAGCAGACATGGACAAGTTGATTACTAACTTCTTCGGATAATACGGAGAAGTTATAGTACTGTTTACAAAGTAGGACAATCATGATATAATGCAACACAGACGCAAGTACAAGGAGGAGAAACAATGGAATCACCAATTATGACCCAAATATTACGAAAGGCAATCGAGAACCCAATCTTCGCAAAAGAGGTTCTTGCAGTGGCTCCCTTGACAGTGTTCGAGGGTTCACCTGCTTATACCGAGTTAGCAGGTATTGTAAAACGGTATTACCAAACGAACAACAAGCCTTTAACAGAAGATGCATTCCTTACATTGACGGAAGATAAACTGGACCGCATGAAAAAGGATGCACTGACACAACAAGATTACTTCGGTAAGATTCATTATCTGTACGAGGTACGCAACAGTGGGGACAACGATGTTATAGACGAGAAGATTGAAGAGTACATAAGACAAAAGATGTCGATTGACCTTCTAACCAAGGCCGCAACGAACTTAAAGAATAAAGAGTTTCTAGAGAAGTTACCTGATGAATTTAAAAAGATTCTTATGTTAAACATTTCAGGTAAACGTAATGAAATTATCAACGTATTAGATGACGCAGAATACAAGCGCACATCTTTAAGTACGTTATTCCAAAACATGATTCCAACTGGATTTAAAGAGATTGACCATCTAAACGGTGGTGGATTAGCAAAAGGTGAGTTGGGATTAATTGTAGCAGCTTCAGGTACAGGTAAAACATTAGTACTTACCAACCTAGCTACTAACTATACGAAGAATGGTTACAACGTACTATTCATTGCATTAGAGGAACTTGAGAACCGTATGATTCTGAAGTTCGAGCAATCGTTACTACGACAAAACAAGAGTACAATTCTTACAGGATCGGTACTGAACCAAGAGCAGTTCGATAAGAGACAAGCTTTCATTAAACAACACCGACAACATTTCGGTAACTTGTTCTTTGCTCGTTACTCTCCACAAGCAGTTACTCCTGCTAAGATTGAACAATTGATTTCGGATTTAATGATCCGTGAAGGTATCCAAGTAGACGCAGTTGTAGTCGATTACCCTGAGTTACTTCGTAACCCACGTTCTACTGGTAATGAAGCAGAAGATGGTGGACGACTATTCGAAGAAATGAGACGTATTGCCCAAGACTATAACGTGGTAATGTGGACTGCCGCACAGATGAACCGTACGGCTTACTCTGCTTTAGTTCGTACTGCCGAGCACATGGAAGGTTCTCACCGTAAGAAGAATGCGGCCGAGCTAGTATTAACAGTTAACCAAACCCCTGAAGAGTACCAAGCAGGATTCATTCGTTTATATGCGGATAAAGTACGTAACCCACCTGAAGGACAGTACAATAGAATGCTAGGTTTCAAGGTTGTAGGTAGTGCCCAAACTGTACGAGACTTTGAGAGCGAACAAGAACGTAAGGAGCACCAGTACGTATTGGAAGCTGCCGATGAAGCACGAGACGCTATGTTCAAGTCAAAACGTAGAGACAGTAAGGACAATACACCTAAGATTGACTATGCAGGGGAAATCAACCAATCCTTACAGAATATGAGGGGGTAACATGTATTGGCTAAGAAATTTGTTGTTTTCGGAGATTACCATTTACATAACTTCGCAGATTATGCGAAACCAGTGACTGCCACATTGTACGGACAGGAATTAGAAGTTACGAGATCGTCTAGTAGCGCATGTTAAAACAATAGACAAGCTATTTGAAATTGCTCACGAGAATGACGCAGACGTAATATTCGTAGGAGACTTCTTCCACTCCCGTTATAGTATCCCAACCTTAGTATTTAATCTAGGGTTCGATGCTATTTACGAGAACATGCAGAAGTATCCGAATACTAATATGTACATGATTGTAGGAAACCATGACCAAAAGGATAACTCACGATTTCCTGTACATAGTTTACGATCCTTTAGAACGATTGACAGAGTACATGTGCTAGATGAGTTCCGACCAATGGACATTGGTTCTTGTGTACTGTATCCTGTTTCTTATTCGGACGATACAAGATTCTTAAAAGAACAAATCGTTCAATATGCTCAGGACGCAAAACTGCAAGACAAACCAACTCTACTACTGGGACACATCGGTATAGATGGTAGTGAAACAGGACGATACAGTCACAGACTAGAAGGTGCATTCAAAGTAGGGGACTTATTCCCTCACATCTTTACATATGGTTTATTTGGTCACTATCATAAATGGCAGTTTCTAGCAGGACTACTCCACTTCCTTTACACAGGTAACACAATCCAAACCAGTTTCTCAGATGAGGGACAAGACAAAGGTGTGTGGCTAGTAGACGTGGAGAACATCGGTAGACCACAGTTCATTCCGATACAAAATAAAAAGTTCATTACGTTAACGGAGGTTCCTGCTAACGCACAAGAAGTTATCGACAATAATTACGTACGTTTTGTCGTCCCTCAATCAGTAGCTACAGAGATAGAAGTGTTCAAGGAGAGTACCGATAATATCCGAGTAGAAGTGCAGAGAGAGTACAAATCAGATTTACGTATTGACATTGAAGTCGGGTCGGATGAGCATACAATCGTAGAAGCATATACGGAAAAGATGTATCCACACGTAACGAGTATAGCACTAGATGTACTAAAAGAAGCCAAAATGAGACAGACGGGTTAGTCCTTAGGACTAGCCCTTTTCGTCATTGACATAACACACTCTAAATGATACAATGAGGTTACAGAAATGTATACACGAAGAAGGGAGATATATCATGCAGTGGGACAAGTTAATCGTGAAGAACTTCCTAGCCATTAATGAAGCTACGGTACCTCTACATAACCAAGGATTAGTCCTGATTGACGGGATTAACGAGAGCGATCCGAAGTTTAAAAGTAATGGCGCAGGAAAGAGTACACTAATCCCTGATGCTTTATCGTACGCCCTGTACGATATCACAACTAAAGGGGATAAAGCAGATGATGTTATAAACAATAAAGTGGGTAAGAATACAGAAGTAATTCTTATCGGTCGTAAAGGTGAAGATACATACAGAATCGAACGTTACAGAAAACATACAAAACATAAGAACAAAGTGAAATTGTTCCGAAACGATACAGAGATTACTGGTAAGACAGCACCAGTAACAAACAAGTTAATCGAAGACCTTATCGGAGTACCGTATAACACCTTCATTAACAGTATCTTGTTTGCACAAAAGTCGGACGGTTTAGGATCGTTCGCAGTACTTCCTGATTCACGTAAGAAAGAGATTCTTGATAGTCTACTAAACTTAGACATCTACTCGTTAGCACAAAAGGTCGCTAAGGAAAGAGTAGCATCTAAGGAACGTGAGATTGACGAGAAGAAGCGTGAAGGGGACAAGCTAGAATGGAACCTACAACAAGTCGATGTACTAGAAGAACGGGAGAAACAACAATACGAAAATACTCGTGCTCTGATTAAACAGGAACAGAAGAATTTAGCAGACACAATTAAACAGCTAAATGACTATCCTGCAAAGTTCTTCCCAGTTGTGGATAAGTGCCGAGAAGAAGTGGAAAGGCTTACGAAGGAACGAGACGAGATGGCTACAGTCGATATCTCAGCTTATCAGAATGACGTAAACCAAAAGCAACAACTTGTAATGGCTACGAAAGCTGAGATTAATAGACTGACAAAAGAAAAGGCAAGCATTGTTACGAACTACAAAAAAGTAGAGATGAGTAAAACGTGTCCAGTGTGCGGTAGTGAGTTAGATAGTACACACCGTGAACAGGAATTAAACTCACTAAAGGATCAGCTACGACAAGTACTAATCTCCTTACAATCTTTAGAGCCACTACTACAACAACACGAAACAGAGTATCAAGCAGCTTACGAAGTCTTCTCACAGCACAAGGATGTACAGAACCGAGCGATGGAAGAGTACCGTAACATCTCAGTTCGGATTCAAAAGAACGAGCAAGCGGTCCAACATTACGAAACGAATCTGAAAGCACTCAAGGATAAAGTAAAACATATCTCTAGCACATTAGAGAAGCTTATGAGCATCCCTAAGCCACAGAAAAAGGATTCGGATAGGGAAGGTATTAAAGAACAAATAACGGCTCACAAACACTCTCTCGTGGCTTTAGAGAAAGAGAAGTTAGAGTTAGAGGATGTAGTGAAGGTGTACTCGAACGAGGGAGTTAAATCTCACGTACTTGATTTAATCACACCAGTCCTTAACGAACAAGGAAATACATATCTTGCACAATTAGCAGGAAGTAACATGGAACTGAAGTTTAGCACACGTACACCGAAGAAGGACGGAGGATTCTCTGAGAAGTTTGATGTACAGTTAATCAACCGAGCAGGTGGAGACAAGTACAAGTCTAACTCAGGTGGAGAACGTAAACGAGCAGACTTAGCTATCTCTCTAGCAATACAAGATTTAGTATTAGGTAGTACGAACTTAATAGTTTACGATGAGGTATTCGATGCACTAGACGAAGTAGGAGTAGAGAACGTAATCGAACTACTGAAAGAGCGTGCAAAAATTATCGGTACGGTATTCGTAATTACACACAACCAACACTTTAGTAATCTATTCGAAAAACGGATTACAGTGGTAAAAGATAAAAACGGTATTTCAACATTAAAAGAAGGGGAAGGAAAATCATGAAGCTAATTAATATTTCGGAAAAGGAGATTCTGTTAGAACTGAAAACAACAGATAAGAAGACAGAAGAAGTTTGTCTGCCCAAAGATAATATCCATTTTTGGTACCCGTTCAACATTAATTTCTACTACAAGTATTCAAGTGCAAAAGGGTATATGTACTTAGTTCAGGATAAGCATTACGAAGGAGCTAATATCTATCAGACTACGATCCTAAAACGCACAAAGAAATTAATGAAGCATGAAGGGGTTCCATTGAATCTACCAGTATACGAAAGAAACAGTTACATAATGGCTAAAGCATTTGAGTTAGGTATTCCGACTAGCGTACAGGATTACACGAGTGAGAGCGTACAGCATGGGTTCGATACACTAGCTGCTATTATGGGAGATTTAAGAAACGAGATTGAAGACCGATATGTGAAAGCAGTCGGTAAATCTAGTCCACCTGTTAACACAGAGAAGTGGGATAGAGAAATGTACAAACACGCTACAGAAGAAGAGTTAGCAGAACTACAAGAGTACGGTGAAATGTACACAATGCTTTCTGTAATGAGAAAGTTGGTGCAGTGATGGATAACAAAGACTATGAACGACATGCGAAACAAGAAGCAATTAAGTTTGAAGTTGGGAGCCTACTAGTACTAAGAAAAATGTACCAACAGTACCTAAATAACGAAATAGATAAGTACCAACTCACTAACTCGATTGTAGCGCATTGTAATGTGTACGGAGGAGACCCACGTTCAATAGCACTTAATTTCTAAAAAGGAGAATGTACTATGTTTATGGACTTACTAGAGGAGGAGCTAGGGGAGTCTAAACCAGCAGGTAATGAGACAAGGTTTAACTGCCCATTCTGCCTAAATACAAAACATAAATTTTATGTAGAGAACGCAGACTTAGGACGATGGATATGCTTTAAGTGTTCCAAATCGGGGAACCCTGTATCGTTCGTTATGCAATACTATCACGTTGACTTTGAAGAAGCTAAGGAAATTCTACTAACCTACGATTATGACGTAGAAGAGTACAAGAAGCAACGAACATCATTCTCAAGTTACGGAGCAGGAGGACTCACAGAGGAAGAGAGACTGCTCCTATATATCACTCGGGGAGGAGAACCATTAGAAGATGAGGTAGAGAAGATTAACTACACATGCCCGAGACCTCCTACGAACTGTAAATCATTAATGGAGAACTTCAATAACCCTGAAGCATTCATCTTCTTCCAGTACTTACAAGGTCGTGGTGTGACACTAGAAAATATCAGAGACCACAATATATCCTATGTTACATACGGGGAAGTAGAACTAGTGGATGGACGAAAGATGAACCTAATCAATCATCTTGTATTCTTCACGTTCGATGTGAATGGTGTACCTGTTTATTGGAATACTCGTAGCATTGATCCAAACCCGTTCATTAAGTCATTCAATGCTCCTGCAAAACCGACAGAATATTCTAAAAATAATACGGTTTTCAATCTAAACAGAGCACGGTTTTATGATAAAATAGTAGTTACTGAGGGTGTATTTAACGCAATGACAGTAGGTTATCATGGAGTTGCAACCTTCGGTAAAAAAGTTACAGAAGAACAGGTTAAGATGATGTTAGAAGCAACATCACATTTTAATACACCAATCTACTTGTTCCTCGATAAAGATGCTTGGAAAGAGATGATACAAGCTGCTCATACGATCCATCGTATTGATCCTGCTAGACCAGTGTACTACGTAAACAGTCCAACAGACGAAGATGCGAATGACATCGGTACAGAGAGATGTTACGAATGGATTTCAAATGCGTTTTTAGCAGATGCTCAAGGAGATTTACAGTTACAACTATTAAACATGTAGGAGGAAAACAAGTGGAGCACAAATTTAAAATGTACGATTGGGACGAAGGTTGTTTCTACATCATTCCGAAAAACAATATTGTAGACGCAATACACTATGCTTGGAATTACGAGTTCGATGTCTACGACAGAGAAACAGGAGAGCTAATCTTCTCAGGACAAGAAGACGATGACTTCAACTCAGAGATGTTGGAACCTTACGGGATACGACTTATTGAAAATGGTACACATCGCTGCTTACAAACGATTGAGACAGGTGAAATTCATTTAGCGGAGTGGCAATAATGATTGACAGTATCAAACCTGTATGCTAGAATACTAGTTATAGTGAAGATATTAGGAGGAATAAATAAATGGATACGTTGAAACCAGTAGAAGAATTGGAAGTATTATACATAGCACCACCAGGATTCGAGCCAACGAATGCTCATGGCGATGATTTTTGCTATGACATCAAAGCGTTAGAGGGTCGCTTAATCCCACAAGGAACGTTTAAATCAGTACTAGTACCAACAGGGCTAAAGACTGCATTCGTTACTAAGTACGGTATGAAGCTAAACACTCGAAGTGGCTCAGGATACCATACACCAATTATCCTTTCAAACTGCACAGGTATTATCGAAGGATCGTATCGTGGTTACATTGGTGTACTATTACGCAACACATACCAAGATAACTCAGTGGTAGACTTCGTATTTACAACGAAAGGTGAACGAGTTCCTTTGTCTGAAGTACCTGAATCGGTATTACAGAACGCTCGTGAGTTCTATGAAGAGGATTCAGTAAACTTAGGCTACCCTAAACCACTAACACTAGAAGATTACGAAAGAGAGTTTGAAGCGTGGGAGAGACGTTGGCATGGTGTCGATATCCACGGTGCAGTATCCGGTATCCACGCTAAGTTACAACGTGGAGAAATGTTAACAAAAGAGGAAGCAGACCTTTGGACAGACCGTAACGCACCTCAACCTGAAATTCAACATCGCTTATTCGTAGACTTAGTACCACGAGGAACTGTGTTTGTTCAAGAGGGAGAACGTATCGCACAGATTCACTTCCAAAAAAGTGTGAAGATAAAGTTAACTGCAACAGACGAACTACCTGATAGTGTTCGTGGCGAAGGTAACTACGGTTCAACAGGTTCCAAATAATAAGGAGTGAAGCTTATGAGCCAAACACCTAACAGTAATAAGATTCTCGAATACATTGAGGATATCATCTATTTGAAGCGTAACCACGATGGACAAGGGCTATTAGCCCTCCAACGTGAAGGAAAGGACAAGCAGGTATCACTTGAAGAAGTGGGTTTTGCATTCATGTCTATCATGGATGACTTTACCCACTATGTTGATGCTTCACAAGGATTAATGGAGATGCGCTTTAAAGCGCTCGTAGACTCTCTAGACGAGGAGACAAGGGCTAAGGTACTCCAACAGTTCGAAGAAGCAGGAGACGACCTATTACATACGATAAAGGAGACTGAAGATAATGGCAAAGGAAACTAAAGTAGTAGCGTTAACAGATGAGGAATTAGAGTTATACGCTAATTACGTATTCTCAGGTAAGGTAGAAAAAGAAGAGGACGAGAAAGCAATTGAGGAATTGAAGCAACGTTCTGTTACATTAGAGGATGCGACTACAATCGCAAAAATGTTATCCACTCAAGTTGCACAACAAATCACTCACCAAATGGTAAACATTATGGAACGAGTGCAGATTCAAGAAATTGTTCTTGAGAAACTAGGTGCAAACGGTAAAACAAAGAAAGACGCAAAAGTGAAATACAAGAAACAGATTGAAGAACAGAAAGAGAAACTTATCAAGTTACAATCTGAAATGGCTGAGACGTTAGAGAAAGAGGAAGCCTAATGGCTCCTCTAAAGGCGATATGTCTAAAGACCTTTCGTTTAAGGGATGCAAGTGGTTCTGTAGGTGTATTCTGTGAAAAAGGTAAAACGTACAACATTGTAGAGTACAGTGAAGACCTAATGACACTTGAACTGGAAAAGGAATCTTGTTACCAAACAACTATTAACGATCCTGACTTCCTAGTACATTATGAGGAGGACAAGTAACATGGCATCAACTGGTAGAGGTAGTAAGACAAAAGGGTCAGGCTATGAGTTAAAAACAGCCAAGACTCTAGCAGCTTGGAGTGGGGAACAGGTACATAGGGTTCCCCAATCGGGTGCAGGAGGACACACATGGGGTAGCGATAGTCGTATGAATGGTGACATTGTATTCCCTGTAGGAAGTAAAAATCCTTTTGTATACGAATGCAAGAAGCGTGAAGGGTGGGAGATGCATCACCTATTCCTAAATATCGGTGAAATTAAAACATGGTGGGAACAGGTTGTTACAGATGCTCGAAGAATGAAAGAGCACGGTATGGCTCCATGTCTCATCTTTTCTAAGAACCGTGATAAGGACTATGTGTTAATTCCGTACCTTCCTGAAGTATTTAATAATCTACTAATAAATAAGCACCCAGTATCATTACAACGGGTACGTTACAATAATATCCGTGGAGAAGAACAAAACTTTGATACGATTCTAACTACGTTAGACGGATTCACTTCTTTTGCTCCTCAGGAATTATTCGCACTGTATCAAGATATAAACTGGGATATGCATAATGCAAGTTAATACATAAGTCTGAAAGGGGCATACACAGAAAATGGCAGAGGTACAAATTATTAACCGAGGTAATTTTATTGAGTTTTACGATCCGAAAAAGGTAGAGAACTATCTTCGTAGGTACACTCCTGAGGGAGTAAACGTAAATAGTATCGTAGGAAGTGTAACAGAGTTCGTAGAGTTAGAGGAGAACGTTACAAGTCTTAAAATCCAACAAGAACTCTACTCTATTACAGAAGGTTTAATCTCCGTACGTGAGTCGTATTGGCAAGACGTAGCAGGATGTATTAAAGCAGATATCCTACGTAAAGAGGTATACAACAACCGTGGCTTTGAAACTGGTTTAAAACGAGTTCTAGAGTTAGGTTACGAAGGAGAACAGTATGCAGACTTCTTCAAGAAATACTCTGACGAAGAGATTGCAGAGTTAGAAAAACATATTAACGAAGACAATGATTACTTCGTAAACCATGTAGGTGTACATATTGCTTATGACCGTTACACAACTTCAGTTCCAGTTAAGAAAGAACAGAACGGTAAAGAAATCACTGTAGGCGTTAAGAAGATTGAAACACTTCAAGAACGTTACATGATTGTCTCAATGTTCCTACATCAAAACGAAACAAAGGATCGTATTGCAAAAGTTATCAGAGGTTATAATCGTACAGGTGCTACAGACTTCACTCCTGCAACTCCGACATTCATGAATAGCGGCCGACCGAACGGTAACTTATCATCTTGTTTCGTAGGTATGACAGACGACTCATTAGACGATATCTACCGTGAAGCAGACCAATTTGCGAAGGTTTCTAAAAACGCAGGTGGTTACGGATTATACTTCGGTAAAGTTCGTTCATTAGGTTCTAGTATTCGTAAGAAGCCAGGTCTAAGTTCAGGTGCAGTACCATTCATGAAACTATTTGATGTAACGGCAGGTACAGTAGACCAGCAGTCAAAACGTCCAGGAGCAGTTACAATCACATTAGATGTGTGGCACCGTGACACTAGTTCATTCTTAAAAACACCTTTAGATAACACAGTACTAGAGAAGCAAATGCATAAAATCTTCTTAGCAGTATCTCTCCCTGATTTATTCTTCCGTAAGTTACAGAAGAACGAACAGTGGTACCAATTCGATCCGAAAGAAGTACAAGACATCATGGGATGGGGTTTAGAAGACTGCTATGATGAGAGAAAAGATGGTGGAACTTTCTCAGAACGTTATGAGCAATGTGTACAAGCATACAAAGCAGGTCACTTACAGTTAGTAACAATTACAAACCCACTTACGATCCTAGCGGAAATTAACAAAACACGTATTGAAAAAGGACATCCGTTCTTATTCTTCCGTGATGCAGTTAACCGTGATAATGCGAATGGTGGTATGATTTACTGCTCTAACTTATGTACGGAAATTGCAATCCCAATGTCAACTCCTGCAATCGTTACAGAGAAGATTAAGAAAGACGGAGAAGACATCATGGTTCAATATACACGACCAGGTGACATCCCAACTTGTAACTTATCTTCTACCAACCTTAGCAAAGTAGCGAAGGTGCGTATCGCAGGTGGAGATTGGAGAGCATACTTAGCAGAACTTATTCCAGTTCAGTACCGTATGTTAGCTAACGTAGTATTACTAAACGAGCAAGACGAAATGCCACAAACGAAAATCAGTTCTCTTCGTAAGCGTGAAGTAGGATTAGGTACTATGGGTCTAGCTCATGCACTAGCAATCTCTCACATTGCTATCGACAGTGAAAAAGCTCTTGAATGGCAAAATGAAGTATTCGAAGAAATTGCTTACCAAGTAATTAAAGCAAGTATGGAACTAGCGAAAGAAACTGGTGACATCGCTCCTCACTTCCCTAAAACAAAGTGGGCAGATGGTAGCTATATCGAATACAAGTTTAAAGCACACAGTGAAGATAAAGAACGTTGGGAAGCTCTTAAACAAGACATCATTAAATATGGGCTGTATTCTACAATCCATATGGCTACGGCACCAACTGAAACTATCTCTTACATTGCGAATACAACGGCAGGTAATGATCCTATCTACGGTAAAGAGTATACGTTAGAGAAAGCAGGAATCAAAACGAACATGGTAGCTCCTGGAATCGGTATGGACAACATCTTCTACTACAAAGATGCGTTCATCATCAAGAAGGACATGTTCCTAAAAGGCGTAGGTATTCGTCAACGTTGGATCGACCAATCTATCTCAACTAACTTATACTACATCAAGGACAACCTACAAGCATTCGACATGATTCAAGATTATATCACTGCTTGGAAAGAGGGAGCTAAAACAATCTACTACCATCGTTCACAAACAACGAAAGCTTACGAGCTTGCTTGTGAGTCATGCGCTGGTTAATAAGAAATACACTGTACAGACTTGCTTCTATAGTAAGTCTGTATTATACTATAACTGTGACTATACATATAAAGGAGTTAGAACCATGAAAGCAGAAAATAGAACGAAAATTAAATTACTACAACCGAAGAAGAGTATGTTGTACCCTAGTAAAATACTAGCAAATGACGGAGTTAATAGTCTGAACTGGAATGATATTCGTTTCCCTCAGTTCCACACGTTCTACGATAAACTGTTAGCTAATTTTTGGCGTGCAGAATCAGTTAAAATGAGCAAGGATGACCTTGACTATAAATCAGCACCCGAGAAAATTCGTAAAGCATATAACTTAGGATTAGGTAACTTAACTGCAATTGATGTTGTTCAGACACGTATGGCAGCTATTCTATCGGCCGCTATTACCGATCCTTCGATTAGTGCATGTTATGCCGTAGCATCACAACAAGAAGCAGTACATACACAGTCGTATTCGTACGCATTACTGGACAAGTTAGACAAAGCAGAACAGAACCGTATCCTGCGTGAAGCCGTAGCAGACCCTGTAGCGCAAGAACGTAATAGCTTAGTAGTAGAAGTCCTAGAAGAGATGGAAGACGCTTATAAGCTTTATGTGTTCAACGAAATGACTGCTCATGAGTTCTCTAAATACCTAGCACGAGGACTAATTGCAATGTCAGTATTAGAAGGAGTAAACTTCTATTCTACATTTATGATGTTCTACTACATCCAACACCGTTATAGTATCCTAGATGGTACTGTAAGTATCATTCGTTACATCCATAAAGATGAGTTCCAACATACTTACCTGAATGGTCATACACACCGTGCTCTATTAACGGATTACAAAATGACAGAAGAGGAAGAAGCAGAACACATCGAGTGGGCTACTAACTTTATCAAGGAGAACGTAAAGCGTGAGATTGCTTACGGATTGGATTTATTCACTACAATCAACGTACGTCCTACAGAGATAGAAACATATATTACTTGGTTAGGTAATGTACGTGCTCAATCTCTAGGTCTACCATTACCGTTCCCTGATGAGAAGTTCGCTGCTAACGAGAACCCGATCCCTTGGATGAAAGCATTTGACGATAGCCGTTTAGACTCAGGACAGAAGCAAGACTTCTTCGAGAAGACCGTAACGCAATACGAACAGGCAAGTGCAACCAATACAGAAATGAACGTAACAGATATCAGCAAGCTACAGTTCTAAGAGAGGAAATTTCCTCTCTTTTTTTTTATTTTTATTGTTGACTATTGGACAACTCACATGTTATAGTAATTATAGAAGTTAAGAAAAGGAGTTGTTACAAATGAAAGTATTAACGAAAGAGCGTTACGGTAACTTTGAAGTGTTCACAGAAAATTTTAGTATGGAAGTGTCCATACACATTGAGACAGGTATAGTGAACAAAGTAGAAATCAGTGAATCGGCTTTGTTCAACCAAGCAGTAACGATCCAAGAACTAGATTCATTTGTTGGTAAGGCAAGAGCAGAGTACCGCAAGTTTATGGGTAAGAAATACGTAGATAAGTTTACTATAGGAGGAGAATAATATGAAAATGCCTTGGGAATGTGAAGATTGTGGTCATAAAGAATTAGCAAGTCCGTTTATGACATTCGTGTTATGTCCTGAATGTGATTCTATAAACTTCTTCCACGGTTCGATAATCGAGGAAGAGGAAGAAGAAGTGGACGAGCATGTAACTGTCTTCGAGGATCAATACGGAGAGAAGATTACAGTTGTAAACGAGATAGATGACGAGGGTGACATTAACTTGTTACCTTCCGATAGAAACTTATTTTTTAGTAAAGAAGAAGCTATTGAACTAGCAAAACATATTTTAAGAATTTGTGGGGAGGATTCGGAATGAAACTGAAGCATTTAGTACTCGATTACATTAATACGATTAAAAATCGAGACTGCCACCATTACGTTTCATACTCGTATCATGAACTGGATAAGAAAGCTCGTGAAATTGAAGAAAAAATCATGGAAAAATTAGAGGAGGAAGAGTAAAATGAAAACAGTAGATTTAAGCGTAACAGGTATGAGTTGGATGGAAGAGAGAACAATCTTATTAACACCGTATGGTAGCCGTTTATACGGAACGGACACAGAGAACTCGGATTGGGATTTCAAAGGAGTTTGTATCCCACCAAAAGAGTACTTCTTAGGACTAGAGACATTTAATGAGTATAACAACACTGGTGGTAAAACATTCAAGAACACGAAGGACGATGTTGACATCAATATCATTCATGTAAGTAAGTTCGTAAAAGATGCTATGCACGGAGTACCGAATAACATCGAAGTATTATTTGCTAGAGAGCAAGACTATATCATCTTGACTGAACTTGGACAAGTCCTACGTGATAACCGACACCTGTTCCTATCAAAACAAATCATCACGAAGTTTGGAGGGTACACACGATCCTTAACAAACAAGCTGAAGAATGGTGCAGGTCGTCAAGAGTTAGTCGAAGAGTTTGGTTATGATACAAAGAACTTTATGCAAGGTGTACGACTACAGTTGTCTGCAATCGAAATCCTAGAAACAGGTGATTACAGTACATACCGTCCTGAGCGTGACTTCTTACTAGGATGTCGAAACGGGGAATACACTCGTGAGCAAGCACTAGCATTAGTAGAATCATATGATGAGAGGTTACAAGTAGCGCACGAGAATTCGAAGCTGCCTGAGAAACCTGACTATAACAAAATCAACGGTATGTTAATGGCTATCAATGAAGACGCATTGAAGTTTGGTATCCACTCATGAGCGTAATGTACGTGTGGGACATACTGTATAAGCAAGGTGAGAAGGTAAAGTCTGTTACATTAAATGGGATCAATCCTATTAAAGTAGTAGAGACCCTACAACGTATCCAGTACGATAAGAGTAAGAGGATAGTAGTTTACTGCGTGGATGCAGTAGGACACATCAATAAATCGACTGGTGAGATTGTAACACTACCGTTAATGTTCGAAGGTAAGAAAGCAAAATATAGTACTAAGTAGAGCAGGTTTCCACAACCTGTTCTTTTTTCTGTTTATGGTATAATGAAGGTAACGGTATACCATTGCTTGTGAAGTCTGAAAATTCAGAATTGGAGAGATAAAAATGGGACATAGAAAATGGCAAGAAGAAATTGGACGAGGTGAAATCTAATGGCTAGAAAGAAATCATTAAATATTTTTAATACAGATAGAGCATATAATATTAACTTAACTACAGTACAAGAGGAAGGTAGTTTTATTAAAGTTACACGACTAAACGAAAAAGAGATTGAACGAGAGATGGACAAGTTAAAAGAAGAGTCTACCCGATTCAGTCTACGTAACGATAAAAAGTATCTGCTATTCAAAGAGCGATATTCGAATGACACACTATATGAGAAGGTTATTAATCACGGTGGTTACATTAAGTATTACAGTGACGGTAGAGTCCCGATCCCTGTTATCAATCAATTATCCAGTGTACCTCAATCAGAAGTTATTTACATGTGTAAGAAGGATCATAAAATTGACGATGTATTGAATGTACAATTAGCATCTATGGCAACGAGTGTCGTAATTGATGTACCAATTGTACTTCCCGATATTAACATTTACGATTACTTATTCTCACTGTATCCTTTGCGATACCATGTTGATAAAGTTAGGCTTTCGTTCCCTCCTTTACGAGAGGATGAGATACAGGATCGACATAAAGAGTATTACGCATTCTACAACGGTATGTATCATCTCAAATCAGAGTATAAATACAAATGCTTCTGCTACCTACAGGAACCCTTATCTACGTGGAAAATGAATATATGGGTTGTATGTGATTCGAAGAAAGATAGAAAGATGGTAGAGGATTTAGTACTAAAAGACAACAAACGTTTTAGACGTATGGAGAATCCTTTCGTAACGGAGGGAAATTAAGATGGTTGTGAATAGAAAAGAGATTGCAAGACGTGCGGCCCACATCGGTAACTACGACATTGGTGGGACGGAAGAACTAACAAAGATAATCGAAGACGTGATTGTTAACGCTCTAGCAAATGGAGAGAGTGTGAAGTTCGGTAAAGTATGTAAATGGGAGATCGAGGAAGTACCTAAGAAGAAAGCATATGACGGTCTAAATAAAAAGTATTTTACTAGACCAGCGAAACGCATACCGAAATACAAACCGTTAAAACGGATTACGGACATCGAGCTACCAGTACAAAAGAAAGAGGAGTAACGATCCTCTTTTTTCTTTGTAATTTATTGTTGACTTATAGACAAAGTTACAGTAATATTATCTACAGATACAGAATACACTATTAAGTTGAGGAGGTAATCATGGACGAGCTAAGAGTAGTAGAACTGTTTGCAGGATACGGTAGCCAATCAATGGCACTGAAACGAGCAAACATCAATTATAAAACTGTAGCGATTGCAGAGATTGATAAGGACGCATTAATCTCTTATGAAGCAATCCACGGCAAACCAAACAACCTAGGAGACATCACACAGGTAAAAGGAGAGGACGTTCCTGACCATGACTTCCTGACATACTCATTCCCTTGTACAGACATTTCTGTATCAGGTGCAATGAAAGGTCTATTGGAAGGTTCGGGTACAAGCTCTAGTACGTTATGGGATGTAAAGAGAGTAATAGAAACGAAGAAACCTAGATTCCTAATGATGGAAAATGTAGACAACCTTGTTATCAAATTCATGGACGATTACTTAATGTGGTTAGGATTCTTGAAGTATCAAGGATACACAACAACATGGAGAGTCATTGACGCATCTCCTTACGTACCACAAAGACGTAAGCGTGTTATAGCAATCTCTCAGTTAGGAAAACAAGGATTCGTATTCCCTGAAGACCCTACAGAGCGTACATACGACCTGATAGATGTACTAGAAGAGTTTGACGATGCAGAAGCATTAGAGAGCTTTAAAGACCCTACAGTGCGAAGCTATACAGTAGACCCAGTTACATATTATAACCCAAACTCAGATTACTATAAACTGCAACCTGAGAATAGTAGAGCGTCATTTATCGGGTACATAGGAAACCAACCGAAACAGGCTACAAGAGTATATGAACCTATTACGGCTTCAACACTGACTGCTAATGGTGGCGGCCAAGGTGGAAAGACAGGTCTGTATCATCTAGGTACACATATCCGAAACCTCAGTCCATTAGAAGCGTGGCGCATCATGGGTGTGAGTGACGAGGACTTTTACAAAGCAAAAGCGACAGGTATCAAGAAGACCCAACTACTACGTCAAGCAGGTAACTCTATTGTAGTTGATATCATGGTACCGATATTTGAAAAGCTCTTTAAAGATTATATGAAGGAGACAAACTAATATGACAAAAAAGAAACTAAAGGTATTAGAACTTTTTGCAGGAACCAGGTCAGTAGGTAAGGCATTCGAAGCACAAGGACATGAGGTATATAGTGTTGAGTGGGATCAAAAGCACCCAGGAATCCATTGGTACGCAGACATTTCTAAAATCACTGCACAAGAGATTATTGAACGATTCGGAAAACCTGATATCATTTGGGCTAGTCCTGATTGTACAAGCTACTCAGTAGCAGGTATCTCGCATCACCGTAGAAAAGACGATGACGGTAACTTACGTCCTATTAGTGAGTATGCCCAATTCTGCGACACTACAAACCAACACGTAGTAGATTTAATTCGTGAACTTCAACCGAAGTATTACTTCATTGAGAATCCTCGTGGTGGAATGAGAAAGATGAACTTCATGCAGGATGACGCTCTACCGAATGGTGGTAAACGTCATACAGTTACATATTGCCAGTATGGTGACACTCGAATGAAACCGACTGATTTATGGACTAACCACCCTGATCCGAAATTTAAAGCTCCATGTAAAAACGGTGCTCCTTGCCACGTAGCAGCACCTCGTGGAAGCGCAACAGGTACGCAAGGTATAAAAGGGTCTGTAGACCGTTCACGCATCCCTGAGGAGCTATGCAACCACGTAGCGAAGATTTCTGAGGAGTAAGCAATAGGGCACCGTAATGGTGCCTTTATTTATTGGAGGTAATCTATGACAAAACTAAAACTAGTAAGTTTATTTAGTGGTATCGGGGCATTCGAGAAAGCGTTAGAAATACTAGGGGTTGACTACGAGTTAGTAGCGTTCTCCGAAATAGACACGTATGCAATCCAATCCTATTGTGCGATACACAATATATTTTCCACCAAGAACTTAGGAGACATCAAGAAAGTAGATTATAGTAGTGTCCCTGACTTCGACCTAATGACGTACGGATTCCCGTGTCAGGATATATCGTCAGGAGGTAGGGAAGCAGGACTAGCAGAAGGTAGTAACACTCGTTCTAGTACGTTATGGGACGCTATGAATCTAGCCAACACAAAGAAACCAAAGTATATGATTGCAGAGAACGTGAAGAATCTACTCAGTCCGAAATTCAAGAACGACTTTGACAAATGGATGAAACGTTTAGACCAGATGGGGTACAACACATACTACTCAGTTATCAACGCTAAAGATTTTGTACCACAGAATCGGGAGAGAGTATTCGTAGTGAGTATTCGAAAAGATGTAGATAAAGGGGACTTCACATTCCCTACAGACTATGTATCCCTTACAAGATTACACAATATCATGGAAACAGATATACTGACTAAATATTATTTACGTGATGAGATTCAGCAGCGACTAGACTTCGATGCAGATGGTTGGGTTAGTCCCGAGAACACGAATGAAATTTTACGGATCGGTCAAGTATCTAGTAAAAAGAGTCAAGCAGGAACTGTGTACCACTCGGACGGAATATTCCCTACAGTATGTGCAGGTACTCACGGGTACGCAATGGGTTACGTATTCGAAACTTCTACAAAACTAGCAAGGAGAATAACACCATTAGAAGCGTGGAAACTAATGGGGTTCTCGGAAGAGGATTACCAAAAGGTTAGAGATATAATGAGTGATACGCAACTGTATAAGCAAGCAGGAAATTCTATCGTAGTCGATGTTGCAGTAGCATTACTACGTCAACTATTCTAGAGGGAGCAATCCCTCTTTTTTGTGTCTATTATATTGTTGACTTATAGTATATGATATAGTAAGATTAGAGAAGATTATATGAAGGAGGAGGGGAAAATATGCCTAAGTTTTTACTGCTTTTATTTTGCGCATTACTTTTTGCAGGAGGGACAGACGACTGGATTAAGGGTAACACACCGTCAGCCGTGTTCTTCTTTATTGTAGGTGCAGGAGTATCCTACCACTTGTTCTTCCGATTCCTAGATGAACAATAATAAATAAGGAGGACGTAACTTGAAAGCATTATTTCTACAAGAATTTGTAAGAGAGAGTCATATGCAACGACAGAATGACGGATCGTTTAAGAACATCTTCTTCCAAACCAACGGAGGAAAGTTATTAAAGAAACTGATCCACGAAGGGCTAGAGTTAACGAAGAACGACTACTACATAGATTACGCATTCTTCAAAGTACCTGATGTTATTACTCGTGATAATCGAGATAGAGCCATTAAGTACAAGCCACCAACTGCAAAAGAATCGAAACCTGAATACGAGAAACTGTACCAACGTATCGTACAGGACAAGCCTGACATCATTATCCCTTCGGGTAAACTCGGATGTAAGGCTTTACTTAATATAGCTGAGATTTCTAAGCTACGTGGAGTGCCACAGCAAGTTACAATCACTGCTAATGTGGACATGTTCGATGAGAGTGCAGTTGTGGAAGGTGTAGATAACTCAGGTTGGGTTACAGAAACATACACACATACATGTTGGGTTATGCCAATCTACTCTATGGAGTATATGCTCGTTAATCCAAAGATTCAGAACTTAGTAGAAGCAGACTTCGGTACACTGAAGAAGTATGTGGAGCAAGGTGACAACGCATTTATTGCAAAAGATGTAAAGTATGAAGACGTTACGACTATTGAACGTGTTCGAGAAATATTCACAAAGATAGTAAAAGAATCACCCGTTGTAGCATGGGATTTAGAGACCAACACGTTACAGGCTGAGAAACAAGGTTCTAAGCCACTAGTAATCTCACTTTCTTGGAAAGAGGGAACAGGTGTAACCATTCCACTAGAGCATAAGGACTGGACATGGCTCCCTGGACACTTAGCCGAGATTTACAACTACATAAAAGAGTTTGTTGCCGATCCGAAAATTATTAAAGTCGGACACAACATCAAGTTCGATATCAGGTTCCTACGTCTGTCCAAAGGATTTACAGAGTTCAATAACCACCGTGATACAAAAACAATGTATTACTTACTTGTAAACCAAGACGTAAAAGGTACCTTACGATTATCTGATTTAACGTTCGAATTTACCGATATGGGTGGATATGATAGAGCGTTAGAAGACTTCAAGAAGGATTACAAGGAGAACTACAAGAAACAAGAGAAAGAACGTATCGCAGCTTTAAAAGCAGAATGGAAAGAGAAATGTGCAAAAGAAAGAGCAGACGTACAACAACAAGTTAAGAGTGCAAAAGGTGAAATACGCACACTCAAGAAGCAATCTCCTACACCTGAAATTCTCACTAGAATAGAGAGACTGCAAGAGGTCGCACAACGTAAATATGTGAAACCTCCGATGCCCGATTTTGGGACCGCAGGAGCACCAGTCAATCCTGTAGACGGATCGGACTTCTGCTATGAATGGATTCCATTATTCGAAATGCTTTCTCCGTACGCTAGTGGTGACGTAGACGTGTGTTTACGCATTTACAACCAACTAGACCAAAGATGTAAGCAGAAAGGCTTAGAGCACATTAGAGAGCTTTATACGAATCATTATCCACAACTATCTGCAACACTTGCTAAAATTGAAGCAACAGGTATCAAACTAAACATCCCATATGTAAAAGCACTAGCCGAAGCATACCAAAAAGAAGAGGATCGTTTAGTAAGTATTATTCGTAAGTTCCCTGAAGTAAAGCAAATGGAGGACGAACATCGCCAGCTTTACCAAATGGGGTTAAACGAACTTATGAAGCCTGTAGCTGAAAGGGACAAGAAGATAGCGGCCTTACGTGACAAGTACAAGGACAAGCTAGAGTTTAATGCGAACTCACCTGATGATAAGAAGGAAGTCATGTACAAGATTACAGGTATTCGACTACCGTTCGATAAAGAGCGACTAGTTGACTCTGTATTCGAGAAGGGACTAAAAGAGGAAGAGATTGAATGGTTCCACTATAAAACGAATACAGCAAACATGGAGTATATCGCTAAGGAGTATCCTGAGTACAAAGAGTTAATGGAGCATTTAATCCATCACTCACTTGTTAAAACACGGAAACAAAGTTTCACGTACAAGTTCCTAGGTATGGTAGACGCAGACGACATTCTACACGGTACGTTCAACCCTGAGGGTACAGAGACATCTCGTCTATCTTCAAAAGACCCGAACTGTCAGAACTTCCCTCGTAAGACGGAAGATGTAACTCGTTTCGACTACCAACATCCTATTAAACGAATGTTCATAAGTAGATTCCCTAACGGAGCACTACTGCAACTCGATTACTCTTCTCTAGAATCTCGTATCATGGCATTAATTGCATACGATGAAGAGATGATTGATGCATTCTTAACAGGTAAAGATGTACATACGCACACTGCTTCACTAGTATTCAAGAAACCTGAAGAAGAAGTAACAGGTGACGAACGTACAAACGCTAAACGAGTAACATTCGGACTTGCGTACGGGGAAGCACCATTCTCATTCGCACCTAAGTACAACATGACAGTAAAAGAAGCAGAGAAACTGTTCGATGACTACTTCAAGAACAAACCGAAGATTAAAACGTACATTGATGAAACGAAAGAGAAAGCTAGACAGACAGGATTCATCTCTTGTATGCAAGGTTTCACTCGTAACTTACGAGACGTGTATTCACAAGATAAACAAAAACGTAATGGTGCATTACGTCAGTCTGTAAACACACAAGTACAGGGATCAGGTGCATACTTAACGAATAACTCTTTAATCTACATCAACAACATTATCGAGAAACAGGGATTACGTTCTCGTATTGTTCTAACTGTACACGATAGTATTGTAATAGATTGCCCACCTGAAGAAATTCATATGATGGCTCACATCGGTAAAACGGTAATGGAAAACTTACCGATCCCTTGGTTATTCATTGAGTGGAAAGGTGAAACAATCCGATTCCCTATTACTGCCGATGTAGAGATTGGTACAACTTACAATGATATGGTTAACTACGATAAGGAGGAACTGAACACATTCCAAAAAGTAGAGAACTACTGTAAGTACCATATGGACTTAAAGAGCGTAAAGCATTACAAGGAGTCAGGTGTCATTACAGACGAGAAAGCAAAAGAGTTAAAAGCCATGATTGAATCTAAGAAACACGAGTATCAAATGGCTATATAATTTCTGTAACTTTTCGTTGACACACAGAATAGGATAGTGTAATATACTAAGAGAAGAGACAAGCAGTTTCTTCTCTTTAGTTTAAAGGATAGAGGTGAGAGTATGTGCTAGATATTAAAGTGGACAGCATAGATTTTCAGGAGCTTAGAATCATTGATGAAAACGGAGAGTACGTGATGTACGACATGAGAGAAGAGTTAAAGGTGAATGAAGCCAACCTTCTTCAAGAAATGTTACATCAACCTTCGAAGTACATCTATTGGTCTTCTATTCTTGAAAAAATAAAATTCTTCCAAGAGAAGACAGAAATGCAGTTAGAGCTTGTTGTTGCAAAGTTTGATTCTGAAGCAAGAGAGGAAATCAAGAAGAACGGGGACAAGCCTACAAAGGACAGCGTAGATGCTTACATAAAACAAAAAGAAGAATACGTAAGTGCAAGAGAGCAATGTCACTACTACGAATACATTGCAGGAAGACTTGCACGGATCGTAAAAGCATTCGAACAACGTAAAGATATGTTACAGTCTTATGGTAAGCAAATTGCTGAAGACAAAACATATGGAGCAGGAGCAGGTTCTCGTATAGAGCAGACACCATTCCCTGCACCAACACAACAAACGCAATATTGGGGAGGTCATCAATAATGTTAGAAGGAGTTAAAAAAGCTTTCTTCGGTACAGAAGGTGTTGTAGAACCTGGTTACGTAGAAGTTAATCCGATTGACGATGCAGTAGCTGCTAAACTAGGTTTTAAAGTAGCAGAAGGTCAATACAAGGACGTACAGATTAACTTGGAAACAGGAGAAGTATTTTTACTTGAAGAAGTAATCGTAGATACACCACCTGAGTTCTCCAAGGATCGTTTCTTAGTAAACATGATGGCAGACTTCGCTAACGCAAATAACGTAGTCCTTCCGAAGTGGACTGCCGAGCCGTTAAAAATTGCAAAAGCTATTGCAGATTGGGAACCACAAAATTAAAAAAAATAGTCTCTAACTCATAAAAAGTTATAGACATATGATATAATATATGTTAGACTGTTTATAGAGTTAAATATTAAGAGAAAACTAGGAGGAATTAATAGTATGTCATTTGCTGATATCATTAACAACGAACAAAAGGTTTTAGAGCAAAATAGTGGTAACGACCGAGTGGAGTACCCGCAAACGAAACAGAAGCGTCTATTCTTCGAGAAAGACCAACGTGAGTTAATCATCCAAGTATTACCGACTGCTGATTTATTCGGGCAGTTCTTCGTTCCGATCCGTAAAATCTTCTTATCTGCTAAAAGCTCTAGCGGTAAAGACGTTAACTCTAACTTCACGTTAGACGCAGACGCTAACCCAGGTTCTTTACTAGAACAGAAGATTACAGAGTGGGCAGGATTAGGAATGATTCCTAACGGTTATGGTGGACAAGCATCACCAAGACGTACATATTTAGTTAACGTTGTTCGTATCGTACAAGACCCAACTTCTAAACAGTGGGTACAAGAGCGTGACGCAAACGGACAATTAGTAACACGAGTGTTTGAAATGCCACAATCTGCATTCTCTAACTACATCGAGAAGTTAAAGAATCCGTTGTTAAATACTTCAGGATCAGACTTATCGTTCATGGATATTAACCGTCCAAACCCAATTCAAATCACGAAGCCTGAGAAGAACAGTAACTCTAAAGAGTACAAAGTGGATGTATATAGTAGCATCGTTTTACCTCCATTAGGTCAAGGTTGGGAACAAACATTAGAAGACCTACAGTTACAAGCTACGCCAACGGAACGCTTAGTAAACGGTGATAAATGGGTACAAGCTTTCATTGATATGAAGGAAGGTCGTAAGCCGAACCAAGGTAGTGCAGGAGCACAGCCAACGGCACCACAACCTACATCTAATCCATTTGGAACCTTTCCTGGACAAACAGTAGGGGCACCACAACAACCAATGGGACAACCTGTAGGACAAACGGCTCCAATGCCTACGTATCAACCACAAGGGCAGCCAGTACCGATGCCAACGTATCAACCACAAGGGCAACCTGCACCAATGCCAGCATACACAGCACCTGCACCACAACCTGTAGCACCTGCACAACCAAACATTGTGATGCCTACAGGCATGGAACAAGGCGCAGGGGCAGTAGAACCTGATCCATTCGATATCGGTGTACAAACTGACTTATCTCAGAACGGTGGAGTTGCACCACAACCTACTCAACAAGTAGCGCCAACGGCTCCAACAACACCTGCACCAACATATACAGCACCTGCAACACCTGCACCAACTGGTGAGCCAACAATTCCTGCTCCTAGTCATGCAACAGGTGGATTACCTAACATCGAAGACCTGTTGTTAAAAACTGAGTTAAACGCTCAGTAATAAAAGAATAGTAGTATCAAAGTTACCTAGCCATTCTGTGGCTAGGTTGACTTAGGTTATATAATCATTATTGACTAGGGGGCAACAATAAATGGAAGAAGTTAAAATGACAAAAGAAATGGTAAAAGTTGAACATGATTTATTAACAGAACGAGTTACAAAGGTATACCGTGAAAAGGAATCAAGTTTCCACGCACCACACTTATTCACTGTAACATCTGCTGAAGACGACAAAACATTAGCAGTTATCCACTTCCAAGAGGGCGCATTAAACGTTGCAGGAGTCAACGGAGTAATGAATGAAGACTTACTAGTTATGATCCTAACTCGACTACAAGGTTTCCAAAACAGTGAGTTTGCTTGCAAAGAGAATGCAATGGCAATCACCAAGATTGAAGAAGCGTTACTATGGTTACGTAAACGTACAATGGGACGAGAAAAACGTGGTGTACTAGGAACACATACGAAGTAGTTACAGTCTTCAATACATAATGATTATAGAACTACATATACATATTAGGAGGAAATATACATATGGCAAAAGCAAAATCAAAAGGTAAACAAGCAACTACAGGCATTGATTTAGATTTATCGGCTTTAAATCTAAGTGGCGGTCTAGTGTTGCTACGAGATTCCGATTATGCGAAGGTCTTCGATAGACTTCCTTTATTCTTACCGAAAATTGATAAAATCTTTGGTGGCGGCCTACCATTCGGACGAATGATTGAGGTTGCAGGGGTACCGTCAGGTGGTAAGTCAACATTCACTCACCACGTAATGCGTGTAGCAACTGCTCTAGGTTGCATTTGCGTACTGATTGACGTAGAGGGTACATCGGATAACGAACGTCTAACTGCTTTAGGGATCGACACAAGTAAAGTATTAGTGAAGCAGCCCGATCCTGATAAAGGTACTGCACTAACAGTTGAAGAAGTTGGACAAACAGTAGAAGAGACGTTAAAACTATTCGGAGAGAAATATCCTCATGTACCTGTAGTGTATGTATGGGACTCTGTAGGTTCTACACCTTCCCAAGTAGAGTTAGAGAAAGACTTTGGTGAGCAGAACGTAGGAGCTAGAGCTAAAGCTATTACACAGTTCGTAACAAAGGTTACACCAATGGTATCTCAATCTAAATCTTTATTCATTGGTATCAACCAAGTGAGGGACGATATTGGTGGGAATCCAATGTTCAAAACATACAAAGTACCAGGTGGTAAAGCATGGGAGCACGCTGCTACACTTCGTATCGAGATTAAGAACCGAGGGGCTATCAACAAGGGTTCAGGCGTTAATAAAGAACGTTTAGGTCATACAATGGGTGTTAAAACTCAGAAGTCAAAAGTATCTCGTCCGTTCCAAGAAGCTACAGGATCGTTATTAGCAGATACAGGTATCGACTACGAATACAACTTAGTTACAATGGGAGACGAAGCAGGAATAATCGGTAAACCAAGTAACCAAAGTTATGAGTACGTAGACCAATTCGGAACTGTATACAAACAAAACCGAGCAAGCTTCATTGAATGGTTACGAACTCCTGAAGCACAACCAGTACGACAAGAGATTCTAAACAAGTTGATTCAGATTGAGTTCCCTGATGGGTACACGGCACTGAAGAACGAAACATTAGATATCTCAGGTTGGATTGACCAAGTAGTTCCAGTGATATCTCCTGAATTTTCGCAATCTTCCGATAATTCAGATAATATCGAGGACTTACTATCGAAAGAAGCAGAAGACATTCTAAAAGGTTAGGGGGTTTAATCCCTCTAACCATATTATTATAAGGAGGGTTCATCTTGTATAAGGACACATATGGAGATGTTGTAGCAAACACACTACAATGCTACAGGGAGAGAACACAAAGTAACGATACTGTATCACCGACACCGTACAAGGACATCAAGGCTATGTTAATCAAGACAATGGAAGAAGGTAAGCGTGTATTACTGGACATTAAAGACTCTTACAATACACAAACTGTAGTTGTACTATTTGAAAAAGTGTACGACCGCTGGGCAATGGGGACCGCAGTTTGTTATTATGAAGGGGAAGAAGTGAAAGTACCGTACACAATCCATTACTCTGATATCCTTTGCAAGCACATTAACATTAAGGTGATTGTGGAGGGAGAGAATCCTTTTGCCTAGAAACGTAGAGAAAGAGCAAGAGCAAATTTGGAACGGTAATCGGTTTATGGTTAGTACAGAAGAAACGACAGGGGTATTTATACGAGACGTAGATAAATTGTTCCATCAATACAGAAACTTACGCATGAGCATCTATAACCAATACAAGGGTTACTTATCTTCCGATCCTGTTACACAAGATGAACTACGAAGCTATATTGATGAACAATTTATACGCCTTGTTAAGGAGTACGATATAGGCTCAGATGTTGACTTCCCTGGGTACATTAAGATTAAGTTACACTCACGAGTGAAGAACTCATTCATCAAGTCAGTATTCCGAGACAAGCAACGTGTATTCGTCACAAGAAACTCATTTGACGTGTCTAACCTCATCGAGCAGAACCCTTGTAACGATGAGGAGCTAGACTACTATGCGACACTTGAATACGCTATTGGGGGCTTTAAGCTCACTCAAATGGAGAAAGAAGTATTGTTCTACTTACTACAAGAACTAACAGACCCTCAGATTGAGAGAGCAATAAAAGATGACCACCCGAGAGAGCGTATCAGTTCCGCTACGATCCGAGAAACCATTAAGGATATGAGTGAACTTCTAAGAACAAAGTTACTTGAATCGTTAGAAAACTAAGTGTTTTTGTATATTAATAGGAGAAACTATTAAGTGAAAGGATGATTTTAATGGCTGACATTAAAATGGATAAAGACGGCATCACAGTACAAGGTGAAGAAGTACAAGAAGTTCATCAATCCGGTATTTCGTGCCTGTAGAAGTGCCACCAGTGGAGCCAATGATGATTGTTCGTTTACTTGTGTTCGTACTTGCATTAGTAAACGCAATTGGTGCAATGTTCGGTTACGACTTGAATCTATCAGTGGATCAGCAAAATGTGTATGACATTGTGTCTGCATTGTTCTTACTGGGGTCAGGATTCCACGTAGCATGGAAGAACAACAACATCTCGAAGACCTCTCGTGTGAAAGCGCATGTCGGAGAGCAAGTAACAATTGATACGAAAGGGGAACAGAAATAATGGCTAAATTAGCAGATGTACTAAAGCAAGCAACAGTAACTTTAAAAGTAGGTGACTACTTAGCAGCGTTCACTCGTCCTGAAGGTTATGTTCCTTCTATTAAAGGAACAACTTCACTTCACACAGGAAAATACCTATTCAAAATCGTAGGTGTTGGAACGGCAGAACAAGACGGGTCGTACAAGAAAATGAACATCGTTCCTGTAGTACATACAGCAGACAACAAAGGATACGAAGACAAGTTAAAAAGTCCAATCGTAATCGTGGAACCGTTAAAAGTGACACACGCAACTGGCCGCAATGACAATGAGTACAAGGATGTTTACCACGGTAACTCATTCCACACTCACACTGTGAAAGCAGGAGAAGAAGGACGTTCAGCGTTACTTGCATTCCTTGAGTTCACGAAAACTGAATATTCATTAACTGTGAATGACTTCATGGTTGGTGGAGAAGAACTAATCGCAGGTAAGTAAGGAGAGCAGAGAATGCTCTCTTTTTTTTTATGTAGAAAAATACTAAATTATGCTAGTTTTTTGTTGACTACTATGAAACATAATGCTAGAATGATAGTACAGTTGTTATACACTGTACATTTTTATAAGATACAAGGAGGGATTGCATGTTCAAAGACCAAGATGAAGACGAACCCTTACGGTTGAGATTGTTCGTGCCACCGACATTCGAAGGTGTAACTAGTGTAGCAGTTATAGAGGAGATTTTACAATGGAATATAGCCCTCGAAACTGTATTCACAAACACACTGGATTTCAGGGAACATGAAAAATTTAAAGACGCAGACATGATACTTGTGTTAGGATTAGCGTACCGAGGGTACACGCTGCCGACCGAGTTCTTCATTAACGCAGACGTGCCGTTTGTGGATTTCGTTCATATCAGTACATACGGAAATGCAATTGAAGGTAAACATATCATATCGTTCGTAGACGAACACACCGATCCAATTAAAGTGTTGTACAACATACTGACAAATATGTCAAGTTCCTTAAATTTATCAAAGTACGTTAAACTTACCGATAAAGCGATGTATATGGTAGAAGCAGTGAATGCGTACCGTACATGGACATGGGAAGGTAATAACACCACACGTATGTTACTAGCGCTATACCACGCTAGTTATAAGCGTCTTCCTAAGCTCCTACACAGGCTCCCCTTACAAGAGGTAGTAAAAGCCCACGCACCTGTTATTAAAGGTCAGTTAGAGAAGCTAGAGGACTATATAGAGAGAAAGAGCCAAATGGTTCAATCACGTCAAGTGGTAATTGACGGACAAGAGTGCATACTGAAACTGGTATACGCTGAAGAATACATAAATGAGTTAGCGAACGATATCCTTCACCAAGAAGACACAACGGTACCTGTTATCGTATGTGTAGGGAGAACCACAAAATCAAATGACATATTTTCTGTACGAACAAAAGGGATACATGCAGGACGTGTGGCAGAAGTGATTAATGGTGGTGGAGGTAAGGAGAACGTAGCTACATTCTTCGCCCCAGTCGGGTGTGCAACACTTATGGCTAATGCGACCGTAACCAATATTCATAATGGTTCGTTGTAGATATCATCACTTAATAGTGTGATATAATAAAATTCGGAGGGGATTTTTTACATGATTAAAGCAAAGGCATTTGAAAAATGGATGGGTACGAGTGGTTATGTCTCCGATCCTGAGTTTGCGGCAGTTACTAATTTACTTAGTAGTCTACCAGTTATGGAGGAGAAGCATTACGGAGGATTAATCTTTGCTTCCGTGAAAACTGTTTATGCAACAGCAGACGAACAGTACCTACAGCTCATCTACCAAGTACGAACACCGAAAACACCAAAAGGAATGCAATACACTTACTACTTTGGAGAAGCCTAATAATTACATGGAGTGAGTAATTTTGGCTAAAGAAAAATTAACGAAACATGAGCAATCATCAATTAAAGAAGAGACAGGCGCATACGTAGTAGTCATGGGTTACTTAAAACGAGAACGTGGACAAGTAGCCCCGTCTGTTTTCAACAAGATTATTGTGGAGCTTGGATATAATAAAGTAAAGAAACAAGATTTAATTATAGTAGCAGAGAAGATTGAAAGTAGCGATATCTTATCAAGTCTGTATAAGAAAGCGTACTTAGGTGAGATTACAATTGATGATATCCCTCACGCTTACGAAGAGGAGACGCAAGTGAAAGAGGAGAACATTTTCTCCTATGTAACGAACTACTTAATGGACAAAGAAGATAATACTGCTAAACTAAGAGAATACAGAAAATTACAAAAAGATGGAACTCTTATGGCTCTACTAATGAAAGACTTGAAGAAGCATTTAGTAGAGGAACTAAAAGGTCTACCTCGTGCGAAGTACTTAACGTCAGAACCGTACAAACCTAAAAAAGGGGACAAGCATTTAATTCTAGCTTTCTCAGATTGGCATATCGGATTCGTAAGTTTCGACATGCATACAGGTAATCACAACTTCGAACGACTTAAAATGTCTGTAAACGAGATTGTAGCGTACACACGTCAAATCGTACAGGAGAGAAACATTAAACATGTATATGTGATGTTCTTAGGAGATTTAGTTGAGAACTTCTCAATGCGTTCTACACAGTCATTTGATTTAGAGTTTACATTTGCAGACCAAATCGCAAAAGGTACACGCATGTTTGTAGATGTATTGGCTAACCTATCTAAGTTCGTTCCTGTAACGTTCTCTATGGTAGCAGGGAACCATGACCGATTCGAGTCTGATAAGAAGACTGCTATCTTTAATAACTCTGTAGCGTACACTGTATTAGACACATTAATCATGCTTAAAGAGCAGCTAGGTCAGTTACCGAACGTGGGGATCGTAGATAACCGTAAGGACGTTTACCGATTCGATGTAGAAGTAGCTGGGCAACATATCGTAGGTGTACACGGAGACCACTTACCAAAGAGTAGTGAGAAGATTCCTGCGTACATGAAGAAGGGTGAGCAAGTAGATATTCTGTTCTCAGGTCACTTGCACTCTCTATGGATTAATCAAGAGAGCTACACACGATTACATATCCAAGTGAGTTCTCCAATTGGAGAAAACTCATACTCTCGTCAAGGTAACTATCCGACAACAACACCATCACAACAAATTGTTATTTTGACTGAAGGTTCTAAAATACCTGAACTGATCCCGTTGTGGTTAGGTACAGACGGAAAGTTACTATAGGGAGGAAAAGAAAATGACTGCATATGATATTGTATTAGTTACTCTGTATATGGTAGTTGTCGTAACATTCGTTACGAATAACATTCAGTTGTATAAAGAGTCTGCTAGACTAAAAGAGATGGGACAAACCCCTCTCACAGGCCGCAACTTATCCGTAGTGATTGTGGCATTCATTTCCGAGATGTTAACCGTGGCAGGAATTATGTGGTGCTTCCAAGCACTAGATACTCCTGTAAACCCTTGGACTGTAGCGTGTATGTTCATTGTAGGTTATTTAATCCGTAACATTGGTGCGTATGTCTCTGCTTGGGTGCTATGGACTATATTCGTACGGATCGACAAGGGGAAAATGAAACACGAAGTAGAGAAAGAGATTACTAGTGGAAAGGCTCTGTAATAGAGTCTTTCTTTTTTTTATTTTTTTTTATAAATGTTGTTGACTTTAGGAAAACATGTATGGTAAATTAAGTACAAGAGATAACGAACAACATATCGAGGAGGAAACGAAATGATTAAAATAAAATTATTCACAAGTAAATCAGGTAAGGAACTATTTGATATGAAGGAGACCTTTTATGCGTGGGGTAATGAGAGTAGTGTCGCACCAATCCCTTTCACAGTTTGCAAGGAACATACAGAGGACATGGGAGATAATCTTATCCACGTTAAAGATATAAGTAGTGTAAAATTTGGAGGTGTTACGAAATGATAGATAGTTTCGATTCAATCAAAGTAGGAGATTTACTTAAATGGGATATGATATGGGGAGTAACTGAGTACTTAGGTCGAGAGGAAGACGGTACAGTCCTATTAAAGAACATAGCAGGTGAAACAATGGAGTTCCGACCTGAGGGTTTTCTAAGCTACGCAACAATCATAACAGACGGATATATAAAGCAAGAGTACTGGGAGAGAAGAAAAGGACTTGAAAAAATGTTAGCAAAGGAGAGAGGAGAACGTGAGAACGCAAAGGCGCAGAGAACTAGCTAAGGCCGCAGGGTTCAAGTTAAAGCGTAGAAAGAATGAGTACATTATAAAGTCTAACTTATCAGTAGATGTCACTACTACTTTCGGGGACACACAAGGAGAGAGAGATGATGCAGTGTTATACTTAATTTATATAATGCGTAGATGGAGCAAAAATAAAAACTTACGAAATAAGGGAGTTGTTTAGTAATGAAACGATGGATATATGAAGTAACGTATACAATGAAAACTTGCCCAATGCTAACGCTTAGGCTAGATGACCTGTACGAAGACAGGGACGAAGCAGAGGAAGAAGCAGAAAACTTAAAGCTAGAGTTAACAGGAGAGTACGCAGTGATTGACGTACGACCTAGAAAGCTGGTGCTACGATGATGCATTTCCAAGTAACAGGTACAAAGTATATGGTATTCGAAAAATTAACACACTACTATGACGACAACGATTCAGCGTTTGTTATGGCTTTTGACTATGAGAAGGACGCTAACGATTATGTAGCAGCTCATCCTCAACATAGCTATTACGTAGTAAAAGAGCACACATACAAAATTAATAAATAAGGGAGATGTTTATAATGAAATTAGATTACGGATCAGGAAGACAACCAAAGGCAGGATTCAAGTCATCGGACTTTATTGGTACACCGTGTTACGATTACTATATCAAGGATTACAAAGTATTAGACCTAGCAGATAATACGTGCGATGTGATTCATTGCCGTAACGTGATTCACCACATTCCAAAGGAAGACTTACCGATCCTGTTCGGAGAGTTCAAACGTTTATTAAAGCCAGGTGGACAGTTAATCATCTCAGAGCCACGAGAAGAGTTCCATAAGCAGAATTTGATTCTAGACCTTATTTGGTACCGTTGGGTGAACTACGATACAAACATCATGATTCCTTACGAGTATGTAAACTACAAAGAGTATCTAACAGACTTTACGCTGCTTGATACAGTGAATGAGTATAACAACGAGATTCTTACATACGTAGTAAATAAGCCAGTACAAAAAATTACACGTAGAACAGGAGTGTTAGTATGGTCATCGAACTCAAAACGATCTCTTATTACGAACTAGACGATATCATGAAAGAAATGGAAGCAAGGGGGTTTATGTCTAAGCGTAAGTTTTGGCAAGATTACGCAACTGAATTTGGTGTTAACCGAGGTGCGATAGCGTGGTTTGGTTTCGACTACTACGAGTACACAGATAAAGCAGAGACGTATGAGGTATACTTTGCAGAAGTTAAACGTATGTTAGGATTACCTGAGAAGACTGACGGTATTATGGTTAAAACAGACTGGTAAACAAATAGGAGGGTCAATGTGGAAGAACTAATCAAAAAACAAATTGAAATAGAAAATAAAATAGAAGTACTTCACGATGAGTCAGACAAGATCGGGGAGGAAATCTGCGCCACGTTTGAGAGGTTAAGTAGGAAGGAAAAGATAGAATGCTACCACCTGCTACCGACAACATCTACAAAATACAAAGTATTTTGTAGATTTATCGAACCATTACTTGATGAAGAATAGGAGGGGTTGTAATGGGGTGGAGAGCAGAGTACAGAGATAAAGCACAGGCGGCCTACGGGGGTTACTGCCAAAAGGCTAGGTCGCTAGGGTGCGATCCTATACCGTATTATAGATTCACAGATTTATATGAAACATTAAGTGTAAAAGATATTGTAAAACAATTACATGGAGGGATTACTAGTGGAAAAGAAAGATGAGGTACTAAGAGATTGTTTTGAAAAGATATTAATATTTATCAGTGAAAAGAACCCGAACGATCCTACAGTAAAGAACATCAAGACACAGATTAGAAGAGGTATGTGGGTAATAGAAAATAGAGAAAATTAATTTTTATAAAGTTGTTGACTTATAGAAAACAACATGGTAAATTAGATTCATAAGATATTAAACAAATTATCAAAGGAGATGTTAATTATGAAAACAACAGCAACATTAAATACGGATCAGTTACAAGTGGTATGGGAGCAGCTAGACGGAGCGTGTGAAGCCGTAGAACGTTTACAAGAGAATGGTATTAGTACAGGATCGGTAGACTTCTCTTCACTGGTATCACTGAAGAACGAAGTGGAAGAGTTAATCCAAGCACAAGGTAAGAAACTTTCATTTAAGGATATCGTAGAAACAAATAAAATCCCATTCAACTTAGAAGCAGTAAAGCGTGAGTTGAATGATGTAATAGATGGACGGTTCATGGTGCGACAGTATAAAGGGTACAGAATGCTAGATAAGCAAGGAATTTCCACCTATTATGTTTACTTCGACAATCCGTCACCTAAAAACAAAGACGGTATAACGGTAACATTAGAAGCACTTGGTCTAGAGCCAACGAAAATGCGTATCACTAGTGGGTCGTACGGATATATAATCGCATTTAAAGTGAAAGAGGAGGGCAAGTAACATGGCGAAGGTTGTAAAGTTAGATAACGGTCAGTTTCAAGCAACACTTAGTCAGGAGGAGCTAACTACTATAGCTCTCCTCCTAGGCTATAATAATGATAGTATAGTATTGGATTGTGCAGATGACTGGGAGATTCCTAGCGAGGTACTTTGCGTAGGAGATGACGCAACAAACCTGTATCAAGAATTTTGGAGCAAAGTAGAACATAAATAAGAGGGGGGAAATTAAATGATTTCAACAGGTAGAATTTCAGTAGCACAGTCTATACTAAACTTAGTTCTTGCAAGAGAGGAAGTACACCATATAGACGGTCACGTAGATACATTCTGTAACGGTAGAGAGCAGGGTTTTACACTCTGCTTCTTCCAAGGAAGTGTACGAGCTATCTCATTTAGTGAGCACCGTAATACGGACTGTATCGTAGTATATCATAGTTCAGAGCACGAGTCAGGTGGTGTATTTGGTTACTCGGATCAGTTTTGGGACAGTAGAAGGTTGTTTGATTACGGAGATTATGTAGGAGCAGTGAACTACATTCTTGAACTAATGGTGGGTGAGCCTAAGGAGGATTAATATGGGTGATTTAGCAGATGATGCCGTAGAGTGGGCAATGAGAGAATACTACGAGGAAAGGGAAGCATTTATAGAGGAGAAGTACGCTTGGACAGACCGAGCTACACACCTCCTCTCTACTAAGAACGATAAACAAGTAGTAGAGGAGGTTGAAAAAGTACTGAAGCGTGGCACCTACGATCCGAAGTACTTAGATAACCAACTATCTATGATAGCTTACTACTACGTACACGGTAGATTAACAGAAAAACAGAAGTGGGCAATGTGTTTGTTCGCTACAGAATATGAATTATAGGAGGAAGCGCAATGAAAATTAATGAATTATACGCAATGGAACCGAAGAAAGTTACTCGTGAATTAGGCGGCTTATCAGGATTCCGCTTTGACCATATCCCTGAGTTAACTAATCAGTTCTATGTAGACAGTTACTGGGGACTAGAGGAGAAGAACGAGAAGGTTGAAATTAAGTACTACATGGATCACTGTTTCGATGGTAGACGTGTGTGGGTGTTAGCTTCAGTATGGTATGAAGGTAAGCCAGTTATGGTCATTCAAAACGCTGGTCGTGGAGGTGACGACCACTATGCACGATATGTTACAGATAAGGACGCATATGATAGCATGGTTTCATATATTGTAAGTTTACTAGAAACAGACTTCAAGATTGAGAAAGACCTGTATGACGCAGACGAAGATATTAAAGATATCACACATTTCTACGGTCACGATTTATATACAGTAGATAAAGTTAGATGGTAAAAAAAAATTGTTGACTTAAAGACAACAGCATGGTAAATTAAGTACATAAGATAATTACTAACATATCAGGAGGAATTGAAAATGGATAAATTCGGGAACCGCATGAAAGGTTATGAAAATGCTTATAGAACAAAGTTACCACAGAGAATGCCAGTAATCGTACGTATTGATGGTAAGGCATTCCACACTTATACAAAAGGTATGAACCGACCATTCGATTCAACATTAGCATACACAATGTGGGAAACTTGCCAGTACTTAGCGAAGAACGTTATGGGTTGTAAACTAGCATACACGCAATCTGACGAAATTAGTCTATTAATCACAAACTATGAAAAGCTAACAACTCAATCATGGTTCGATAACAACTTACAGAAGATCGTTTCAGTGGCCGCATCGCTCGCTACAGCGAAGTTTAACGAAGTTATGAGGGAATCATACCCTAAGAAGGAACTAGCTCTATTTGACGCTAGAGCGTGGGTCTTACCACAAGATGAGGTAAATAACTACTTCTTATGGAGACAACAGGACGCTACAAAGAATAGTATCTCAATGGTAGCACAAGCAAACTTCCCACACAAAGCTCTGCAAGGTCTAAACGGTAAGCAGCTACAAGATAAGTTAATGCTAGAGAAGGACATTAATTGGAACGACTTACCTGTATGGCAGAAACGAGGAGTGTGCATCGTAAAAGAGTTCTACACAAAAAACGGAGCTTTACGATCCCGTTGGGCAGTAGATGAGAACACACCAGTATTTTCGCAAGACACAGGTTACATTAACGGTTTAGTATACCCAGTGAAGGAGGATAAATAAGATGGAATCAACAAAATTGTTCTCATTCGTTTACTATAAGGGAACTACAGTAGTAAGTGCGAAGTCAGGGTGCTATAAAGACTCAACAGAAGCAGTAACAAAAGCACAGCAAGAGTTACCATTGTATAACGCAGATGTTGTAGAGATTCATAGCTACAACTACAACGCAGGAATATTCTCGAAGTATATCAGTATCACTTCGAAACGAAATGATATCAAGTGGAAAGATACGTTCAACGCTAGAAACATTTTAGGTAAAGATTTCTACGAATGTCAAAATATTGCTAAGAGTGTAGGTTATAAGTATCTTCTATTCAATGGACAAGTATATAGTGTAACTGGGTCAATTAATAACGAACTTTGCGAAGAGAAAGACTTAATCGTCTAAGGAGGGACAAGCTATGAACCTATATCGACAAATTACAGCCGAAGAGTTAAGAGATGAGATTAACATAATGTATAATCGTGCCTTGATACGAGAAGAGAAAGACCGAGAAGTCGTACTACATGCTGTTAAAATGATGAGTCGTAGAGAAGCGAAGCAAGCAATCCGAATGTACTTCCACGATTCTAGAGACTGTTCTGAGTTCTATAACAGAATAAAGAAACTATACTTCGCTCTAGAATGGGTTCAATCAGGTACACCAGTTTACACAGACTACATAAGAGAGGATGATTAAGATGGCACTGTATATTATCCTAACTTTAATCGGTCTTTACATAGGCAGAGGGATTGTAACTGCAAACCGAGACATTGTAGACGTTAAAAAGCAGCTAACCTTATATCAGGAAGGTAGATTTAAAGAAGTAGATGACGAAGCGTGGGAAGCAGTAAAAGATATCAATAAAATTGCAGATGTGACAGGTAATAAGTTTACTTTTGGATTCATGTATGTGTTCCTTGTACTTGTATCCCCGTTCGCAGAAATGAAGTACTATTTAAGTCCTACGGGATTAAAAGAGATTTACGCTGATTACAAAATGTACAAGCTAAAGAAGAAACTACGAAAGTATAAAAATGGCACACTAGTAGAAATTACAAACCCACAAGAGAAGGATTACGAGTGGGATTACGAAGGTGAGTGGGAGAAACACAAAGGTTGGCTAGGTAAGATTGTAGATTACTTCCCTCCTTCTGAGGAGCATGGAGAACGTGAAGCATATGAGATTAAGTTTGAGGGAGTTGAAGACACCTTCGAATACGAGCCTGATGAGTTTACTATCACTAATAAAGGAGGAAATTAAAATGAGTTGGAAGACAAGATTGAATGGACAAGGTATAATAATTAATGGACAAGTTGACGCTTACTTGAAAGGTGAGGGATTCTACGAATCTACAATGAGTCCGAGATTCTTCAATGACTTCTCATTCTCAGACCGTATTCAGTATCCTGACGCACCGTGTTTGCGATTAGACACTGACGATCCTGATAACAAAGAATACACAATGCGTATCTTCGTATCAGCGCACGAACTTTACATGGAAGTGCAGAATAGTTGGCGTAGCCTAGATAGGTCATGGTATGTACCTGCCCCTGACGGTGTGGACATTGAGAACATTGACGAATTGCTAGACGAATTAATTGGAGCATAGGAGGAATCATCATGCACAAAAGTAAACTAAATATCTCGAACACATTGCGGTCCGAGATTAAACAGCAAGAAACTACAACACGAAAATTAGCGTCTGAGGTTGGTCTACACCAGCCCCAAGTAAGTAAGGTCTTAACAGGTACCAACTACCAAATCGACACGCTCATCAAAGTTCTAGACGGGTTAGGATTAGAGATACAACTAACTAAGAAGGGTGGAAAATAAAATGAAAAAGAAATTAATTGCAGGTTTAATGTCTATTATGGCAATAACAGGTTTAGCAGGTTGTAGTACAGAAGCAGATGTAGTTTCAGAGAATTTATCTAAATCAGCAGATTCATTTGAAGTGCAACGGAGAATTGTTTTCTTAAATGGTATCACTGACAAGTATCTTCTTTCGATTGAGGGGTTATGTTCATTTGACGCTTCCGATTCAAAGAAGGTTAGTGTTACTTGTAAGGTCGGGGAGGGTAAATATAAAAAACACTCTCTAGGATTAAGTGATAATGTAACATTCTTCTCAGAACAAACAGATGCTAAATACGAAGATGCGTACCACTACAAAGTACTATTCAGACCTGAAGAAATCATTCCTGATATTAAGTTACAGACAAGCAACAAATAAACTACTGAAAGAGGAGGAATTAAGATGAGTGGAGGAAGTTTCAACTACTTATGCTACAAACAAACATACGAACTATTTGACGAGGAGAACTTAACCGAACTAGAGAACATGGCAACTAGTTTGATTGAGTTAGGTCATAAAGATGCGGCCCAAGAATTACTAAACATGAAATATACGATCGAGCAGTCTTTGGTACGTGTAGGGACTATGAAAGGTAGATTACGTGATGTTATGCACGCAGTCGAATGGTATGTAAGTGGTGATAGGGGCAAGGAAGCAGTTGCAGAAGCCGTAAAAGAGTACAGAGGTGAAAATTTATAAATTTAGATAGTTACAGATGATACTTTATATTGTATAATAGAGGAGGAATATAAGTTAGAGAGGGGTTACAGTATGAATCCATTTGAGAATGAGGATTTAATTAAGATTTCAGCAAGTGATTTAACGTACCACAGACGGGGAGTTCTCTACGTAGAGAAACGTCCCTACTACATAGTAGAGTTGATTAAGGAGCCAAACACTGCGTTATATGCAGTTGTGTATGCGGTCCAACCAGGTACAGAAAGCAATCCGAAGAAACGAGCTACACCCATTGTCAACAACGCAAACCGATTTAGTGGGGAAACAAGATTAGGTCAGATTGCAAACATGATGTTCCCTGTAAAGAAGACGACAGGGTGGAAGGAGAATCCACCACTATTCGTATCACCTGTACTTAGCGGCCGAGTGGCTACACTTACAGGAGTGAACGAAGACGGATTCTTCGAACGTACACCTGATAGATGGACTTCTGTAGGGGGCACGAAGAAGTTAGAGCACGGTCAACCAACAGGAGTGTTTATTGGGTTATCTACGGTGAAGTGGGATGAGATTACACATATCCCAGTAGACTCACTTGTACAAGCTATGATCCGTAATAAACAGACGAGTGACTTCTTCGACTTATCAGGAAAATAATAGTTTACTAGGAGGGTAATGTATGCCGTATGTAATCGTAACTGAGTACTGCCCACATTGTAAGAGTGAGCAGGATATCAAACATAGTTTTGTCGTGACATGTCTTAACTGTAGAAATGTACTTAGAGACATGTGGGATGATGAGGAGGACGATGACAATGAATAGAGAGCAGCAATTAGAATTAGAAATTCTACAGAAGCAAGCAGAATTACGTAAACTACAAAAGGAGAAAGAGGATAGAAAGAAACCGATTCCTTTTGATCCTGAAGGTACATGGAGGGTAACAACCGAAGGTGACTGCGAAGGACGTAGCACTAGACACTTAGGTATATACGAAGGTCATGTACTAGATGTGGTGCGTCAGTTAGCAGGACAAGTCTACTACCAATTGACGTTAGAGCGTGTACAACCTCAGAGAGCTACAAAGCTCACTAAAGGAGCAAGACGATCCGTACAGTTCCATGTTAGCGCAGGAGACAGAGAAGAACAGGAAAAGTTACCTTCAGGTGATAGTAACGCACAGTTCAGAGCATTAGCGCAACATCTGAGAGACGGAGAGTCACTTAAAGAAGGTAACTACTACAATGCAGTAGAATTAACTTGGGAGGTAAAATAATATGAATAAAACAATAGACTTTATGCTTAAATGGTTCTTACCAATTTGTATCATGATTATCCTCTTCTCGGGAGCAGGTCAGATAGTGTACGGTTCCGTGACTGTAGGTCTAATTCAGGTATTCACAGGGTTCTATGTCGCAACTATGATTACACCTATGAAAATGGAACGAATGGTTAAGCGTTACGCTATTTGGTTGGGGATCTTAACTGTAGGGATGATTATTAGTCTTATCGTTCTCCTATTCATAGGAAACTACTTTGGAGCGTTCAGTACTGTGTTAGTCACTGGTGCAGGTATGTATAACATTTACATTCTATACTTCAAACAGGGTAAGGAGGATCAGGAATGATTATACACAAACAGGAAGTAAAAGAAACCATCAAGGTGTTCCACAACAGTCGTAAAGAGATGTGGGAGAACCTAGAGAAGTTAAAGTTAGAAGGTTGGTCAGGAAATACTCGTGTAAGTGCTGTAGGTTTGGTTTTAATTCGACAAGAACTAGGTCACTCGGATATTGAGTGGTTAAACGAGAGGTACCCTGATTTAGTTATTCATGAGCCTGAAGCAGGTAGCTACATATACACACAACCCTATGTGTTCTACACGGAACACGAGAAAATTATCAAGGAGGAATATAAAAATGAATAGTTCAGACAAATTTTCAGGTATTTTCCAAATAATTGCTACTTTGTTGTTAGGGTGTACAATCGTATTTAATTTATCCACAGGAGCACCTGTTTTCGGTTGGGTGTACGTTGTCTTTGTACTCAGTTTCATTTGGATGCTACTAGGTAATCCAATGTTCACAGAGAGGTTCCCATACTTTAAAAACTTATTGAAACGTAAGGGGGAATAAACTTGGGGAAATGGAAAGATAGAATTTGGTTCCATAAGTCTAAGGAGACGACAGGTCTTCGTTGCTGGCTACACTGGGGAGACGCAGTGTGGCACTATGAGGGCTACACCTTTAAGAACGCAAACAAACTAGGATTCAGTATAGATGTAGGAGGAGACGAGAACGACCTCTCCTTCTCTCTAGGTATTAAAGGACTGTTTACATTCTATTTCGGTGTAGATGGACTATTACCTCGTAAGTGGAAATACAAACACTTACCTGTCACACGTAACTACGGGATTAGTGCATTTGACGAGTACATAAGCATTGAGTTCCACCGAGACGACTATGGACACGAAGAAGGTTGGAGAGGTTTCCACAAGATGATTAACTGGAAGAATGTAATCTTCGGTAAAGACAAGTATACAGAGGAAGAGATACACACGATGCGTGGGTACGTTAGAATGCCTGAAGGTGACTATGCGGCCACGATCCGAGCTTACAACGCTACATGGACTCGTAAACGCTTTGTAGCTCCTGTAACCATTACCCGTTACGAAATCACACCTGACATTCCTATTCCTGAGCCAGGTAAAGGAGAGAACGGATGGGATCAGGAGGATGACGCTACGTTCTGTACAACAATCCGAGCAGATAGTGTATCCGATGCACTGTTCCGTATGGCACAAAGTATCATGCGTACACGAGAGAGAAGAGAAGGTAAGAACTGGGCTCCTGAAGCAGGTTTCTCGGACAAGCTGAACCAACCATTGTAAAAAGAGGAGAATGCTATAACAGGCATTCTCTTTTCGTTAGAGAGGGGATACATAATGAAACGATTTTATGAACAAGATATAAAAGACCTGATTCTAGAGAAGCAACATCTATTCGTATCAAATACAGACGCATCTACAGTCGTGTTTGAAAAAGGGATCGTAATTGGTTCTACGATTGCAGACTGCTTGATATTCTCACGAGAGAAAGGTATTATAGGAATTGAAATTAAAACAGAAAGAGATTCAACACGTAGATTAAATAATCAGTTAAAGAATTACAGTCTTGTGTGTGATTGGGTTTACGTTATGTGCCACGATAACCACGTAGAGAAGGTTGAAGACATATTAGCTAAGAACGGACATCATCACGTAGGCATCTTAGCATATACGGAGTTTAGGGGGGTAGCTATCCTAGGGGAATACAGAACTCCTAAGCGATCCCCTTATAAGAAAGTAAACGTAGCATATCAGATGCTATGGAAGGAAGAGATTAACAATATTCTCGGAAGTTTCAAACGACAGGTAAGTACACTGGAAGAGTTTGGGATGAAAGTGGATACAGTAGACAGTAGGTCAGGAGGATTAAACGGTCTCTATGTGCAGTCTAATGCTTCTAAGAAGTACTTGAAGAAGTCAGATATGATTAACATGATTATAGGTAGACTTGGGGAGACACAGGCAAATACACTGCTTTGTAACATCTTTATAGCAGGTAAAATGCACCCCGATAAACAATTGTCCTTCCACCACTTCAAAAGAAAAGATATATGATACAATAGAGAGGAGAATAAACGTAAAGGGGAATTGTTATGGCAAAGAAAATTGAAGCGGTAGAACGAGTAGGTACAGTAGGGGTAAATAGTCACGGGTCACGGATGGTAGTAGTATGGTACGAGAACAGTAAGAAAGTTATCGTACAGTTTGAGCAAGGTAACGTTGTACAAACTAGTTGGCAGCTGTTCATCAAAGGATCAGTAAAGAATCCGTACGACAAAACACTTCTTGGTGTAGGATACATGGGGTTAGGTCGCTATAGCTCTAAGACGGAGGATGGAGAAGATAACCCCATCTACTACACTTGGCTTCGTATGATGAGACGTTGTTACGATGAGAATACACACAAAAGACAACCTGCGTATATTAACTGTATAGTTGATCCTGATTGGCACAACTTCCAAAACTTTGCAAAGTGGTACGAGGAAAACTATTATGAGGTTGACGGAGAGACTATGTGCCTTGACAAAGATATACGTATTAAAGGTAATAAAGTATACTCACCTGATACATGTATCTTTGCTCCGACTCTCATTAATAACCTGTTTATAACAAACGATAGTAGAAGAGGGGAGCTACCTGTAGGAGTCGTATACGATAAGAAACACGACAAATACATAGCGCAATATAGGACTCCTCAAGGTAAACATTGGATAGGAAGATTCAAAACGGCAGAAGAAGCTTTCCTTGCTTATAAAGAGTTTAAGGAAGTTTATATAAAGAAGGTTGCAGAGGAATATAAGGGTAAAATACCACATACACTCTATAATATAATGATGACGTACAAGATAGAGATGACTGACTAACTTTCCATCATTTTAAGAAAAAGTAAGAAAAAAGTGGAAATAGACTTCTAAAAGTATGTATGATATCATAAAGATAGGAGTATACTATAACTACAAAGTTATCGGATATACTCCTTTCCTCCTTACATCGGAGGTTGGAGTAGAGACAGGAGACAACTAAAATTAAGGAGGAATTTACAATGACAGTTAAACAGTTGAGCTTAGTAAAATACGCAGGTGAATATTTTTGCACACTAGCAGACTATACGTTAACAAGAAGTACAGAGGGTTACTCAGATAGCGCATCGGTAAAATCAGCAGTTAGAACATTCGTAGTGAAATCAGATGCAACAAAATATATCTCTTTTAGAGGAGAAGCGCAATTAAAGAATATTATCCAAGAGAATAAAGATAACCCTCACTTCCATGAGGACGACTTCCAAGGAACTAGAATGGGTATCATCGCTTGGGATATGTTAGAACCTTTAAATAACCGTTTCAAAGAGAATAAAGAATACAAGAAAGCATTTGCTCAGTTCATGAAAGAAGCTAATGAATATATAAAAGGACAACAAAGTAAAGAATCTTCAGATACTAATGAATCTAATGACCCTACGGAGAGTCGTGCTATAGTAATACGTACATTACGATCCGAGTTGAATAGAGTTGATAAAGAGATAGAAGTTCGTCAAGTGAATAGAGAGAAACTACTTCAGGCTATTAACGCATTGGAGAGTTTAGAAGTCGAATAAAAGTAAAAGATTATGGTATAATTAAATAGTTACAGAATAGGGTTGCATTTTATGGTGCAACCCTTTATTATATTATTTATAGAGGGAGTTACAGTATGAGAGAGAAAAAAGGACAACCGAATGCGGTCCAACGAAGTATGTCACGAGGACTGGGAGCACGAGGTGATGGAACCAAGAATATTAATGACAACGGGAAAGATGCCTATAAGCGCTCTAGACAGAGTACAAAGGGACAATATAGAGTTGGGTTCACAGAACTGTTCGAACGGGTTACAGAGCGTGATATAAGCCTTAAACATACATATGCAAAAGATTTACTCTCTAACTACCTGAAAGTGCCTGTAGATATGATTACGTTAAAGGTAAAGAGGAAGCCACAGCAGACTCTAACCTCAGTAGATGAGGTATTCTACGTTAAAGTAGGATCGGATATCTACGGTAAAGTATCTATACGGGTGCAACGTGTATTACGAGGTAACATGCTTATATTCGTCTTTCAGGAGAAAAAGGCCGCAATGAAACCACCTACTAAGTCTTACAGTAGGAAGACTGGGTTTAAAAAGAAAACATCCAGTCAAATTAGTCAGACCAAACGAAAATCTTACCATTCACGACAAGGAGGAACAAATTAATGCGATTACCAAATGTAAAATCAAAAAAAGGTTCATTAGAAATGTTACAAGGTATGTTAAAGGACAAACGAAAACAAGTATACGGTGTATTCTACACAAACGATTTCTTCAGCCAACGTTACGTAGCTCGTAACCACGTATTAGCAGACGAGGTTAACATTGAAGAGAAGACAGTTAAACTAAAGATTGCTACACGAGTAGAGCACGCAGGTTTATGGGAGCTAGAGAATACGTTAGACACATTAGTTCGTTACGAAGCAGGAGATATCCCAGGATACGATTACACAGAAGAGAACGCTACGATCCCTACAGTTCCTGAACCAATCTCTGTAACGAAACACCTATACAGTATCGACTTAGTTCTAATTATGAAGGAGCCATCAATCACATACCAATCGTTTAGTATTGCAGGAGTTAAGTTCTTAATGATTAACATTCTGCATGTGATAGAAGACGATGGTGACGAGTTCGAACAGAAAGTATCGCTACTATTCAGTGAAGCAGGTAAGCTAAGTGTATTCTCTCACTTATATAATAAAGAGTTAACACCTGAAGACATCCATATGTTGTTGCATCTAATCATGGATAAGAATATTACAGGAAAAGAAATTTTAGCCGTACGTATCCAACATAAGTCAGGGACAAAGAGTGTACTCGTTCCTGCTGATGAGTTAATCAGTACTTGGATAGCTGCTAAGGATTCATATGTTTTCAGTGCAGGGTTAAGCTATATTGACATCCCTTACGATAGCATCAACACATACACATTTACAATGCAACCGAACACCATTGCAGGTCATCAATTAGAGCTAGAGAACGAAGAACATACGTTACATATTCTAATGGAGAACTAGTATGATAACATTAACTGTCACTGTATCGGTAATCGTATACGTATTAGAGTCTCTATTCTGCGCTTGGACACTAACCCTCCCTCTACTAACCTGGTCAGGATCAGAGGTTGAAAAAGGGTTACCTAAAGGTAAAGCCCTAAAATGGGGCTTCCTTGGTGCCCTAATAGGAAACATAAGTATCCTTGCTCTTGTGGGAATCGTAAACCTTCTATTCGATTTAGGAGATTGGATGATTAATAACTTACCGTAAACTAGGATTAATTTCCTAGTTTTTCTTTATATTCACGATCCTACAGAGCCATTTTAAGTAGAAAAAAGTACACTACATAGTGCCGTTAATTTTTAGGTTCTAAACTGGTTTTTCGGTACCAATCGTGAACAGCCTGATTTCATACAAGATATTCCACATTCGTAAACGTTAAAAAACCATACTACGTTGTGTAACTTTTAAACAATTTACGAAAAAGTTTAAAATTTACTGTATGATTTACTATATTATACGTAGACGTTGATACAGAAGGTTTTAGAGGACAATTTCCTCTATTTACGATGTGAATATATTTGAAAGGGTTGGGATTTAAAATGGCAGGAAACGATAAAAAGAAATTAGGATCAAGCAGTGTATTGGTGCAGTTGTATAAGAATAAAAAGTTATGCACGAAAGTAGACAACATGTTAGACGAAGGACTAACGTACGACTACATTATAGAGTTCTGTAAGGATAATGATTTCAGTATTTCAAAAGCTTCACTAACGAACTATAAAAAGAAACGTGAAGAAGCAATTGAAAAAGGAGTACCGTTACTTCAGTTACTGGACAAGCGTGCAAAGGATAACGTTACATACATTTCAGATAAGCAAGTAAACGAGTTTTGGAAGTCACCTGAGGACGGATCGGAAGAATCTATGTCAATGGCTTCCGTTACAGATATGACAAAAGTAGGTACAATCTTTAACGATTTAGAACTACTGGATGAGATTATCAAGAAAGGTGCAAAAGGGTTACAGGCATTTGACGTAGTGGATACACCGTTGGCGATGAAAGCTATCGAATTGAAAGCGAAGATTACAAACAACCAATTAAGCGGTCTATCTATTGCAGGTCTACGTGAGATTAAATTACGTCAAACTGCAAAAGAAACTGCTATGATGCAGGTTATCATGGCATACGTACCTGAAGACCAACACGATAAGTTATTTGAAGACTTAGACCTTGCAGAGAAAGAGTTCTACGAGAACTTAGACCTTACTGAAGAAGACAAACGTATCTCAAAAGCTATCTCAGCCGCAGGACTTGGTGATTGAGGAAGACAACTGAATAAGTGAGAATTAACGGAGGGTTCTGCTATATTACTTGTAACAATAGAAAAGGAGAGTAATAATATGCAGACCCTTCATTTAGATGATAAGAAACGATACGCAAAGGAACGAGGATATACATTACTAGCTGAAGAGAACTTTAATAGGAATACTACGGTTATAGTGAGAAAGGATAGTAATGGTTACGAGTACACAGTTCATTGGAGCAGCTTCCGTGCAGGTGCCGAGCCTGTACGAACTACGTTTGAAACTAAATGCAAGCAAGCTAAGGAACGAGGATACACACTACTTGAGACAGAGAACTTCGGTATAAATGAAAAAGTAAAGCTTCAGAACGATGACACTGAAGAGGTATACGAAGTTAAGTTTACTGACTTCTTACACAAAGGATACAGAGAGAAATCACAGACTGTAATATCTAAAGGAGAAGCAGTTATCAAGGCGTACCTTGAGACCAACATAAAAGAAGGATTCAGGTTCCGTTATCAACATCGTGTAGACCTAGATAACAAGAAATTATACTACGACTTCAGTATACTGGATCGTAGCGACAATGTTATAGGGTTCATTGAGTATAATGGAGAGCAACATTACAATCCGAATAGTTTTGGTGGCTCTACCTTTGCTTTCACTCAAGAATCTGATAAACTAAAGGAGACATACGCAGAAGAACAAGGTGTACCGTTACTGGTTATCCCTTATAGTAAGTCTACACAGATGTCGATAGCTAAAGAAGTCCAAAGAGCGTTCTCAGAGTGCGTATTAGACGAGATACAGAGTTTCACACCTAAACGTATCGACCGTAGCCACTCTACGCTAGAGGACAAGCAAGAACTTGTTAAACAGAAAGGCTACAGACTTCACGATTCAATTAAAGAGAACTTCACTACAATGGATAAAGTTACCCTTGTCAGTATTGAAACAGGAGCCGAGTGGAAGGTTAAATGGTTTGACTTCCTTAACGGTGCAGTACCGAGAGCAGAAGAACACAAGAGAAGAACAAAAGGATCGTTAGAAGAGAAACAAAAGATTGCAGACTACTTAGGTTATGAACTACTTGAGACAGATAACTTCTCTGTCAAAAAGAAAGTTCAATTAAAGGACAAAGAGACAGGAGAGGTTAGAATGTTAAAATGGGAACCACTAAAAACGAAATACACTAGATTGCAGAAGAAAGCGTTAGAGTCTGCTGGTTTAGGAATATAAGGAGGGAATAACCAATGAGTGAAGCAGTTGATATTACACAATACGAGAAGATTGAGTACGTAATGTACACGACACTAAAGGATAAGCTAGAAGCACTTCTGAGGGGAGAGGTGCTTCTTGTTAAAAACTTCGAGCGCAGAATGAATCTTGATGTACTGATTCGGGTAGTAGACAAACGATTCACTGTATCGCAGATGACGTACGATATTATAGAAGACCCGAGCAATGCACGATACTGGGTTACATTTAACGTAGGGATTAACGACTTATCATTGTTCTCTGTATTCAAGTTCGATGATAAAGTATTCAGTTACAAGAACAAGTTCCGAGTGGATGACCGAGTAGACTACATAAGTAAGTCGGGTACAAAGGATGCGGCCATTGTAGAAGAGGTGTATGTCTCCAAGACCGATCCTGAAGTGTTTCTATATAAGTTATCCAGGGAAGACGAGTTATATGAAGAGAAGGATTTAATAGCCGTGAAGTCTATGTAATACAGAGTCTAAAAAACTCTGTATTTTTTTTTTGTTTATTTTGTTGACAGTAGGACAACCTATATGATATTCTTTGGTTACAGAAGTTATTACAGTTTTTTAAGGAGGAAAGAAAGTCATGAGTAAAGTTGAAAAGCTAGACATCACGAACGACTTTAATGAAGAGGACAATCTCTTCCAACCAAGCGTACATACGGTAAGTGAGCAAGAAGAGAAGATTGCCAAGGACTATCAAAACGGTCTAGGAATTAAAGACCTAACTGATAAGTACGATGTCGCAGTCGGCACAGTCTACAATGCTTTACGTAGACAGAAAGTTACACTTCGCAAAGGAATGTACAACTCCCGAGCAGGTAATCGTTTGATTACAATGACAACTTTAGAGAAAGATAGTTTAGTAGAAGATTACTTATCAGGGATGACAATGAAAGCAATCTACACGAAACACCGTATCAATAAGCACGGTTGCTACACGATCCTAGATGAACGTAATATCGCAAGACGAGGTAGTTCAAACTTCGTACCAACTAAGACGATTTCAGTTGAAGAAGCTGATAAACAACTAAGTATGATTCTAGATTCGTTAGATGAGGGCAAGGAAAAAGACAAAGTAACAAGTGTGGAAGCTAAAATCGAAGGGGAAACTCTTCAGGTTCGTGTCTTCACAACCGTTAAACAACCAATTACTCAGGTTGTAACTACTATTGAATATGAGGAGGAAAATTAATATGCCAAGTTCATACACGCAAGGAATTGTTGCTGGAAGAGAACGTACAGGTAAAGAGTATCTAATTCGTTATGCGAAAGGTTTAGCAGCTTTAAATCACATGGGTAGCAAGCCGATGGAAGCTTATCCTGAGTTCCAAAAGCTTGATGTGCAACGTTACCAGGATAACATTAAACATTTAGAGGATGAGCTGTTTGAGGTTACTCATTTAGGTGAGTGGGGTTTAAACGCTAGATGGAAAGAAGCTAATCTTGATGAGCAATACAAGTTTAACAAGCAAGCTAGAGAGGACGTAGACCTGCGTAACCGATACGATAAAGTTATCAAAGAAGTTGAAGCGTGGGAACCGACTACGGATCGTTTAAAGCAAATGAAAGAAGATGCGATAGAGCACTTGAAGTACGTTCGTGAGTACGACTGCCGACCTGTGAATTGGAGAGAGACAGAGAGCAACCTGTATAAGCCAATCCATTACGCTACACCTGAAGACTGGCAGAAAGCTACAATCGAATCATTAAAGAAACAAATAGCATTCAACAAAGAACAGTTGGCAGAGGAGATTAAACGTACACACGCTAACAATCTATTTATCTCTGATTTAATCTCTTCCTTGGAGGGAACGCAATAATGAAAGTAGTCGATCCGATGAAAGTTGCATTTGTTCTCGATTATCTACATAGAGGTGGAGAACTACGCATGGACGGTTCAACGTTCGTATGGTTACATAATGAGAAGGTAGGAGAGTCCGAAACCCACGAATACTTCATTGATGGGTTAGCTCGTAAGATGACGAAGACAAACTTATCTACAGGTGAAGAGACTCCTCACTACATGGGATGCAAAGATATGACCTTACCTTACTTCTTCAGTATATTAGATGAAATCGAACCTACTGTGTACACGGAAATGTTAGTTAATCTACAACAAATGAGGGAGGGAAAACGATGAATCTAAAGAAAAAGAAGGAGAGTAAAAGTAACGTGAAAGACACGATATACTACTCAATGGCTGGTTTAGTGTTGTTGCTACTTGCGGCCATTGTAGCACTACTGTTTGCTTGCATACCGATGGGAATTGTGTGGTTCGTTCTTGTAGGCATATTGCAGTACTCGATACCTGTTAGATTGATTTACTGGGTCGTATACGGATTCACACTAATATTTGTCATTATAATGGCATTAGAAGACTAGGAGGGAAAAGAATGAAAGGTATGGCAGCTTTTGTTGGTATGGTAATTGGATTGGCGCTTGTTGGATTGGTGGCATTGTTCTACTCGTTAATTCCTGCAACAATGATTTGGGCTATCGCAACGCAAGCATTTAGTTTTGACACAACGTTTAAAGGGATTTACTGGGCTACGTTCTTCGTAATGTTCCTGTTACTCCTGTTTAAAGGAATCACAAAAGGAAAATAAAAGGTATAAACGGGTATGTTAGAGGATATAATGACTGTAACATACCCTATAAAATAGAAACAAAAAATTTTTTAAATAGTTGTTGACTATGAGAAAACAACATGATAAGATTAAGACAGTTAAAACAAACCAATTAATTAGGAGGAAACAAAAATGACAAAAGTACAAGTAAAACACAACACTACTGGTGAGGTTGCAGTAATCGTTGAAGATTCAAAAGGGATCGTAACAGTAACAAAGAATGGTCAAAATGTAACATTAGCAAACCAAACGGCAAAGTCAGTTGAAGCACAATTCAATCAAGCAGGTTGGGTGACACAAACTCCTGAGACAGAGTTATTCGAAGCTTCACACAAACAAGTGATTCAAGTAGAAGACGTAACATTAGTAACAGAAGTAAATAAAGCAGGTGGAACAAACGTTGTAGAAGTAACAGAAGAAGAAAATGCAGATGATTTAATCCCTGCTAAAATTAAAAAGGACTTAGACGAGTTCCTTCGCTTACATGCAGAAGCTGCCAAGTTAAAAACACAAATGGATAAACTGAAAAAGGGTGTACGTGAGTACATGGACAAAAACGACCTTACAGAGGTTAAAGGATCAAACGGTAAGAAAGTAGTCCTACAAGAGGGAATGAAGTCGAACTCATCTTCAGTGTACACAGACTACAACTTCAATGATGTAGCAGCGGCCCTAAACGATAACGACTTACTGAAAGAAGTAACAGAAGTACGTATCAATGGTGACAAGTTAAAAGGTCTTCTAGGTCTAGGTAAACTTCCTAACGAGAAGGTTAAAGAAATTCAAGAGCTTAAAATCGCGATCCCAGGTACACCGAAATTCGTAGTAAAAAATAACTAAATACATAGGGGCTTCGTGCCCCTTACCTTTAAAGGAGGAAACGAAAATGAAATTGGACGGAATGATCTCAGTTTGGGTAGATATAGAAAATTACAACGTGTATCGGCTTGGGGGAAAAGCAGTTTCTTGGGAAGCACGTGGTGTAAAAGAACGAATTAATTTGGTTGTGCCGATAAATCATGTAGACGGTATATACGACAACGGTAAAGAGGGTTACGAAATTGACATCATTGATAGTTCTATAGGTATTAAATAATGGACGAGAAGAAAGAAGTAATAGTCGGTAGATGCGCTTCACTAGGTTGGTCAGACTTACATTTAGATGACGTAATACTCGTTGTGTGGGACTCAGCAGAAGCGTTAAAACCTGTACAACAAAGTTTCTCAATGGAATCAATGATACAGTATACAACGGTAGAAATGGAAGAAATTAAAGAAAAAGCAGAAAAGAGAGCGCAGGATCAGTTTAAAAAGATGTTATCAAAACCAAGACGAAAACGATAAGGGGCTGGTACTATTGAAACAACCTAGCTACAAAGAAGTGAAGAACCACATTCACAATACGTTAGGACTTACAAAAGAAGACATACAGTACATGATTCAACAAACAGTTAATAAGGAACTGTCAATACTTCTACGATCTGAAGAACTACATCACAGAATACAAGGTCACATTGAGACTAAGGTTAACGATGTGTTAGGTCGAGGTTACTCGAAACGAGAGCAGTTAGTAGAGAAAGTCGAGGACACGGTCAGACGTGAAATAGCTTCAAGATTAACAGGTCTGTTAGAAATCAGTATCCAAGTAAAAGTAAAAGAGGAGGAATAATTATGAATATGAACAAATTATTAGGATTCGGTAAAACTTATGGAGTAGGTGACGAGAAGTTAGGAAATAAAGTAGAATTTACAGGGATTGACGTTACAGATTCTTCAGATTATATTAGTGTAATGGTTAGTGACATGGACGAACGAGCGATAGTAAAGGAAGTTATTGATAGCTACGTAGCAACTAATATCCGTTCCATGTGGCTTCACCGAGTGGACACTACATTATTAAACGAGATGTCGGAGATGGCTAAGTCCCACAAGTATATGGAGATTCGTTTCGACTTCTACGATAATGAAGACGATCCTTCCTTCTGTACAAAAACAGCGTTTGAAGGAGTTGGGTATGGTTGGCTCGGAGTTGTAAACCAATTCAATTACGAAGCAGGTATCAGTATACTGCGTGGGGAGGTAGCTAAGTTTATTGACTCTACAAAGAAAGACCTAGATAATGGTGTAACAATATTCGCAGTTGTTACTGAGTACGGTGATAACGTTATGTATCATTTCATCGGTCGTCCCCGATTGAACGCAGACGTAATGTTTACATTCTCAGATAAGAAGATTCGTGACTACGGTAATTAAAAAGGGGTGAGTGAAGTGGCAGAGAGCTGGCTTACATGTGGTGGGGATCAGCAATGGATGTCTGAAGCAGAGTATATGTACATGAACGAAGACATTACGATTGAGCCTTTCGAAGACGAGGACTTAGAGGAGCAGGATAGAGTAAAGCGTGACAATGCAAGTAAGCTAATCAGGAAGTTAGCTTTGTACGGTAGACGTATGAAAAATAGTGGTGTGGTTGTACTAGACATATTATGTCTCGATGAGTTAGTAGTTCTTGCCGATAGTGCCGCAGAAGAAGGTACGTACAATAGGAAGTATATTCGTTCAGCTTTTGATGTTGTCCACGGTAAAGCACATTACCTGTCACTTCAGAAGAAACGTTTAGTATTAATGGGGTTTATCAGACCTTATGTAGATATTAAAGTATTAACATTTTCGGAATGAGGAGGAATAACAATGGAGAAGCTTAAAGAAGGACAACTAACACCTTATAAAGACAAACACGGTAGAATCATCGCAATAGGTGAAAGAGTCGAGTTAGAGGGTTGTGAGTTCGATGTAATCCAAAACGATTTTACAAATGAAATTGTAATTGACGGTGATACAGGTCAAACGGAGCTACGTATGGTGGCGCACATGTGCGAAGTTATATTTTACTCCGAACTAGGTAAGCAAACTTTGCTTAACGAGAAAATAGATATCGTTTTAAGTAACAAATATAAGGACGCAGATGACGTTCTAAGGAACATTTGGGAGCTGAAGAACAAATTCGTAGCTAAATGCGGTTTTAGATTAATGCCAAACACAGTATACTTAGGGGAGAACCTAGTTACATTACTAAATGACAACCACCCGTTTACTGATCGTGTAGTAGATGTATTCGGTATGAGTATCGTAGAAGTACTAGACACTGACCATGTATCACTAGGTCTTACGTTGGAAAAGCACTAGAGCGCACAGACGCTCTTTTTTTTTATACCTACATCGTCCGATCCGTAACCTATATGATACGCTGTAACTTATAAAAAAATTACAAAATAGTGTAGACAACCACTAGAATCCTATGCTACACTGATTACAGATAAGTTATCTAGAATAACTCAGGGAGTGGTAGTAGCATGAATAAGAAAAGGGCAGGTAGCACTTACACCTTCGCCAAAAAGGTACTCACAAAGGAAGAAACATATGAACTAATTGAGAGGTCACAAGCAGGAGAGGAGGAAGCAACAGAATCATTAGTCGAACACAACGCTCGACTTGTCACTTATGTAGTAAGACGAAAGAACAATCCGTATCACGAATATGACGACCTGTTTCAATTAGGAATGATTGGATTAATAACTGCTATAGCGAAGTTCGATACTTCAAAAGGACTACAGTTTTCCACTTATGCGGTCCGATGGATTGACGCAGAGATTGGCAACTACTTGAAGAACAGAACTTCTATCTTAAAGGTTCCGAGGGAGATCGGTGCAATCGTTAATAAAATCCTTGCAGTTAAGTTGAAGAACGAGGAACCAGCTATTATAATGGAGAAGCTAAAGTTAGATGCAAGTCAGTTAGATAACGTCACGATTGCTTTAGAGATTATACACAATGAAGTCATTAGTTTGGACAAGCAGACAGGAGAAGAGAAAGATGACTCACTATCTTCAATTGTTGGACAAGATGTTAACCAAGACTGGTTCTCAGGTTTAGCATTTTACGATATTATTAGATTCCTAGACGATAAGGAACAATCCGTACTTACATTAAAGTACGTTCACGACATGTCCAGTAATAAGATTGCAACATTGTTCGGTACATACGCAAATAAGATATCTCGATTAGAGAAAGTGGCTTTAGACAAACTACGAGAGCGTTACACATACGAGGAGTTGATAAATTAAAAATAGGGAGTGGGAGAAATGATATTATGGAAGGTAAGAGGTATTGAACTAACTCGGGAAGAAACAATCGAACTTGTGAAAGAAGCTAGAGCAGGATCAGAGGAAGCAAAAGAGAAAATTATACTTGGTTATAAAGGTATGGTGTATACATTGGCTAAACGGTTCAGCAGAAGCAAACAACACGAGTTCGAAGACATGTTTCAAGAAGGGTTGACTATCTTATTAGAAGTAGTGGACAAGTTCGATATCGACTCAGGTTACGCATTCAGTACGTACGCTTATCCATTTGTCTTCGGCAAGATGAACAACGTTCGCAAACGGTACAATCCTATCAAAATATCAGCACATATTACCGATATTATTTCGAGGATTAGAAAGTATAAGCTAACGGATAGAAGTGAGAAGGAAATATACGAGTTCCTTAATAAAGAGTATGAATTAAAATGGGTTCGAGCTGCACTTGAGTACATGCGTAGAGGTAAGGTTCTAAGCCTTGAGAAGACTTTTGCCGAGGATGAGGAGAGTGACTGGGCCGCAACATTGAAGGAGGTGGTGTCCAAGGACGCTAACGGTGATTGGGAGTTGATGATGGACATTAAAGGATGTGTACCGAGTCTAACATCTTATGAGCAGTATGCGTTCTGTGAGCACATTCTAAAGGATAGAATGCAGTCAGATATCGCAGAGGAGTTAGGAGTAAAACCACAGACAGTATCCAAGCATGTTAATAAAGCATGTAGAAAAATTAAATTAGAACTAGGAGGAGTTTAATATGTCAACAACTTATGAAACATTTGAAAGCAAAAAGCAAGCAGCTATTAAATTATTACAGGAGACAACACTCACTCTACGAGAGATTGGGGAACGTACTGGTCTTTCAGCAGGTACAGTAGGATCGTGGTCGAAGGAACATCGTCCTGCACATATTTCTAAACGAAATCAACGTTTAGGGTCACTAAAAGGCGCAGAGACTACTCGGAAGATACTAGCAGGTAGACCTAGAGGTAAAAAAGTTAATGTGGTTCTTCCGAATATCGGAGACTTTAAGGAAGATGACGAGTCTACAAATGTGGTTATGTCAGTCGATACAGAGACGAGCATAAGCAACGATCCGTTCGACTTCCATTTCAGTATCAATGCGTCCGAAGCTAATATAGATAAAGAGGAAGCCGTATCCCGACTACGTAGCGCACTAGAAATCCTAGAAGGTCTTCCATCGTCAAAAGTATCGCTAAACTTATCAATTAATAAAGGGGAAAAGTAACATGGAAAACAAAACACCGAATTACCTTGTATGGGATGTTGAAGAAGTATCAAGTGTGTGCAGTCCCGAGGAGATGCAGATGCTTAACAACGTCATCGACAAAGTGCTACAAGCAAGGTTACAAAGGGGACAATCTAATAACGTACAGTACTTAGTAATCCCTAGCTTTAAGCCGTACTACCGTCCAATCTCAGAGATGTTAGGACTTATACAAGCTTCTAACAACCAAGGATATATGAAAGGATACAATGATGCAAACTAACTTCCGATATTTTTTCGGAAGTTTTTTTTTTCGTACAGGCAACTTTCTCCACGTTTACCCATATCATTTAACTAAGTAATACAAAATAACACTTCCTCACACAGAGGAAAACAGGAGGTAATACTTTTGATTACAAATAAAACAATCCGTTTGAACCCACAACCTGATAGTCTTTCGGTAGCTGCTTTAGATGATGGTTTCGGTGATATCAAATATGACTACAACGGTTCACCATTATTAATCCCATCATTCGTAATTCCTTACAAACCAAAACCAAAGGATGACTTCTCCACTGGAAGTAAGTTAGAGTACATCGCATGTGAAGTAGACGGTAGAAGATACGTAGTCGGTGATTACGCAATTAAAATGGGAACAAATGTTGACTGGATCGGTGGAGAAAATAAGCACCTGGATAAACGGTTCCCGATAATGTTTAAGACCGCACTAGCTAGGATGGCACGAGGGGTGCAGGAGAGAGTATATACACTCATGATGAACCTTCCTATTAAAAACGATACGGCAGAGCGCAGAAAGGCTCTAACCAACCTTGTACGAAATACACATGAAATATCCATATCTTACGATGGTGTGGAGTTCATGCCAAAGATAATCACAGTAGAAGATGTAGTTATCAAGAAGCAACCTTTTGGATCGTTATGCGATGTCATGCTAAACAATGACGGAGAAATCATCGACCACGATGTAGCAAAAGGATTCGTAGTTCTAGTTGATGTAGGAGCAAGAACACTAAATATTCTGACAGTTGATGGATTAGAGGAACAACCTGAACTGACTACACATACAAACAACGGAATGTTTCAAGCGTATACGGCAGTTAGTCAGTATCTAGAATCGTCTCACGGAATTATGGTTCCTGATGGAAAGCTTCCTATGATAATGAAATCTAAGGAAATACGAAACATGGATATTACAGACCTAGTGAATCAGGCATACGAGAACCACGCCAACACGATCCTAAACGTACTTGATAAACTTTTAATCGACTCATATGGGTTTGTAACTACAGTGATATTTACTGGTGGTGGCGCAGAGCTAATGAAACCACACCTGGAAGAGAAATACAGAGGTACTAACATTCGTACACTGTTCCTAGATAGATATGCAAACGCAAGAGGACTTCGCAAGTACGGTATACGTTCTGCAAAGAAGCAACAAAAGAAAGGGATTAACATTCACGTAGGGGGTAACTCTTATAACGGATAGGGAGGAGGTTTGAGTGAGACAGTCATTATATCTTAGGGAGAGATTAGATGCCGATATCTTAGATGTAGTAGAACCGTTAATGAAGCACGCAAGCTTTGCACACGTAATACGAGAACTGATCCGAGATGGTATAAAGTACAGAGCGATGCAGAAGAGTGGAGCTATGTATGAGAAAGTAACACAAAGTAATCCAGTATCGAAACCTTATAAACCAAAGGCTTCAGGAGTGAAGTATGAGAATATACCACAAAGTAATACAAAACCATTAATGAATGTGCAAATTAAGAAAAAGGAACTATCAAAACAGGAAATCGAGAACAAATTAGATGCATTCTAAATCCATCTTACCCGTATTACCTAATTACCCAATTACCCACGGGTAAGACGTAATTACCCACTAATTACCCACATTTATGAGTATGTTATTTCCGAGGGTAATTAGGGTAAAATCAGTCGTATCAAGGGTTTTACACGGGTCACACGAAATTCATCTTTCCCAGTCAATCAATAACACGAAAATCATGCAATACAGTAAGGATTGTGTAAAGTTGCTCCATGTTAATATCAATTTTCTTCTTCTCCTTAATTTCTTGAAGAACTAGATGGTCAATAAATTTCATTTGCTTTTCGTAACGATACTCACTATCTGTACTGAACCACATTCTTCGCTTCCTCCTTTATAGTTGAATCATTAAGTTACCTGTAGTATTGCCAAATAAAAAATAAATATACATGGAGGTTTTAAAAATGGGTATTTTGACAACTGGTGTTTCAATCGTGGTTATGTGCTCGGCAGGTATTGCAGTCTCTACTGTATTTAAATGGTTACACAATTACGAGTTCAATATCGGTAAACCGAATAACGGATCGCGGTCGGGCGGAAATGACCGTATTAGCAGTTTGAATGACCGAGTTAAACCAGGCAACCGTTAATAATAGAAGGTAACTATAAAGGAGGAAGTAAAATGATAAACGTAAACTTAGGTGCTAAAAATTTGGATAGTCAAGTGGAATATGTACCATTTAAGAAGGTAGCAACTATTACTGAGGAGCCAAGTTTTTTAGTCGAAAACGTAGTGAGGGAGGTGACGGAAGCAACAGAAGGTCGCAAAGTAAAGAAGGTACGCAAATTGAAGAAACTGGTAAAGGTTTCACTGTCCGTATTGGCAGCAAGCATCAACATCGCTCCGAGAGCAATGGCATCGGGAGTAACTGGGGGAACACCACTTCTATCTCCGCTAACACCTGCGGTCGTAATGGAATGGGGACTACAACTAGCGTTCATAGCAGTAGCGGCAGGGGTTGCAGTAGCAATGGTTACACTTACAACAGCAGGGGTATACAGAATGCTCAGAAAGAAACAGGAAGCCGATGCATGGAGCCAAGACATTCTAAAGGGACTAACGCAAGTACTCATAAGCGTACCAAGCATTTACCTTCTTTACTACTTGGCGAAGTTACTCTTCCAAAACTTAAACTTCTTAAAACTAGCCTTATAAAATGTGCAAAGGTTGCAGTCATTCCTCTAGCTACAGTTTCTACATTCTTCTTGACTTCCGTAACTGACAGAACATATGCGGCCGTAACTGATATGGGTACCGATCCGAACTCTTTCTTCTCAGGAAGTAAGGGTAACATGTTCCAAGGTGTAACAAACTTCTTTACAGGTAAAGTGCAGGAGACATTGATTCCTGATCCGATACAAGAGATTATTAATTGGTTCGGTGAATTTATAAAACTGATTAAGGAACTACCTGTAAATGTAGGTCATATGTCGGCAGACCTTATGGCTTGGGTATACGAACTATGCGGGGATTTAATCTTGAAGACACCACTGTGGTTATTCAGTAACGAATGGTTCACGAATATGACTTTACTATTTAGCTCAGTGGCATTAGGTGCAGTTGCAGTCCTAACAGTTATCGAAGCAATCAAACGAATGTTCACAGGAGTAAAAGATGGAAGACGACCAATGGTAAAAGCACCGATGGAATTTAAAACAATCATTAAAAGATGGGCAGTCGTAGCAGGACTAACAACAATCGTTCCATTCCTATTCCAAAAAACATTCCAACTTCTGAATTATATATCCGATATACTCATAGGTATGAACGGTAAGACAATGACAACAACTGCTCTATCGGAAACATTCGGTACACTGGATATTATAGCTCTCCTAGCATTCGATGCAGTACTGATTGGTACAGTAATCCCTGTACTGTGGCAGAACGGACGTAGATTTTTCGACCTACTGGTTTTGGGGATCACTGCTCCATTAGCACTAGGTGCTTGGGTATTCGATTCGAAACGTCACCTATTCGACCAATGGTGGAAGAACGTAAAACATCTATCACTTGTTCAAGTATATCACTCTCTATTCCTACTTGTATTAGGTTGGTTCATATTCGGTATCCCTACACCTGTAGACTTCACAGGTACAGTCATCAAGTTATTAGTTGTAATCGGTGGGTTTGCTCGTATGCAGAATCCTCCGAGACTGATAGCGCAACATTTAGATAGTGGTGGAGGACTCGATGAGATTACGAAGAAACCACTTAGAGGAACAAGACAGAAAATTCTGAGTAACTTTGCTTTCTCTAAGAGTGCAGTTATGAGTCCGATTAATTTACTGAAAAAGATTAAAAAGAAATAGGAGGAACTACCATGAGTATGACAACGGCAATTATCATTTTGAATACGACTATGCTATTGACAAACGCTACGGTGAATGCGATTCAGAGTATTTTATTATACAAGGAGTTGAAGAGACGTGTGGACTAAAACGAAGGGAGCGAAGAACATATCTAACTATTTCTCCATTGTAGAGGATATCGGTAAAGCATTTGAACAGATTATGAATGCAGATACAGAAGGTATATTCGGTCTAGAACTTCAATTGTATCCAGGAGGGAGAAGTCTTGTTCTAGTCTCTCCTCCTAGTCTTCGGATCGGAAACGGAATTAGTCCTCGTCAGACGCTCGTAGAGGGCAATACAGACGACTTATCCTATTATGAGGGTTATTTACTCGAACCTAACTTCCTTCCACTGTACGGGGCTTATAAAGGTGCCTTGCTGAATGAACTTACTTCTATAGAATTGAAAGGAGGTGAAATCATTGAATTGCAGTGGCTGCTCCGTAGACGGTACGACAATTGGAGACCGAATGCAGTAGCAAGATATAGCAGTTATTTAGAAGGTAATGACTATCCGTTGCAGTCTAATCTCGGCAGAGGTCTCCAAACGAAAATTCTGAAAACTCTAAACAAGATAGCTTCCTTCGAAACCAAGAGACCATATATCCAAGAAGTAGAAAATAAAATTGTAGACGAAGCATACCAATTCCAGTTACGATTGGTCGTCCGTTCTAAGGAGCCTAAGAGCCTTGTACAGAGCTTGGATAACGTCCTAAGCAAATACGACTCGTATAATGCTCTCCGACTTTATAAACGAAAGGAGCGTGGGATAAAGCAGGAATACACGGATCGTATCATGACAGGAGATACGGACACACAAATATTAAGTAGGACAGAGCTTGTATCCTTATTCGGTGGGACCGCAATAGAAGTTACACCAGTACAACCAGCCGTAACCGAGAAACAGTTAACGGACTATAAAGTGACCGAGGTTAAGACCGATGGAATAATAGCTCTACTGCCACAGTATGATAGGGAGAAGGTTGAAGCAGACGAAGGATTAATCACGAAACTGGCTGAAGCAATGAAACGAGTTGGGTTAATTAGTCAAGCACGTCTAACAAATAGTTCTATCACTTCAGGTATCAGGCTCACGGTTATCCAATGTGATATACCGAAACAAAAGACATTGAGCCACATTGTAGGTAAAGCAGTCGATATACAGGCCGCACTTGGAGTTGTATCTTTAAGCGTTGAACAAGGGAGCACGGCAGACACAGTACGATTCACGATCCCAAACGAAGTTCCTTCTATAATAGGATTACGAGAACTACTCGAAGATGCACGGTTCCATGAGTATGCTCAGGACGCAGTACTACCTTTCATTGTAGGAGTGAATGAAATAGACGAACCGATATATCTGTCACTCGGGAAGCTTGTACATTTGATGATTGCAGGGACTACGGGTTCAGGTAAATCGGTATTCGTAAATACACTTATTATTTCACTACTGGCTACGTACCCACCTGATTTACTTCGCTTCTATATGATTGATCCGAAACTGGTAGAGCTTAGTCACTACAAAGACTTACCACACGTAGAACACGTTGTTACAGACATGAGGAAAGCAGCGACCATGCTCAGTAAACTGGTACAGGAGATGGAACGGAGATACGCTATGTTCAGCGAGAACGGGGTAAAAGGTATCAAAGTGTATAACGAGAAAGTAGAAAAGAAAATGCCGTATATCGTCTGTGTAGTGGATGAGTATGCAGATTTACGGGACACAAACCCTGAAGTTGAGGAATTTATTGTTAGGTTAGGACAAAAAGCGAGAGCTGCTGGGATACATCTAGTCATCGCTACACAGAGACCAAGTGCAAATATTATCAGTGGTCGAGTAAAAGCGGTCATACCGAGTGCAATAAGCTTCAACCTTAACTCTAATACAGACTATAAAACCGTATTCGGGAAAGGGATCGGAAATACGAAATTATTAGGACGTGGGGATGGGATCATGAGGATAGAAGGTTGGGAGAAGGAGTTCCAACGCTTTCAGAGTTCCATTGTAAGCCCCGTAGAGTCCCGTGAGGAGCAAGTATACAAGGACATAATAGATTACTTCTCCAATACGAAAAGCGTCCCATTAGACGTTCAGAACCCTATTATAGAAGGAGTTGTATTTGACGGAGATATAGAACTTGAAGAAGGGGATATAGAACTGGACTACGATATCATCACAGAAGAGGACTTATTAGAGAAGTTAAAAGGCGTTATAGCACGTACGAGAGAAACAAGAGTTGCAGAGCTACGCAAGTTAATGAAGATTAAAATGAATGTACTATCTGAACTCATGAATAAGTTAGTAGAAGAAGGTTGGTTAGTGAAGCACCCGTCTAGGGCTAAAGGTTATGAAATATCCATAGATGAGTTGACATTGGCTCGATACAAAAAATAAATGTTGGCTAAAAGGAAACAATTTAGTTCTAACCTCATACAATGAGCCATAGACTATAACATGTAACACAAAGTAATACAAAACAAAAATCGGGAGGAATTACTTATGAAAAACACAACTAAAAAAATCGCAATTGGTGGAGCAGTAGTAGCATCATTATTAGTAGGAGCACTTGGTGGAGCAGCAGGAGCAAGTTCATACTTAAATGACAATACAGTGGATTTAGTATCATTTTAAACAGTGGAGTAACGAGCTTACGGATAAAGTAGTTAAGAAGAATGGTACAATTAAAGACTTACAGGCTTCTGTAGCTAACCTTGAGAAAGCAAACAAAGAGTTACAGGATTCAAATACACAAAAGGATGCTCAGATTGAGAAGTTGAATGCAGAAGTTACTGCTTTTACAGAACAGGTTAAAGTCCTTCAACAAGATATCGCTAATAAGAATATGACAATTGATAAGTTGACTGCTTGTATTGCAGAACTAGAGGGCAAAGTAAAAGGACTACAGGATAAAGTAGATGGTCTTGAGAAGAGTAATGCAGAGAAGCAAGCAATTATTGATAACTTGACTGCAACATTAAAAGCTACAGAGCAACAACTTAAAAATACACAGGTTATCTTAGCACAAACGAAAAAGGAACTTGATGCTGCTAATCAAGCAGGAAAAGATAAGGATGCAAAAATTGCTAACTTAGAAGCTAAATTGAAAGAATACAGTGATGAAATTAATACATTGAAACCACTTCAAAAATCACAGGATCAGAAAATCAAGGACTCAGAAAAATAACATGTCAGGGGAATCCATTACGGGTTCCCTTTTTGCTTGTCATATTTTAAACCCTTGATACATAAGGGATACTTGAACATTTATTTAACTTTTTGTCCTATTTAAATTATAAGTGGTCTGTATTTATAATTATTATATTTATTATTAATAATAGTAATGTAGTTATAATAGTATTTAATTAAGATAGACGATCCGAAAAAACTTTTAAAATAGTTGTTGACTTATAGAAAACCACGTTATATACTAAGGTCAGAAAGTTAAACAAGCCAAACGAAATACAGGAGGAGACGTAATGGGTAACGTTAAACTGATGTTAGATGGTAAAGTAATTGCTGAAGCCACAAGTATTAGTACCGAGGTTACAAAAGGTATGGAAGAAAGTAGAACTGAAAACGGAGGAGAGGGAATTACTTGGGTGGAAGCCTGTGAGTTCATCTCCAAATACCTCAAAGAAGCTCATCAAATAGAAATGACAGGAGAGCAAGTGTTTAACGCTTCTCCGACTGGGGAACTGTTCCACGTATTCTACTTATACAACCAAGCAAAAGCGTATTACGCTTGGAAGGATAAGCAGTAATGAAGGTATTAATCATCGTAGCAATAGTGTTAGTAGCTTCTTGGATCGTAACGGATATTACAGAACATTAAAAGGAGGTGCAGTGGTGAACGTCAGAGTATTCTTCAAACAAGGCGGTTACACAGAAGTACTTGTTCACAGTCTTAGTGAACTAGAGAGCAAGTACGGGTACGGTTTAGGTCAGATTTCAAGATTAGAAGTTTTATAAAAAAAAATTAAAAAGTTATTGACTGTTAGACAACAACGTAGTAAACTAAGGTTAAGAAATACAGAGAACAAGCACTATAACTTAGTAAAAAATAAAATTAGCATTGATTTCCAGTTAACTCCTTGATACAATAGTTGTAATCAACTAAGAAAGGGGAGTTAACAATGAATGCGAGTAAGATATTGCTAGGATGTGTAGTAACGATTGTCTTGTTCCTACTCTTCATGTTCATCATCATGTTCGTACCTTGGGCTTTCCCACTAATCATCATCGGTGGTATCGTCTTTGGAACTATGGCAGGATGGCATTACGGAGGTAGAAATAGAGACAACGATAACTGAAGGGAGGTGAAACCTTATGGTAAACCAAAACGTTGAGAACGGAGTTTACGAGATTACTAAGTTGTTAGCTGACGCTAAAGCAGGTAAGTAATGATTACGGATCGTAGGAAGGAGGTGGTACATGTGGAAAAATACATAAATTTACCTGGTGATGAACCAATGAAAACTCCATTCGAGTATGCAGTAGGTGAGGTTATCCGAGTGAATAATAACAGGCCGCATAAGTGTTACAAGAAGGAAGTGAAGGACGGGAAGCTATTCCAGTACTTCAAAGAAGGACGAGTAGTTGTAGTATGGGATTAAAGAAATAAAGGGTGATAGAGATGTTGGCAACGGAGAAGATACAGAAAGCAAAGGAGTATTTAGAGCAAGCCGAACAATGTATCAAAGAAGATAACAAACGATTGGCAGTAGGTAACTTGGATCATGTGAAAGATAATGTGTTTGGGGCTATCTATCTACTAATTGCGGAAGTAATCGAGGAGGAGGGAGATTACTAGTGGAAAAGTACACCTTCGGGTTTAAAGAAAATTGGCGTGACTTCCTAGACTTAGCAGAACGCACTGTGTCTAAGGACTACTGGTGGGGAGACCTATACTTCCTGTATCACGAGGATGACGGGGAAGATGCTTATGTATTCACGAGTACTGATGAGATTGACGACTGGTTAGAGAAGACGTTTTGGGACGGGTGCCACTATGAGTCCAGTGATATAGAGACATCTATGGATGAGTTCAAGATATGGAAGTTAGTGTCCGAATCAGATGTAAAGAAGTTCACGTCCCTTTATAAGGGTGCAAAAAGGACAAGCTTAGTAGTTGACGGTGAGACGTACTATAGAACACCTGTATCAATATGCGTAGAGCAAACAATACTTGTATCAACGAGTAGTTACTAATAAAAAAAAACTACAACATACCAAAGGGAGAGATTATAATGGAATTCAAACAATTTAAGAAAGACCTAAAAGCAAACTTTAAGGAAATGGTAAAAGATACAGACCACTTATATGAGGTAGAAGTGGACAAGGATGTAATGTGGGACTTGTACCTAGATAGTCATACTGAAGGGACTAACGAAGTATTCCGTGAGCGCAGACAAGCTGATTGCAGTGCTTGTAAACAGTTTATCCGAAATATGGGGAACTTAGTCGTTATCAAGAATAACAAGGTTACTACTATTTGGGATTTAGAAACGAACAGTGCGTACCAACCAGTAGCAGATGCTCTAGCAAAATTCATTAAGAGTCACGAAGTAACAGATGTATGGGTAAACAAGTTTAGTAAGATTGGTGTTGATAGCAACCTAGAGGATTACCAAGGACAAGTCCTAACTTGGCAACACCTTAACGTAGATATCCCTGCTAAATTTGTTACTCGTAGCAGCAACTCAGAAGCTGAAATCCGTGGCGGTCTACGAGATACACGAAATGTGTTCTTACGATCTCTAATTGAAATCTCTGAAGAAAGCTTAATGACTGTATTAGAACTTATCCAATCAAATACATTGTACAAAGGTGCAGAGTGGAAAGCAGTATTAACTCAGTTCCTTGCACACAAACGAGCATTCCTTAACTTACAAACAGTTTCAGAAAGACAGAACTACGCTTGGGAGCAGTCAGTGAAAATCGGTGGTGCGATGGGTCGTATCCGTAACCACAGTATCGGTACTTTGCTTGTTAATATCAGTGAAGGGATGGAGTTAGACCGAGCAGTTAAAGCGTATGAAGTGATTGTAGCACCAGCTAACTACAAACGTCCTAAAGCAATCTTTACGAAGAAGATGGTTGAAGAAGCTGAAAAAATGAGCTTAGAGATGGGCTTCCAAGATTCATTCGGTAGACGATTCGCAACGCTAGATGACATCACTGTAAATAACATCTTATTCTCTAACAAGGATGCGGCTAAACGAATCGCAGGAGCAGGTATTTTTGCAGAAGCATTGAATGCAGTGACAGTTAACCCTAAACAATTCACACGAGTTGAGGAAATCTCAATTGAGAACTTCATTAACAATGTACTACCAACGGCAAGAGAACTTGAAGTATATCTAGAAAACAAACAGTCTAGCAACATGGTATCTCTGATTGCACCTGAGAATAAAGATGCTAAAACAATGTTCAAGTGGAATAACGGATTTAGCTGGGCTTACACAGGTAACATCACTGATAGCTCTATGAAAGAGAATGTAAAGCGTGCAGGAGGTAAGGTCAATGGTGTGTTAAGATTCTCGATCCAATGGAACGATGATGAGTTTGACGGTAATGACTTAGATGCTCACTGTATCGAACCAGGTGGCAACTTAATCTACTACGGAGAAAAGTTTAACAGACGTACTGGCGGCCGATTAGACGTGGATATCATCCATCCTAGCCGTAATGTACCTGCCGTAGAGAACATCACATGGGGTGATAAGCGCAACATGGACGAAGGGACTTACAAATTCCTTGTGCATAACTTTAACAACCGTGGTGGTAAGTCAGGATTCAGAGCTGAAATTGAGTTTGATGGACAAGTATTCTCATTCGACTACACGAAAGCATTACGAAATAATGAGAAAGTTGTTGTGGCAGAAGTATACTTTGACGGTACTAACTTCACAATCAAAGAGCTATTACCATCTAGTGTGTCAACTAAAGACGTATGGGGCTTAAAAACAAACCAATTCGTTCCTGTATCTACAGTGATGTTCTCTCCTAACTATTGGGACGAGCAGCAAGGAATCGGGCACCGTCATTACTTCTTCATGCTGAAAGATTGCGTGAACCCTGAGCAACCAAACGGTTTCTACAATGAGTTCCTTAAAGAGGAGTTGATGCAACACAAACGAGTATTCGAGTACCTTGGAAGCCGTACGGCAGTAAAAGATGTAGAGGATCAGTTATCAGGTTTAGGTTTCTCATCCACGAAGAGAGCAGAATTAGTAGTTAAAGTTAAGGGTCTAACAGAAAGAGTAGTAAAAGTAAAATTCTAATAAAAAAAAAACTAATAAAAGAGGAGTAGTGAATTATTATGACAAAATCAATCGAAAAATTATTTGAGGTAGCTACACGTACAAAACTTCGTTTCCCATACCGTGGTATGGTTTCAGTAGAGGACTTATGGGACTTAACACCAACTCAGTTAGATTCAGTGTTCAAGACACTGAACGCTCAGTTGAAAGCAGTGTCAGAAGAGAGCTTACTTAAAGTGAAAACACCTGCTGATAAAGTAGTTGAAGTACAAATCGAAATCGTAAAATACATTGTGTCTGTGAAAGTAGCAGAGCAAGAAGCTAGATTACAAGCACAAGCATTAAAAGAGCAAAAACAAAAGTTAATGTCAGTCCTAGCTACTAAAGAGGACGAAGAGTTACAAGGTAAATCTGCTGAAGAAATCCGAGCTATGATCGCAGAGTTAGATAAGTAATAGGTGTAGGGGGTAACTCCCCTTCACTCTACTAAAATAAAAAAAAAATAAACTTACATAAAAGGGGATAATTAATTATGAAAATCGTAAACTTTGGAAGCACATTTAAAATCTACGGAGACGACTTAAAAACATTTGACCAATTACCTGCTGCTACATATAAGGTAGATTTCCACCCAATGCAAGGTTTCTCCTTAGAGAAGATTGACAACTTCGAATCTAAGGAACAAAAGATTTACGGAAGCCACCAAGACAAGATTGATAAGGTGTTACGATCCTACGGCAAGTTTGAACGCAGTCTAGGTATCATTCTAAGCGGCCACAAAGGTATGGGTAAATCAATGTTCGTTCAATTAATTGCAGAAGCAGTAGTAGCTAAAGGTATTCCTGTAATCATGGTTACGAAAGCATATCCAGGGATCGCAGACTTCATTGAAGAGATTGACCAAGAAGCGTTAGTAGTGTTCGATGAGTTTGAGAAGATGTTCAACCCACGTAACGATAAAGCAGAAACACAGGACAACCTGTTAGGTCTATTCGATGGTACGTCTCAGAAGAAGCGTATGTACGCTATCACAGTTAACGACTTATACAAAGTGAATGAGTTCATGTTAAGTCGTCCTGGTCGATTCCACTACCACATTCGTTTCGACTACCCAACGGCTACGGAAATCGAAATCTACTTAAAAGATAAGATTGATCCTAAATACTACGGACAAATTAAACAGGTTGTTAGTTTCGCAAACCGTGTGAAACTGAACTACGATTCATTACGTGCCATCGCATTCGAATTAAATGAAGGGTATCCGTTCCGTGCTGCTATCGGTGACTTAAACATCTTAGCAACTGATTCACAACGTTACGATGTAAAAGTTACACTAGGTAACGGTAAAGTATTCGACTTAAAACGTAAAGAAATCAACTTATTCAGTGAAGAGGTTCGTCTAGACGGATACATGGGGGGAGGAGACTACTTCTCATTATCATTCAACCCTGAGAACATCGAAGAAGATTTAGACAAAATGACAGTGGACGGAGACTACGTGAAAACGGAGACTACTGACCAAGACGGAGACCCAGCAGAACCAGTTGAGATCGTATCTCTTGTTATTACAAAGGTACAAGAAACTGGTGTTAACTACAAGTTAGCGCACTAAGGCGGGACAAGCTATGAAAGTTATTAAACTAAGTGACGGTAACTTTGTGCAGGAGATTAACATAGCAGGACATATCATTATATGTCCTCTCTCCTACCAAGCTAAAAAGTTTACTAAAGATTCTGAATTAAAACCGTATACAGACTTTTTGGATAAGTCTTACAGTCCATTCATCTATAAGGTTGTGAACTTCAAATATAGTACAGAGGAGATAGAGAAATGAAACAACATTTAACTGCTACATTTATTTTTGATCCACTCGATGTTATAGACTTCAACAAGGTTAACAGTAAAGTTGAGGAGTTGAAAGCGTCAGGTTACACAGAAAAAGTTCGTAATATGAATAAAGAAGGACAAGTCGTAATCAAGCTAGAACATGAGGAGGAGCTGTAATGACAGTTTACGAACATAGAGACGTAGCATATAACTTTGACGAAGTAATGAAAGATATGCAGAAGTTAAAGGAGCATACGTTACGTCATGTTAAAAAGACTGAAGAGATGGTAGGCATTCAACCTAAACAATCTCTGAAGACATTACATATTCACGGAGTAGAAGTTAAACGTACAACTGGTACAGGTTACTACGATAAGAGTTTGTACGTCTCTATCACCCTACCAAAAGCTGCTTATGAAGCTATCGAAGACAAAACGATTATCTCGGGATTCCTTTTCACAGAGACATATAACAAACTCCACATCAAGTTAAAGATTATCGAGTCCAACAAGGATCGTTTAGAGGAGTTCAAGAAAGCTATTCACGCAATCGGTTCACTAGACCTGATTGCACACCTAGAGAACATCGAAATTGCACGACAAAACTCTCAACTAGTAACGAACATCTTCAACCTGTTAGAGCGTGCAGGTGTTAGTACAAGTTATTATGGATACAAAACGAAGCGGTCCAGTAAACAGTCACAACAATACTATAACTTCCCTTCTGAGATTCGTGGACAGATTGCTACTAGTTATAGAGAGGACACGTTAGAGGTTCGTAAGCAAGAATTACTGAAACAAGTGGACAACATTTGGAATCAGGAAATGAAAAAGGTTGAGGATGAGCGTAAGGAGAAAGAGAGAGCTGAGAAAGAGAAGCAAGAGAACCGTACACTGGCTCTACTACTAGCTAAGTATGACTTAGATATTTCTCAGGATTGGGATGACCTGTTAGATACTATCATCGAGAAGAATAAGTATCTATACCTTGCTCACCGTCTAGAGCAGAATCGAGGAGATTGGAACGATGGTTGCTCTTACGCTGAATCAGGGTTAGATAACTTCACGATTGAAACTGAAGAGGACAAGAAAATCCATGAGGATATCTACTACTATATCAGTACATGGGATCAGCATATGGATGGTCGAGTATTCCGTGACTGTGAGTACGACTATGGAACTATCTTTGGTATAGCAGCTGAGAAAGATAGTGACCTGTTTACAGACTATGAAACTGTAAAAGAAAAGGTAGACCGCTGGTAAGAGAGGATGGTATAATTAGGTGAGTGGTTATTAGAGTTATTTGGCGCAATACTAGACTTAGTAGGGGCTATCGTCTCTAACGATGAGGAGGAGGAAAAATAATGAAAATAGTTGATGAGAAGGTTTACGAGGATTGGAAAGCGAAGAATACAGACGGTTATGGTGCAGGTATCTTCCGATATGCGGAGAAGTGGGCTAACTTAATGGAGGAAGAGATTACAAAAGGTTCTAGAATTAGAGACGTAGCTCAGAAGCTGTCACACGATGCAGATACAGAAGGTATTACAGGGTTCATGTATGGGGCTGCCGTTAGTATTCTCTCACAATGTTGGGTTCACGGAGAAGAGTTGAAGAAGTGGCACAACAAAGAGTACGACTATGAGGGTGAAGGAGTAGCTAACCCTGCACTAGTTACGATTACAAAGAAGTAGAGGAGGATTGCAATGTTCAATTTCATCGGTTGTGGTAGTGCATTCAACACAGAATTAGGTAATAACAGTGCTTACATCAAGGAGGACGGCATTCTATTCATGATTGACTGCGGTAGTGCCAACTTCGATAGAATCAGACGTAGCGGCCTGTTAGAGGGCGTAGAAGACATTGTAGTATTGATGACCCATACACACCCTGACCACGTAGGATCGTTAGGAGATTTAATCTTCTACAGCTACTATTGTATGGGGCAGATGAAAGTACCTCAGTTAACTGTATACGCACCATATGACATGAAGATTAGTAAAGTACTAAAGGGTATGGGAGTTGAACGAGAGTGCTACAGACTTATTCAGTTCGATAACTCTAACGAGTACCCACCTGGATTCCATAAAGACGGGTTCCATATCAAGTTCCAAGTAGTACCTAACCGTCATGTACCTGAGTTACTGTGTTACGGTTACTTGATTACATATAAAGATAAAACTATCTATTATAGTGGAGACTCTAACAACATTTCACCGTTCATCCTACGTATGCTAGAAGACGGAGAGATTGACTACTTCTATCAGGATACTTGTCAAGCAGACTACGAAGGTAATGTCCATCTATCACTGAAGAAGCTAAGTGAGTTGGTGTGGTCTAACCGTGATAAAGTATACTGTATGCATTTAGACGAAGGATTCAACCGAGAGCAAGCAGAAGAGTTAGGGTTCAATGTTGTACAACCTTCTATCGTAGTTCCTGAAGGTAAAGTTACTATTGTTGAGATTATATAATAACTATATGACAAGGGGAGAAGAAATAGAATGAAAAGTTCACTATTTGTACCTGATAAAATTAACGTGGGGTATCAAGAGCGTGGTGGTACGTATACAGGTAAGTTAGCATACGTAATCTACTTCGACCAAAAAGGTAAGCTTCGTAAAGAAGTGTCCTGGAATAGCTGGCGGGACCAAAAGATTGATAACCTTATTACAGATAACGTACCAACTTCAGGATTCGTACTGAATAAGAAAGCAGGAGACTATAAGTACGATTGGAACCATCGTCAAGCTTATGCTCGTGTATACGATCCTCGTGGGTTTGAGTTCGAGATTACTATTGACAACCTGTTATACATACTAGAATGTTGCGACATGTTCAAAGGGAAAGGGATCGACGGTGAGTTAGTATATGCTTGGGAAGGTAAAGACCTTGTACTACTACCTGTAAACTCTCCTGACTATAAAGAAATCATGGAGTATAACAAAATACTGAAAGAGAACAAGACTATTAAAGGTAAAGACCTGAAATTAGGGTATAAGTACCTAGACAAAGATGGTAGAGAGTGGGTCTACTTAGGACGCTTCCATAAGTACGATGGTTATACAGGTGAGAAGAAGAAAAACAAATTCTACTTCTTTGCAAAATACCATAAATACTCTTGGAAGTCCGAAGGTGAATGGAGCATTGATACTGTGTCTTCTCTAGGGCAAAAGTTCATTACAGAGTCTCCTGACGGTTGCGTAGAGAACTATGCGGAGTTAGTAGAAATGTTGGAGCGTGACCGAGAATACTCTCCCATCGACCTTTCGAAAGATGAATATGTGCCGCTAACATTCGAAGAGTTCTTACAGGACTTAAAAGACAAGGAGAAAACCTACGATCCGTTGTCAGGTTGGTTCTATAGTGAAGTTCTACAAAGGAAATTAAAGCACACTGAAGGTTACTACAGTTACTATTACCGAAATGATAATGTTAAAGTAGTACCTAGTAAAGTTAAGCAACTAAAAGAAGGAGCTTCTCGATGGTCTAACGACTATGAGTGGGTTCAGGAGTACAACAACGAAGAAGAGAAGCGACCGATATTTGCAATAACGAACGGGGAGCACCCACATAGCTATTACACTGATTACAAAGAATACTTTAAAGGTACGTTAGAGGAAGTATTTGAATACTTAAAACCTGCCACTAGACATGTATATCTAGCGAACGGGAAGTTATACAGAAAAGACCGATAAAACATATAAAAGGAGAGAAATAAAATGGCAAAAGATATCGTAAGCGTAAATGATGAGAAGGTATTAGCATTAAAGAAATTGGTAGATGAAAAGAAAGAGAAGTTAGCAGGT